GGAGAAACCTTCGCATTTCATGACAATAAAGGAACAAATCATAGCGTGATTTGAAAAGCCTTTCCTTCCTGTCTTGGGGAATTCCGGAACAAAGGATAAATCAAGATTCAGAAAAAGAGAATCATAAAACTTTGCAACTGGTTGTGAAGTGAAAAGACGAATGTCTTTCAAAATTTCTTGACGATAGATAACAATCAGCTCCTTTCGGTGAATTGATTTTGACAACTTAATTATATCATTTGGAGCTGATTGTTGCTATAAATTTGAAGTGATTAATGAGGTTGCCATGCCTCGCAAACCCGCATAAATACTGAATGTGTGGAGTTTTGCTCATGGCTATTAAAAAATATATGAAAGAGGTGAGAAAATGCTACAATTTGAATTTAATGGTCATACTTCTGACGAATATGGATTGATTGTGACTAGAATAGAAGAAAATGATACTCTTGTAAATCGTTCTTTGCAGTTAGGAGAAAAGAATAAATATCGACCAAAAGAAAATCAGTTCGGAACATTATATGGTGATAATTATTCATTCAAAATGGGCGTAATGAGAAATCCATGCAGAAACAAAAATGTAGTTCCAGAATTAAAAAATGGAATTTTAAAATACGATCCAACATATACTCCATATTTAGATAATGGAATTTTAAAATTTTCTATGAATTATACAGCTGATATAAAAAATGGAATTATTATTCCAAATGATTCTGATTATTTAACTTCAAATAATATTAGAATCATTAATGCATGGTTAACATCCCCTCAATATCCAAGGCTTCTTAAATTTATTGGAGACGATTATTTTTCAGAAGAAATCGAATTTTTTGCTACAATTACAGAGGTATCTACAGAACATGCATCTCTTCCATATGAACTAACATACACAGTAACTTGTGATAGTCAATGGGGATATACTCCTCTTATTTTATGTAAAACAACTTCCTCTTCTACTCTTCCTAGAGAATATTCTATTCAGAACAATTCTGATTGTTGGGAAGATTATGTATACCCCACAATTAAAGTTTCTCCAAAATCTCATGGGATAATTACTATAAAGAATAAAACCGATAATGGTAGAACAATGAAAATTAATGCATTAAAAAGTGATGATTTCTATATAGATTGTAGAAATTTAAAAATCTACGACATCACAAAGTCAATTGTTTCATTTGAAGATTTAGGGATTGAGGATATAGATGACATTTATTGGCCTCGTCTTGCTTACGGAGAAAATATCTTTGAATTTACAGGTGATGCTACATTTGAAATATCATACAGAGAACCAAGAAAGGTTGGTGCCTTTGCATGAGAATGACTCATAACTATGATGTTTATAGAAATACAGAATCTGCAATCATTTATTTGGCTAAACCTGGGAAACGATTCTTTTGTGCATTAGGCGGAATTGATACTTCTACTGTTTCTGTTACGCTAAGAACTAATAATACTGCAGAATTAACTTTCACAGTTGATAAATATGTAGATGGCGTAGAATCTCAGGGATATGAAGAACTTGATGAAATGATGGAATTGTATTGTGACGGAATCTGGTATAAAATTATGGATCCTCCAACAGAGACAAATGACGGAACACAATGCACAAAGGATATTACCGCCGAATCATATGAAATCTCTCTTACCCAGTATAAATTGAAAAATTTTAAAATTAATATGGGCGAAGAAGATTCTTATGAAATGATGTACCAAAAAAATCATGACACAAGTAAATTTTATCAAATTAAATTTTATAATCCAGAGAATGAAGATTTAAGTTTTCTGCATATTGTGCTGAAGCATGCAGATGTACCTGGATGGAAGATCGGATATGTAGATAACATCACTCCGGATGATGATAAGGTATTACTTCCGAATGAAATTTGTAATTTCGATGTGGACGATCAAAATGTATATGCATTTTTCACCCAAACTGCTGCTCCTGCATATAAATGTGTTTTTGAATTTGATACCGAAAATTTATTAATTAATGTATATAAGCCGGATAGTTTAGGTAAAGATACAAATGTAGTACTTGGTTTTCGTAATATTCAAGATAGCGTAACAATATCAAGAGACGACAGTTTGGTAACACAATTTTATGTTGATGGACTTGACGATTACAATATCGATCTCGCAAATTTTGGAAACTCTGTAATTACAGATTGTTCTCATTTTTGTCGTGAACCATATATGAACATCGTTCTACAAGAAAAATATACAGCTTGGCAAAAATACATAGAATCAAGAAGAGATGAATACTGTAATTTATCTAGGGAGTATAATAAAAATCTTGACATTCTTGCTGAATTGATGAATAGAGTCCCTATTGATACTGCTCAGACAAATTGGTTCGGACAAAAAGTTGAAGATCTAAAAGATGCATATGATTCAAACATGGCTATAATCAAAGGTCTTGAGTCTATTCATGTTGATGAAGAAGGAAATTTTGATCTTGAAGATTTGAAAAACTCATCCGATTGGCCTATGTACGAATCAATCATGAACTATACTCTTCCATCCATTGTGGCTGCGTTACAAGCTCAAGACGAAACTATAGAGGGTTTCGGTAAAGGAAACATCATCTCATGTGTAAATCCAGTTGTATTAGGTCAAGATTGGTATATGGTAGGTTCCGGAACTTCTTCGTTCCAAACAGTACAAATTAATGACGCACCTGCATACGGAATTACTCGTGGAGTTAAAGTAACCGGTACAGATGGTGGTATCTATCAACACAATATCAGTATCGAACCATCTCAGAGATATACTCTTAGTTGTTTTGTAAAAGGATCCGGTACATTTTATCTTGGTTATAATAACACCGGAGAGGACAGAAAGAATATTTCTTATAACGTCACATCTTCTTGGACAAGAGTTTATACTTCTTTCAATCTAACATCACATCTTATTGATGTAGCATTTACAGGAAGTTCTGACTTTACTGTCTGTGGTATGCAGCTTGAAATGGGAGATGCCCCATCTCAATTTGGATACTTTACTCAGTCTGAAACAATCATGAAAGCGTATGAAACAGATTGGAAATTATACGGCATTGCAGAATTAAAAACTAAAATTGCCATATATGATTCATGTATCAAGGAACTAAAAAAGAATGGATATGCAGATGGATATAATCCTCTTTCTGGATACGAAGAGGCATATTTCACTCAAATGCATCAGAAATATCTGGATTATTTGAATTTAAAAGATCAGGCTGAAACTGCATTAAAGGAACGTCAAGCTGAATATGATGCGGCTAAGAAACCTGAAATTCAAGAAAAACGAAACCAGATTGCCAAAGATGTTTTAATGGAAAATTTTGGTAAAGTACAGGAAAAATATCCAGCGTTTACAGATAAGGAAACGTATATTATTAAGAGCCTGTATAATCAAGCAACTTATTCAAATGAAAATATTATTATTACGACTCTTGATAGTACAATCGATGCAGTCGATAAAGCGATTACATTATATAAAGATGCTGTAGAAGAATTGTATGTAGAATCTCATCCACAATATACTTATACAGATGAAATTGGAAATATTTATGCTCTTCCAGAATTCAGAGAATATCATGATCAGCTTGCAGTAAATGATTTCGTTCGATTAGGACTATCTGATACACGATATGTAAAACTTCGTGTTGTAGAAATCAGATATAATCCTTGTGATATGGATGAAAGTATGGAAGTTACTTTTTCCAACATGGTTCAATATAAATCAAAATTAACAAATGATAACGAATTTTTAACAAACGCATTAAATCAGACCTCTGACAGAACCGGTGGCCGTGTTAATTCAGTCAACAAATCTTCTACTTCTGATTATGTCATCACATCAGAAGCTATTAAGCAAATCTTTTCAAATCCTCTATTCAATTCAATGTTAGGTGGAACAACTACTGGTGGAACTGGATCCGGTGGTACTATTACCGCTGATACAATTATTGCAAAACTCGTGAAAGCAAAAGAGGGTGTTTTTGATAAGCTTACTGTTGATACTGCTTTCATGAAATATCTCGATGTAAAACTTATTTCCGCAGATAAGATCACAACTCGTATTCTCGAAGCGGAACAGGCGAATATTGAAAAGCTGTCAGCTAAGATTATAGAATCTAACCAGATTAATGCTGATATGATCAATGTGAAAAATCTCCTGGCAGGAAATGCTGGTGTAGGTAATCTCCAGGCATTACATCTTACTGCTCAGAATGTAACTATTGACCAAGCAGTAATCACGGATCTTATTGCTAAGAAGATGACCGTAGCTGACTTAAATACTCATACTGCTACTGCTGATGAGTTTATGATCATCTCTAGTGGAAAAGCTGGTATTGCCTTTAAGAATAGCACTCAGCAGTTCTATGATTCAACAGGAGCTGTTAGGGTACAGATTGGTCAGGATGGTACCGGAAAGTTTAATTTTGTTGTCAAGAACGGTGATAAGACAGCATTATTTGATGAAAATGGTATCACTCAAACAGGTATTCCTGATAACACTATTGTCAATAATATGATCTCTGATGGAACAATCAATAAAGAAAAACTAAGTTTTACTATGGTAGAACCGAATGAACAAGGTGGAATTGATATCAGTCAGGTATACCTTGATGGTAAAAAGTTCGGTCAGCAATATACTTCATTTAAAGACCAGACAACTGAGCAAATTACTAACATTACTGATCCTCAAAAGGGTCAAATCGTACAGAGTATACAAAACAGTTTGTTTAATGAAGACGGATCGTCTATCTATACAAAATATACAGAGTATAAACAAACTGTTGATGGAATTACTCAGACGGTTTCAAATAATAAGCTTGATACGGACAAAAAGCTTGATGCAGCTTCTACTTCTATAACACAGACTGCAGATAAGTTGAATCTTATTGCTACTGGTGGGACTGGAGAATCTAAATTAGAGCTGACCCCAGATTTTATAAATCTTGTTTCATCTAAAGTTGTAGGTATTAAAGCAGATCAGATCAATATTGATGGTGTGATTACAGCAATCAATACCAATGGCACAACTGCAGGTAAGACTCAGATTGATGCTGGAGCTATCAGTACAGAGAATGTTAATGCTCTCTTGATCAAAACAGGAAAACTGAAATCTAATAATTACAAAGATCCTTCAAACACTTCTCCTCTTTATTCACAGGCTGGAACATTGATTGACATGGAGAACGGCGCTATTACTTCGAAGAATTTTAGTATAGATGCTTCAGGGGAAGCTCATTTCAAAGGTGACGGAGAGTTTGGTGGAAAGATTTCTGCTAATTCTGGTTATATTGGTGGCGAAAAAGGTTTCGTTATTGAAGCTGGAAAATTGTATTCTGGATTAAAAGATTTTCCTACTCAATATCCCTCTTCTATTTCAACGAATAAAAATGTATATGTAGGAATCAATGGCATTGCTCTTGGTAACGGTAATTTTATGGTTGATTCTAACGGTAAGATGTATGCTAATCAAGGTGAGTTTACAGGTAAGATTGCAGCTAATGATGGATTTATTGGTGGATGGATTATTTCAAGTAATTCTTTAACTGCTAATAAAGGAAGCATAAGTATAAGTCCAGATGGTATTCATTGGGGTGATTACCTAAACATTAATAGTCAAGGTGCTACATTTAAAGGTCATATTACAGCTACTTCAGGAAGCTTTACAGGAGATATAATTGCTAATTCACTTACACTTGGACCAGGTTCAACTGTTAACGGACTAAGTTATAATGATCTTGACGATAGACCTAATATTCCATCTGATCTTAGTGGATATATTACTATTGATGGAAAAATTGGTATTATTCAAAATGAAGATCAAGAAATACCCTCTGGGGCAACTGGATTTAAAGTGTCAAAAAATGGTTTGTTACAAGCAAGTAATGCTATTATTTCTGGAACTATTTATGCTTCTTCTGGTACTTTCGCCGGAAATGTAACCGCAAGAACAATGACTGCAAAAAGAAGTTATAGCATTTATTATAATGATGTAAACGGTAACCCTACTGATTCAAGAGAAATCATCTCTGCTACTAATTGGGGACTTACAAGCGGTGATTTAAGATTCGGGCTAAATGATGATTGCGGATATATGATATCTACAGATGTTGGTGGCAAGAACACCTTGCGAATAATGGGAGATACTCTCCTTGTTACCGCGCCTATGCAAATACAAAGCAATTGTTTAGTACAAAGTCAATTTGTTATAGATACTACAACAGGATCTATCCCTTATCAGAATATGAAATGGACACCATATGAAGTTAATAATTCTGGGAATCCAATCTATCTTGATTATGATAATCGAGAATATTTTTCATATAATGGATATGGACATAATCATACGTTGCTTCCAAATACAGAAGGTGGTTGTGCAATTGGTATTGGTAACGTAGATAAGCAAGATGCTGATGTTACCGCTACATGGTGTATTATGCCTTATAATATTTATACTGAAAAAAAAACTGATGAGAATGCAAACGGAATCCCAGTTATAACAAATATCAAAAGAGATGCAAGCGCAACCATGAATATTGGTTCTAAAAATAATAAATTTAATTGTTTGTATGTAAACGCAATTCATATGGGTGGACAAACATACACATCTTTAAATTCTGGTGGTGGAAAGATTACTTCTTACAAAGCAACTGCCAGTCAAGTTAATTATAACGCTGATCCTAAAGTAGAGACTTCTGTAAACACTGCAGGAGATACTTTGACATTTAAATTTAGTATCCCTAAGGGAAAAGACGGAACCAATGGTAAGGATGGTAAAAATGGTGCTCGTGGACCACAAGGCGAACCTGGTCCACAAGGACCACAAGGTGAGCCAGGCTCTTCATTGTCATCTGGTAATTATGAAGTTGGAATGGTTACTACTGCCCCAAGGAGTTTTTCTCCACTAAGAAGTACATTTCACCTTGGACATGCGGGTAATTATAGATGGGAAGATGTATATGCTAAAAATACTACAATTCAAACGTCAGATGAGCATTTAAAAGATAATATCAAATATTTAGATGAGCAACCAGATTTAGAAATACTATATATGAATTTAAAACCAATTTCATATAAATTAAAGAACTTTGATACAGAAGATCACCATGATAGAATTCAAATTGGCTTCGGTGCAAGAGAAACTGAAACAATTATGAACAATCTAGGTTTTGATATAAATGACTATTCTTTTTTGTGTAAAGATAAATTAGACAAACCAAATAAAGCAGGTGATCTGGAAGAATATTCTTTTAGATATGGACACATTATTTCTCTCAACACTCATATGATACAGAAAGCTCATCATCGTATTGACGACTTGGAGAAATCTCTTACTACTGCTCTATCCACAATAGAAACTCTTAAACAAGAAATAGAAACTCTTAAACAGGCTATAGCATGATACTATAGTCTGTTTTATTTAATTTTATTTGAGAAGGTGAAATATTTGACCAGTCGAGAATATGAACTTGAATTAAAGAAAATCAAAGCCAAAAATCGGCAGATTGAAATGAAACGAAATCTGAAAGCAGCAAAAGTTAGTAGATTTAACATTCCAAAGATTTCTACCAGTAAATTGATTCTTGTTGCAGTACTTCTACTCAATCTACAGATCATTTATTTCGTAGAAAAAGCGATCATGACATATGGTGATTTATCTGCTCTCTACGCTCTTATTGCTATCCCAGCGACACTTATCCCTACGGTGTGGGCTTATTTTAGTAAGGCAAAAGCTGAAAATTGTGCAGGCGGAATTACTTATGATTCTGCAATGGAACAACTTAGACAGTCATCTTCAGAAAATGATGAAGCTGTCGGTTAGGAGGAAATTATGAATATTAAACAGGGTATTCAGGACGTATTATATCTGATCATTACTGGTGTTCTTCCACTTCTTATTACTTATGGAATCCTCTTCTTAAAAGTAAAGATTAAAGAACAGGAAAAGAACCTGGAGAACGATCAGCTCGTAAAATATATAGATGCTGCCACTGATGCTATTAGTAAAGCAGTGCTCGCAGTTAATCAGACCTATGTTGATTCATTAAAGAAACAGGGTAAATTTGATGAGGAAGCTGCTAAAACTGCTAAACAGATGGCTATTGATAAAGCTAAGGCTTTGATTACAGAAGATTCTAAAGCGGCTATCGAAACATTATATTCTGACTTTGAAGCATATCTAAATGATGCTATTGAAGAACTCGTCAGAGAAAATAAAGTTACATATTAATATAAAAGGAGTACAAGGATTATGAAAAAAGTTATTGTAAATGCAGACATTATGGCAATGTATAAAACATTAAATTCTATGAAGAGTCGTGCGGATTTAATCGCAGGAGATGTTGATGTATTCTGGGCGAATACAATGAACCTGAAGACTCTTAAGGCGCAGGTAGATAAAATCTCAGAGGTCGAGCAGGAGTTAGTTGATTCTTATTTTACAGAGGAAAACTCACATTCTATTGTTGACGAAAACGGTAATGAAACAGGAAATCGTGCTCTTAATGATGACATAAAAGATAAAATCATCCCTGAAATTCAAGAAGGTCTGCAGAAAATTTATGATAAAACATGTGAACTTGATGTTGAGATGATTCCAGAGGAATCTCTCAAGAAAATGCTTAAATCTAATGAAGACAAACTGTCTATGCTTGATATGACAGTACTATATGAATTTGTAGAAAAAGGTGAGTAATAATGGCAACATATATTCAGGGAATTCAAACCTCTGTTGGTGTTGTTAAGTATGATTATAATTATCTGGCTAATCTCCCTGAATCAGATATGACATTATCTAAACAGGGTGCATTCGCTGATGCCCTTGTTGTTGGAAGAAAACTTACTCAGCTGGGAGCTGATGTGGATAAATTGAAAGAATCTATGACTGCCGTACAGAAATCTATTTCTGATCTGCAGTCTGCAGATTCTTCTTCTAACACTTCAATTGAACAGATCAATACATCATTACTTAGCATGACCAATAATATCGAAACAATACAGAACAATATCACTACTTTGACTCAGAATACTGCTGAGATCAAGAAAAGTGCTGATAATGCGAATTCATCAGTCACAACACTGCAGGAAACTATTAAGTCACTACAGACTAGAATTGAAGCTTTAGAAAAAACTCAGACTAAATAAGGAAGGAGGCAGTTATGTATACACTAAAAATTACAGATGAAAATACTGTTGTAACAACAGTCAAAGAATCAATTGTGGAAAGAAGCAATTATGTAGATAAGATTCAGATTGTAACAAGTAAAATGTACCGGGAACAGATTGATATGTCAGATACAACTGTTTATATGAAGTATAAGCTCCCGGTGTCAGACAAAATTAAAATGACACAACTTATTATAAATAATCTTGAATATGAACAGAATTATATCCAGTATTTAATCCCTGTCGATGCAGCACTTACTGCTGAAGCCGGGGATATCGAAGTATCTTTCACATTCTTAAAACTTGTTGCTAATGAAGATGGAACGTACACTTCTTATATTCGAAAAACCACATCAGGTGTTATTCATATTACTCCACTTGTACAATTTGATAAATATGAACCTTCTGAATTGTTTACTGAAATTGATCAGAGACTCCTTGCTATGGAAGGAATGATTAAAGATCTCAATGCTCAGAATAAAGCAGCTTATGAAGGTATGGTAAAAGATATTCGTCTTAATACAAAAGATAGAAAAATCACTTTAACAGACAGAAATGGTGAAGATACCGGAAATGGTATCATTGTAAAAGATCTTTCTGCTATGGTAGCCGAAGATATGACAGGTAAAGATCCTGATGGCATACAGGATGGAGTTGTTCATCTTGATCAGGTTGTCGATCTGGATAAATTATTAAAGTAAAGGAGTCATGATATGTCATTTAAAGATTCTAAAATTGCTGCTGCGGCTAATTCGGCAATGACTTTGAGTGCTGAGTTAGCCGTAGACACTGAGGAATATACATTATGTACTGATGGTCGTTATGAAGTATATACCAAATATCAAGACAATGCATATTCAACAGTGGATAACTTAAAAAATATTGCCGTTGATGCTACACAGATTAATATTATGCAGGAAGAAAACAGCCAGTATATGCCATTCAGGATTCCAAGATATTGGGATGGTATGGATCTTATGGATATGCTCATCCAGATAAGATATGAATCTGTAGCTGAGAAAAAAGGTAAAGTAGCAACAGTTATCAATGTAGCTTCCAACAATACTTATATTCGATTTGGTTGGCTGATTGATGCTGCTGTTACAGCAAACGCCGGAGATATAATTTTTGAAATTATGGCTACTGGCGTAAATGAAAAAGGAAACAATTATATTTGGAGAACCAGACCAAATGGTAAGTTTACTGTTCTTCAAGGATTAAATTATGACGGAATCATTGAACCTTCTGAAGATTGGTATACAAGTTTTGTAAATATGATTCTTGGTCATGTAGCCGAAGCAAAACAATACGCAGATGAAGCAAAGGCTTCTGCTGCTTCTATTAATGTAGATGATATAAAAGCAGATGTAAAAACATCTGTTATGAATGATCTTAATGGAACAGTAACTGAATCTCTGAAAGCATATTATACAAAAACAGAAGTTGATACAAAAGTCAAAGAATTAAACACTGCTATTTCCGGTATTGACAGTTTAAAGAACTTAAAAGTTGAATATGACAACGTAACTGGAAATTTAGTGTTTAAAGATGGAACGGAGCCTATTGGAGAACCTATTACTATTAACAGTCTTGCAAACCTCATAGTTAAGTATTCTGTTGTCAATGGAAAAGGTTCATTAGTATTCAAAGATGGAGAAACTATTATTCAGACTGTAGAACTTAGTTCTATTGAGCCATCTGCTGAGTGGAGAGCTGCATTGAAGCAGGAACTTGAAGCAGAAATGGACGAGAAAGATACAGTAATCTCTAATCGAATTGGTCCACTTGAAACAGCTAAAACTGAAATCGAAAAGAATGTAAATGCCAATACTACTGCTGTCTCAGAGATAAAAACTACTATTTCAAACATTGAGAAAAAAGTAGAAAGTGCTACTACAAAATCTGATGAGGCCAAAAATGCTGTAGATATCTTGAAACAAAATATGACTTCTTATGATACTCAGTTTGAAGGAATTAATACAGATATTACAGATGTTAAAGCCGCCATTGAAGAAATCAAGAAAAATCCTGCGGCTGCAGAGTACGATGTTACATACGAAAATAGTATTTTTACATTTTTAAAGGATGGAGAAATCCAGAAAAGCTTTAAAATTGAAGGTGGTGGAGGATCTTCCTCAGATACTACTACTATTACTATTGAAAGAATCACAAATGCAGATGCTATTTTCTTACTTGGTTCAAAAGCAATTATTGAATATAGTTTTTCATCTGTAGATAATACTGGTGATACAACTGGAGCCGGTACTGCTGTGTGGAAAGTTGGTAATACTATTGTAGCTACGAATACGGCTGCGCAAGGAAACAATAGTTTTGATATCACTGAATATCTTAATGTCGGTGCAAATACTATTAGATTAACTATTACCGATAGTTTTGGGACACTTGCCACTAAGGCATGGACTGTTACTATTGTAGAATTCAAACTTGAAAGCACATTTGATGATACTTTGTTATATACAAATACAGATGTAGTATTTAGATATACACCTTATGGAAACGTTAATAAGACTCTTCATTTTATTCTTGATGGTGAAGACTTAGGCACTGTTGAAACTCAGTCCTCCGGCAGAATTATGTCTTATAATATTCCTAAACAGGAACATGGCAGCCATTTACTCAAAGTATATATGACTGCGACAATTAACAATAAAGAAATAACCTCAAATACTATTTGTAAGGATATTATTTGTGTTGATCCTACAAATAGAACTCCTATTATTGGATGTGCTCAACAGGAATTTACAGCACAACAGTATCAGGCAACAAGTATTAAATATGTTGTATATGATCCTGATCACAATCCAGCCTCTGTAAAACTATCAATTGATGGTAAAGTACAGAGCACTCTTTCTGTAAATCGTTCTGCTCAAATCTGGAGCTATAAGTCATCCACTGAAGGAAAACATAATCTGACCATCTCATGTCGTAAAGTGACTAAGATTTTATCAGTTAATATCACTAAACTTGATATTGATGTTGAACCAATCACAGCCAACTTAGCATTTGATTTTAACCCTGTTGGAAAATCCAATGGAGATACCGACAGACTCTGGACCGATAAAAATAACTCTGCTATTACTCTTTCAGTATCAGATAACTTTGACTGGGATAATGGTGGATACCAAATTGATGCTTCTGGAAACCAGTATTTCTGTGTAAAAGCTGGAACAACTGCTCAGATTAATTATAATCTCTTCGGAAAAGACCCGAAACAGACTGGTTCTGAATTCAAATTTGTATTTAAGACTCAGAATGTTCGTAATGCTTCTGCTACTTTCTTATCATGTATTGATGGTGCTGAAGGCTCTGACGTAGGTATTAAAATGGATGTTCACGAAGCATACGTGAACACTTCTACTGACAGCTTATATTTTCCATATAGCGAAGAGGATATTATTGAATTTGAATATAATATCAATACAATTGATACAAAAGACACATCTGCAACTTCTATCATTATGACTTATGAAGACGGAGTTGGAGGAAGACCTCTTATTTATGATAATTCTCATAGACTACACCAGTATTCTCCTACCCCAATTTCTATTGGTTCTCCGGATTGTGATGTGTTGATTTATAGAATGAAAGCTTATTCTGCTTCTCTCACAGATTCTGACATTCTTGCTAACTTTATTGCAGATGCCAGAGATTCAGATGAAATGATTGCAAGATATAATAGAAACCAGATCTACAATGACAATAATGCTCTTACTCCAGATTCTGTAGCTAATGCTTGCCCGAATCTAAGAGTAATCAAAATTGAAGCGCCGCATTTCACAAATGACAAGAAAGATTTTGTTAAAAATACTTCTATGGAATGTATTTATAAGAATGGGGATCCTAAATTAGATAACTGGAAATTTATTAACTGTTTCCACGCCGGACAGGGAACTACAAGTAATGAATATGGTTTTGCTGCCAGAAATATTGATGTTATTTGTTGTGCGGATGGTGTACATCAGATCAATAGTAAGATTCCTCTTGATCCTAACTATAAGACAGAGTTAGTTCTTGGTGATGGCACAAAATATGAGGACGGAACTGGTAAGATTAGTCTTACAAGAAACTCTGTTCCAAATAATTGGTGGAATTTTAAAGTAAATGTAGCATCTTCAAATATGGCAACTAATGCATTAGGACAGAAGAGATTCAACGACTTTTTACCATATGAAAGTCCTGCGGTACGTAGAGATCCTAAAGTTAAAAACTCTATGGAATTTGTCAACTGTGTAATCTTTATTAAAGAATCTGATTCTGATATTACTACTCATAGAGAATTTCAGGATACAGACTGGCACTTCTACTCTCTCGGTAATATGGGAGATTCAAAGAAGACTGATATTACAAGAGCTTATGATCCAGAGGATATGAAAGAATTCTGTATTGAAATCAGTGACAATACTCTTCCAAACTCTGCATTCCAGACCGGTATAACAAACCAAGATGGAACTATGAAATATCCTATCAGTAAAGCTGAATGGAAAACTGGTAATACAGCATATGATGCTCTGTATAATAACTGGGATGGATCATTTGAATTCAGATATGATTGTTGTGGCGATTCTAAGGATGGTTCTGCTCTTACTTCTGATGAAGCAAAAAAGAAAATACGTACAGATAACAAACAGATTTGGAGAGACTTCTATGAGTTTGTAATTACGTCTAGTGATAAAGAATTTAAAGATGGCTTGAAAGATTGGTGTATTCAGGATGCAATGCTCTATTTCTATTTAGTTACACTCAGATATAGTATGATTGACAATAGAGCCAAGAATGTTTTCCCACATTGGGCAAAACATTATATCACTCAGGAAGAAGCTACAACTATGGGTGATAAAGCTAAATATTATACTATAGATGATGATGCGGCTGCTCTGCATAATGGTTATAGATTTGATCTATGGGCATATGATATGGACACTCAGCTTGGTATTAATAATTCAGGTGAGCTGTCATTCCCATATGGTAAGGAAGATACTGACTATAAAGAAGAAGGAAATCCTTCATCTGGTTATGTTTTCAATGCTGCTGAATCTGTATTGTGGTGCAGAATACGTGATGTATTTACACAAGAATTAAGAAACATGTATCAGTCTGTAGATTCTAACTGTTGGTCAGACTCACACTTAATCAATGAGTATGAAGCATGGCAGAATCAGTTCCCAGAAGAACTGTGGAGAATCCACTATGAAAGATTGTATATAAGAACATATCGTGCTGGAACAGTAAGATTCCTTAATGAGATGATGAATGGACGTGGAAAATATCATCTCAGACAATGGGAACGTGACCAGCATATTTATATGGGAACGAAATTCTTACATACAGATGTAAAGTCTGATCAGATTATGTTCAGATGTAATACACCTAAGAAAGTTGTAGTTAAACCAGATTATACTCTGAAGATCATTCCTTATTCTGATATGTATATTTCTGTACTTTATGGTAATTCACCAGAGACTACTCAGGTACGTGCAAAAGCCGGACAAGAATATAAGATTACTACGGATTTAACAAACATGGATGATACAGCTATTCTTATCTATGCTGCATCAAGAATTGAGGCACTAAATGACCTCTCTGCTTGTTATATTCATGATAATGATTTTTCCAAGGCTTCTAAGCTGAAAACTCTTATCATTGGTAATAATACAGCTGGATATCAGAATACTTTTATGACATCTCTTAATATGGGTAATAATACTCTTCTTGAGACTTTGGATATTCGTAATTGTCCAAATCTTACAGGATCTGTTAACCTGTCTGCATGTGAAAATCTTATTAATCTTTATGCTGATGGAACAATTGTAACATCTGTATTATTTGCTAATCATGGTAAGATTGCTCATGCTTCTCTCCCATCTTCTATCAACACTCTCACACTCAAGAACCTCAAAGACTTAACCGATCTTAAGGTTGCAGGATACGATAATTTACAGACATTTGTATGTCAGAACTCTATCGTAGATGCTCTTGCTATCTTAAATGCCGCTATTAATACTCTTCGTACCGTAACAATTACTGGTATCTCATGGAATCTTGACGATACTACGCTTCTTCTGAAATTAGCAAAGCTTACTGGTATTGATGATAATGGAGCTACTACAGAGCAGTCTGTTCTTACTGGAACCGTACATGTACCTGTAGTCAGACAGCAGGAATATAAAGAATTTGTTGGTTCTGAAGATGAACCTGGTATCTGGACAGACCTTGTTCTTACTTACGATTCAATCATTACTCAGTTCAAAGTTACATTTATAAATGATGATGAAAGTAATACTATCCTTGATATCCAGTACGTAGATAAAGGTGGAAACGCTGTTGATCCTACTACAAGAGAAGTTAATCCGATTCCTGTTCCTACAAAGAAAAGCACAATTAAGCTTGATTATACCTTCAAAGGATGGAAAGATTCAATGACAGGAATCTTTGCTGACAGAACTATTACTGCTGTATATGACAGTAAAATCCGTGAATATACTGTAAAATATGTTTCTAAAGGATTATCTCTTCAAGAATCTACTGCCCAGTATGGTTCTTATGTAAAATATACAGGTGACACTCCTACTTATACTGCTGAGGAATCAGCTTATAAGTACAACTTATTCAAAGGTTGGGATAAATCCGGATTTGTCGATGGAGATAAGACAATCAATGCTGTTTATGAGACTTGTGAATATGTAGATGGATACTTTGATGGGAAGGATCTGGCCAATATGACACAGGTTGAGCTTTATACTCTTATGAAAATGGGACTTGAAGCAAAATCATTATCATTAAAAGATACATTAGATTTCAAACTTGGTGTTGATTATAGCTATGGCGACATTGAAGAGCATGAAGTTATTTCAGTTGCGACTAAATTTGATGGAGCAAACTATATTGACACCGGATTAAAGATCATGGAAAAAGACAGAGACTTTACGATTGCTATTGACTTTGAATTCGATACAGACAATAGTGTAAATTCTACTCTTGCACAGTGTTTCCAGGGTGATGGTTCAAATGGATTCAGACTTTGGTATTCTCAGGAACCTCGTTTCTCATGGAATACTGATAGTATAACTCCATCTGCTGGAACAAACCGAGAGATTATTGTATTCCGTCATGAAGCTGGAAGTCAGAAGCTTTATGTATACAATTCAAACATGACTGGGAAAGAAGTATCTTCTACTACTCTGAATGCGATCAGGATTCCAGAGCATAGTTCCACTCTCGTATTTGGATGTTCTAAAGCTGACGACGGAGCATATGAAAACTTTGCAAAAGGCACTGTACATTGGGCTAAGGTTTGGTATGCGGATCTTGGTGAAGAACAATGTATGGATATTGCTTCTTGGATTCATGAAATTATTCCAATGGAAGTAGCTAAGTTTAAAGGATATTATCTGTCTAATGTTGCTTCAAAGAGAGCTAACATTACATTTGTTGCTTCTAATCTACTTGGTACAGAAAAACCTTATAATAATAAGAGCACAAATGCAGGTGGATGGGCTGATTCTACATTAAATACATGGTTGAATACTCGTATGGTTAAGGCAATCTCTCCTTTATGGAAAGCGTTGATCAAACCAGTTAAAGTATATTCTTCTGTCGGTAACAAGTCTAATGACACTTCTGTATCTAATTGCAGATTCTATGTTCCATCTCTGTACGAAGTTGATCCTACTGCTACTTCTGAACCATATATTTCTGAAACAAATGCTCCTATTGCTTATTTCACAGATGATGATACCAGAAAGAAAGCAAAACCTTCTACTCCTGCAGAGTATGAATCTTATTGGACCAGATCTCCAAATGCTACAGTTGCAAACTGGCTGTATACGGTTAATGAATCTGGTGCAACATATGGATTCTCTTATCCAGGACAGAATTCTGGAATTTTACTTATGTTCTCAATTTCATGCGAGGGGTAACCATTCCCCTCTTATAAGGAGGATATCACATGTATTATAAAGTAATCAAAAATGATGAAGTCGTAGATGTCCTTAATCATATCCTGTATATCAAATATCAGGAAAAACATAGTCTGTTGCTTCTATGTGATATCACAGAAGCACAGGCTATTTTAAGTTCAGACGGAAAATATGGATGGCACATTGAAGGTCTCTATAATTTTCCGCCTGATAATGACATCTATGTAATAAAAGAAATTTCAAAATATGAATATGACAAATTGAAGAGGTGATCACAGCATGGCGTTAATTCCAACCTGGTATTCTGCATCAACTAAGCAAATTGCAGAAAAGGCTTTACAAAGAGGGGTACTAAAATACCCAGGACTTTGTTACATCCAAGACAGTAAGAGTATAGCGTGGGTGACCATCGACAACACATTAGAATATGTCAAAGGTGATAAACAGATTACAGATGTAAAATGTATTGGAGCAAATCTTATGTTTTTCTCCGGAGATAAACTGCTTTTCTCTTATGACATATCTATGACTGACGAAGATAAAGGTCATATTATTGAAGAGGTCAAGAAAACAATCGGATTGGATAATTATGTCAAGTCTTCTGAGCTTTCTACTCTTTTAGATAATATAATCGGTAATCTTGAAGATAAGTCCACTGTTGTAGATTATATCAACAGCTTATCTTATAACAAATTATCTGATGTACCTATTGTAAATCTTATAGGTACACTTACTGTTCCTGTGAAGATATCATCACTCGATGATGGTATTTATAAAGTAAAAGGCCAATGTATCATTGGTGGAAACAATACTACTGTTCAATCTTCTGCAGACGATGTTCTGTATCTTGTATCTCATGATGCTGATACTTCCAGCACAACAATCACAAAAATGCAAGGAAAATCTATTACTCTTTATTTCATTCAACAAGATGGTGAATATACGACTGATCGTTATGTAACCGAGGAGTGGATTAACGAACAGAATTTTGCAAATGCAGATTCTGTAAAAGAATACGTTTCAAATATCATTGAGGAAACCGTTTTAAATGTTTTAGATGATCATATTGACGCTGCTTTAGAAAGAAAACTTGGTGGTATTGATTCCGAAGATTTAACAAATATATTTCAAGGAGGAAATTAATTATGGCAAAATTACAGTTCGCTACACTTTCTAACCTTCAGGAGTTCTTAAATCTGCATAACGTACAGATTGACTCAAAAATCAGTGAAGCTGTTAAAAGCTCAATTAAAACAGTATCCCAGTCAGAAGATGGATACACACTTTATTTCTACACAAAAACTGCTCCAGTAACTATTGATGAAGCAGCATTTACTATTACTATTCCTCAGCCAACCGGAAAAGCCGACAAAGTAAAAGGTGCAGTAAAAGGCCATCTTGCAGGTCTTGATGCTAATGGTAATCTTGTAGATTCTGGAAAGACTGCTGCAGATTTCGATGCTGCTGGTGCTGCTAACACAGCAAAAACAGAAGTAATGGGATATGTTGGTACTATTCCTGCTGATGCAAAAGCTAAAAATGTAGTTGCTTATATCAAAGAAGCTGTTACCGCTGGTCAGTATGATGATTCTACATTAAAAGCAAGCGTAGCAGCTAATACAGAAGCTATCAGCACTCTGAATGGTACAGGCGATGGCTCTGTAAAGAAAGCTGTTTCTGATGCAGTCGCAAAGATTGTTGCTGATGCTCCAGAAGCATATGATACTCTGAAGGAAATCTCTGATTGGATTTCTACACATGCATCTGATGCTGCTACAATGAATAGTCAGATCAATACAAATAAAGGAGATATTGATAAGCTGAAAACTCTTATCGGTACTCTTCCAGAATCTGCTACATCTAAAGATATCGTAGGTTATATTGCAGAATACGTATCTAAAGCTCTTGCTGATTCTGATCTTTCTCAGTATGCAAAAGCTGCTGATCTTAAAGCTGCTGTAGGAAGAATTGATGTTCTTGAGAAAAAGATTCCTACATTAGAAGCTGCTGATAAAACAAACGCCGATAATATCGCAGCTATAACAACAAGAGTAACTACTGCCGAAGGTAAGATTACTGCTCTTGAAAAAGACCTTGCTGCTGAAAAACCGAAGATTGCTAAGAACACATCTGACATCACCGCTCTTAAGGGGCTTGTTGGAGATGGATATGAAGCAATTCCAAGTGCGTCTATCAAAGGTTTATTTACTGCGTAAAAGAAAAAGAGGGCATTTCTGCCCTCTAAATATTACTTTATTTTACTTCTAACATATATTTAATAAATGAACCTATAGAAGCATTCTTCATATCTTCAACGGATAATAACTTATGTCCATCTGATATGAGTTGTCTCATGTAATCAAATACATGAGCATTATGTATAATATTCTGGATTTCATCGAAAGTTATCATATCCATTGTGTTCATTTCGAAAAGCAATATTTTTGTTCCTTTTCTATTTTTATGTGTATCAATGAATTTTTTAATCGTTTCTTCGTCTGTAGTATTAACTTCATCTACTACATAACTTTCAAAGTGATCCAGACGAATACATAATAATTTAATATAGCTTTTTATTTCAAAGTTAGCCATAATTCACCTCCTTTCCAATAACATTATATATTAATATTATCGAAATTTCTGCAGGTAAATTATGGAAATAGGAAGGATGTGAATAAAAAATGAAGCAACAATTTCTTGATCTTAATGGATTAACAGAATTAGTTACATATTTAAAAAAGAGTATAACAGAACAAAAAGAAATACTTCCATATGCTTCCAATAAGCTGTTTCCTTCTACAGGTAATGTAAATACAATTTACATAGATACAGCAACAAATAGCATTTATCGTTGGGACTCATCGAACAAGAAATATGAAATATTGGCTAAAGCAGTGAAATCAGTATCTATCTCAGAAAGTACTGAAAACGGAAAAATCACACTCACTGTAGATGGTAATAAAACTACTGTTCCTATTCATGGATTGGGATCTGCTGCATATACAAATTCAAGTGCTTACTCTCCTGCAGGGCATACTCATACAAAAGCTCAGGTAGGGCTTGGTAATGTAGATAATACTGCTGATAAGGATAAATCTGTAAAACATGCTACTACAGCTGATAATGCCACTACTGCAGGGAGTGCTACTACTGCTACAAATGTAAGTGGAGAAAATGCAACAGGAGATACAGCACGTCATGTATGGTTTTCTCGTTCAGATTCAGAAACTAAAAGGGTATACAATGATAACTTCAAATACAATCCTGCAACTAATCTTTTAACCACAAACATCACTGGATCCGCTGCTTCAGCAAATAGTGTTGCATGGACCGGAGTTACTGGGAAACCATCTACATTTACACCTTCAGCTCACAAACATGATGATTCTACTATTACTTCTCTTAATGCATCAAAACTCTTCGGAACAATTGATATTGCAAGACTTCCGCATGGAGCATTAGAAAGATGTGTTATTGTTACTGACGACGATGCGAGATTTAAGCTTACTACTGCTGATGTTCAGCTTGGTGATACGGTCAAAGTAGATAAGACGAAAACAATGTATTTCGTTATTAATGAAAGCAAGCTTAATTCTGAGGAAGGTTATACCGTTTATACTGCCGGAACTGCTACTTCTGTGCCATGGAGCGGTGTAATCGGAAAGCCTAGCAGCTATCCACCAGCATCTCATAATCATGATGAGCGTTATTATACCGAGACTGAGATGAATAGTAAATTAGCTGAAAAAGCTACAAAAGTACATACACATGTTAAAAGTGAAGTAGGTCTTGGGAATGTTGATAATACTGCTGATGCTAATAAATCCGTAAAATATGCGACGTCTGCGGGATCTTCTACTACATCAGGGGCAATTTCATCTTCTGGTACATTGGATACTGTTGCGAAGCTGGATGCATTCATTGAAGGTGGTAAAGTTAAGTATGCAACTATGTCAGCACTTGATGGTTTAAATGGAATGATTAAAAATGATGGTATTTGTATTTCAACTCCATGGTCAAGTACCGGATATGGTCATCAGTTCTATATTAATAACAATGGGTATGATTTATACCATAGGTTCCGCAATACCTCAAAAGTCAATAATGTAGACACAACAACATGGAGTTCATGGAAACAGATCTTAGATTCATCAAACTATAATTTATACGCACCAACTAAAACAGGAACTGGAGCTTCAGGAACCTGGGAAATCTCAGTAACTGGTAATGCAGCTACAGCAACAAAATTAGCTACAGCTCGTTCAATTAACGGTACAAACTTTGATGGATCTGGTAGTATTACAACTGCTACTTGGGGTACCGCTCGTAATGTAACTATCGGAAGTACTAAGAAGTCTGTTAATGGTGGTGCTGATGTATCTTGGAGTTTAAGCGAAATTGGAGCTGCTGCTGCGTCTCATAGTCATAGTTATTTACCATTATCAGGCGGAACAATGTCAGGAACAGCTATGATCACATGGCCTGATTCAGGAAACTGGGGTAATTCAAATAAAAATGTTACATTTCCAGTCATTCGTGGCGGTCTTTCATGGATTGGTCAATCTGATGGTATTCAACTCTATGCTGTAGAAACAAGTAATGATAATCTTGAATTATACTTAAAATTTACTGATGATAACTCTAATGGATTAAGTGTTAGAAATAAAGACAACACCCAAACTGCTCGTATCTCTGCCACTGGTGAAATTACCGCATCTAAGTTTGTAGGTAATCTTGCTGGTACAGCTTCTTCGGCTTCTACAGTTCCTTGGAGCGGAGTTACTGGGAAACCATCTTCGATGCCAGCCAGTGATGTCTATGCATGGGCTAAAGCATCTACTAAGCCATCATATAGTTGGGGTGAAATTACTGGTAAACCAGGAACGTTTACTCCTACGAGCCATTCGCATAGCTATATTACTGCATCAGCATCATCAAGTGCGGTTCCAACAAAAGCAGCCGATGGAAGGGTTGAATTCTATTATAATGTAAATAATGGGTTAGCAAACAATATGCCTTCTACAAATAATGCAAATGCAATTATTTCATTAAGCAGACATGCTGGTGATTATCCGTCACAATTAGGTTTTAGTTCCGATGGTAATATATATTATCGTGAAGGCGTTGGAACAACAGCTTGGAAAACTATAATTACCTCTTCTAATTACACTTCTTATACCACAACCAAAACAGGTGGTGGTGCATCTGGTACATGGGGAATTAATGTCTCTGGAGGCGCTGCTTATCCTACAGGTTTTAATTCAAGAGCTACTTCAGCTACTTGGGGAAATCAAACAGGTACTTTAATCACAGACTGGCATACAAGTAATGGCGGAGATATTCAATTTCGTGATAACAGTGGACAGCTAAATGTAATTACTGATGGATTCTTTTATCAAAATGAAGGAAGAAATTTAGTTCTTGATTCTGTAAATTATAGTAACTATGCTGCAACAAAAAGTCATACTCACAACTATGCAGGGTCATCTTCAGCCGGTGGAAATGCGAACGCAGCTGTAAAATTAGCTAATGCAAGAAAGATTGGTAGTGCTTCATTCGATGGCACTGCTGATATTACTTTATCTCAGATGGGACTTAATGTTCCTGTTGAAATTACAAAGGCTGATTATCTTGCAAAAAAGAAAGCTGGAACTTTAAACGCAAATACCTATTACAATGTTATTGATGAATATGATTCTGCAAATGTTATTAACGACTCATCTGTAACAGCCAACAGTGCGTTTTCAAGTACTAAATCAGAAAAAACATATGCGAAGAAAAGTACACTTGTTACTACTACTCTCACAGCTAGTAAATGGACTGGTTCCTCTGCTCCGTATACATATGTATTACCTGTATCTGGCGCGACTACTTCAAATATAGTAGAAATTAATTATGCTTCTAACGCATCATCTCAAGCAATAGAGGCATATCAGAACGCTATGTTAGCTGACGGAGGACAGACTACAAATCAAATTACTATAAAAGCAACTGAGAAACCAACTGTAGATATTCCCATTACTATTGTTATAAGAAATGATTTATAAAAGGAGGCGATAACATGGCAATTTATAAAGGTGAACAATGTCTTGCTGGAGTTGGTAAGAATGCAACTATTAAAATTGGTACTGCTAAAACAGGTACTTCGGCTGCGGTAACTAATTCTGGTACTGATACAGATGCTATATTGAATTTTACATTACCTAAAGGAGATCAGGGAGTAGGAATTTCAAGCGTTATCCCTCATTATCTTGCAAATCCTAAATCGCAAGGAGTGACCAGATCAACTACTGGATGGGCGACTTCTGCTCAGGTTATGACATCTACAAACAAATATTTGTGGTGTTATCATGAATTTGTTTTGACAAACAATAATCATTTGTACACTACTCCAACAGTTATAGGTGTTTATGGAGATAAAGGTGATCCGGGTACAACTGATTATAATGGATTACAGAATAAACCGGTCGTTAATGGAGCTGTAACTGCTTATCAGTCAGATATTATGAAATCTCAGTTAAGGAATGTGACGTTTTCTGCTGAAGAACCTAAGACAACTGATGGTAAACCTGGTGATATGTGGGTGGTGTATGGCGATGAGTAATATTAAAACAGGTGATATTTTAAACTTTGATTATACTGGTGCTGTTCAGAGTGTCACATTACCTAAAGGAACTTATAAATTGGAATGCTGGGGCGCTCAAGGGGGAAATCGGAGCCAAGATAGTGCTTCTGCTACAGTTACAGGTTCTGGACTTGGTGGTTATTCTATTGGAACACTAACTTTAACACAATTAACTACTTGTTATATTTATGTCGGTGGGCAAGGTGGAATGTCTAGTTCTACAGGTAATGTGAAAGTTGAAGGAGGTTTCAATGGCGGTGGTTTTGCTTCTCACGAGAGTACAGGTGAACCTGGAAATGGTGGTGGCGGAGCTACTGATGTAAGAATTGCTCAAGACTCATTATATGCAAGAATTATTGTTGCAGGCGGTGGTGGCGGTTCAGGTGAAGATAACGAAACTGGCGGATATGGTGGTGGTGAAACCGGTGGCGCAGGATGGGGGAACACTTCATTAACACAAGCTTCTCAAACTTCTGGTGGAACTAATTCATTTGGCTTTGGCCTTGGTGGTAATACCTATAATGGCGGAGCTGGCGGCGGAGGATGGTACGGTGGAGCGAGTAGATACTCCGTTTCATCATACTCTACTGGATCTGATTCTGAAGGCGGTGGAGGTGGTTCAGGCTATGTTTACACATCATCCACAGCTAAAAACTATCCATCAGGTTGTTTATTAAACTCTTCTTATTATCTTTCTAACGCACAAACAATCGCAGGCAATAATTCTTTTGCTTCTCCCACAGGTTCATCTGAGACAGGGCACTCTGGTAACGGCTATTGTCGAATTACTGTTATTGAATGCAAGAATACGGCACTATATACCAGAATAAACAATTCAATGAAAAAGGCTACTGCATTTTATTTCAAATTAAATAATAACAAAATGTACGGTATTGGTTCTGCTAATTCTAATGGTGCAGTTATGAATTTTGATTATACTGGATCAGTCCAGACTGCTACATTGACTCCTGGTAGATATAAACTTGAGTGTTGGGGAGCACAAGGTGGAAATAGCAATCAATCAAACGGAACTTATGGTAATGGTGGAAAAGGTGGCTATTCTACTGGTATTTTAAATGTTTCAACTAATACCACTATATATATAACAGTAGGAGGGCAAGGTCAAAATGGTGTCCTTAATACTAGAACTGCTGGTGGTTTTAATGGCGGCGGTGATGGTTATGGTACTAACAACTTTGGCGTAGGTGGCGGAGGTGGTGGAGCTTCTGATATTTCTTTAACGAGTCCTGTATTTTCACACTCATCTTATTTTATAAATAACATTCGAGATACAAACTCACTATTAAGTAGAATTATTGTTGCAGGCGGCGGAGGATCTGCAGGATATGACGTTAGTAATAATGCAGCTAATGGTGGTGCTGGCGGAGGTACTACAGGACAAGATGGATTATCAAACCGCGTTTATCATGGCACTGGCGGAAAACAAACTACTTTTGGTACAGGAGGATCATCAGAGGAACCTAATAGGTATTCCGTCCAAGCTAAATTCGGATGTGGAGCATCAGCCAGTAATTCTACAGATGTAGCGCCTGGTGGAGGCGGTGGCTGGTACGGAGGTGGATTACATTGTGATTCTGCTGGTGGTGGATCAGGTTATGTCTATACTCCTACCACTGCTTCAAATTATCCTTCTGGATGTTTATTAAATTCTGCTTATTATCTTTCTAATGCTCAAACCATTGCTGGCAACCAATCATTCTCTTCACCAACAGGTGGTACAGAAACAGGCCATTCAGGTAATGGCTACGTAAGAATCACTAAATTAACAGATGTAATATACCTTACTCATGCTAATAATGACATAATGGATTTTAATTACACAGGTTCTACACAATCTAAGACTCTAAAACCAGGTACATATACAATAGAATGCTGGGGTGGTCAAGGAGGAACTTACAGTGGTTATTACATAGGCGGATACGGTGGTTACTCCAAAGGCACAATTACTCTTACTAAAACGACTACTGTTTATGTATCTGTTGGCGGAGCTGGATCTTCCTCTTCTACTGCTGCAGGATTCAATGGTGGAGGAACTGGTATTTCTTCTGGTAAAGGTGGTGGAGGAGCTACAGATGTTCGTATAGGTCAAAATTCTCTATATTCAAGAGTTATCGTAGCCGGAGGTGGCGGCGGAGCTGGTGTAACAAGTGCCAATGCTAATCCTTGTGGTTGTGGCGGTGGAGAATATGGTGGAGATGGCTATTATAATAACACTACCGGTTCTTATACTACTGGTCAAAATAGATCTGGCGGTAGTGCCTCACAAACTGCAGGTGGTATAACTTGGAGTACAGGCACTCAGGCTACTTTTGGTCAAGGCGGGAATGCTTCCGGCTACTCTTGTGGTGGCGGAGGAGGCGGCTGGTACGGTGGCGGCGGAGCCTATGACAGTGATTCTGACTCTGATGGACGTTGGGGTGGAGGAGGCTCAGGATATGTTTATACCTCTTCTACAGCTAAAAATTACCCTAACGGATGTCTACTAAATTCTACTCATTATCTCACAAATGCTCAGACTATCGCAGGAGACACTTCTTTTACTTCTCCTACAGGATCAGCAGAAACTGGTCACACAGGCAATGGATTCTGCAGAATTACAAATTTGAACCCAACACAATATGGATTATACGTAAAAACGAACTCTGGTTGGAAACACATAGATTTATAAAAGGAGGGCTTAACTATGCCGATTATATTTCACGGAACAGGTAGTGGCGGCTCTGCTAAAAAACTAAAAACCGCACGAACTATTAATGGTACGAATTTTGATGGTACAGCTAATATTACTACTGCTAATTGGGGAACAACAAGAACCGTTACTGTAGGAAATACAAGTAAATCTGTAAATGGATCTGGAAACGTAAGCTGGTCATTAGCTGAAATAGGTATTCATCTTTCAACAACGGAACCTGCAGCTAGTGATGGAAAGAATGGAGATATTTGGATTACTTACGAATAAAAGACTGAAAGGAAGGTGAGGCTTATGGCTTGCTCTGGTGGATGTGGAACTTCTTGTGCTACCAACTGCACTCATTCATCATCTGGTGGATGTGGTGGTTCTTGTGGTGGTTCTTGCTCTACTAACTGTACTGGTGGATGTTCTGGATATTGTGATGGAACTTGTAAGGGAGGTTCAGGAAGTACTTGTTCTGACTGTACTGCCAAATGTGCTAATGACTGTACTGGAGCTTGTACAAGTGCTTGTGTAACCGGATGCACTGGCTGTGGGAACAACTGTGATGGAGACTGTACAAGCGCCTGTGCTCAAAGGTGCTCTAATGATTGCAATGCTGCATGTACTGCTACTTGTGCTTATGATTGCGAGCATACTTGCACTGCTTCTTGTGCCAACGATTGCACCAGTTGTGGTGGATCTTGCTCAAGTAATTGCTCAGGAAATTGTGATTCAGGCTGTTATACTGGCTGTTCCGGTTGTGATTCAACCTGTTCTGGATCCTGCACTGGTACTTGTAATACTACTTGCACCACCACTTGTGCCAATGACTGCGCTGGCGGATGCAAAGGAACCTGTACAGGTGGATGTGGTGGTTCTTGTGATAATTCATGCGGCTTTTCTTGTGAAGCTTCATGTGATAATAATTGTACTGCTATTTGTTCTGTATCTTCTGTGTACGGTGGAAACTCGGAAAAGAGTGTATTGAATTTTGCTTATACAGGTAAAGCTCAATCTGTAACCCTCGAACCCGGAAAATATGTTCTTGAATGTTGGGGAGCACAGGGAGGTTATCGTTCTAATTCTAGTTATGGTGGAAAAGGTGGCTATTCTACAGGAACTTTAACATTGACTCAAAAAACTACTATATACATATATGTTGGTGGATCTGGAAATTCTGTTACATCAGCATCAAATTCAATCTATCCCGGAGGTTTCAATGGTGGTGGATATAGATACAATTATAAAGGTGGTGGTGGCGCTACTGATATTCGTATTGGAAGTGCTTCTTTATATGCAAGAGTAATTGTTGCTGGTGGTGGTGGTTCTGATGGTAGTTCTGGATATAGTGGCGGATATGCTGGCGGCGTATCTGGTGCTAGGGGTAATTTTGGATGTGGTTCATATGGATATGGTGGATCTCAAACTGCTTCATATTCATCTTTAAGTGCTATTAATTCACAAGGCACCACAAATTCTTCTTCTAACTGTGCTGCTGGTTTTGGTTTCGGTGGTTTTGGATGTTATTACGCTTCAGGTTACGGCGGAGCTGGCGGCGGAGGATGGTACGGTGGACAAGGTACTTATCCTGATGGTTCTGGAGATGATGATGGTGGTGGCGGAGGTGGTTCAGGTTACGTTTATACTTCCTCTTCTGCTTCTAACTATCCTCAAGGCTGTCTTCTAAATTCATCTTACTATCTTTCTGATGCTTCTAATTTATCTGGCAATGAATCTTTTAAATCTCCTTCTGGATCTACAGAAACAGGTCATTCTGATAATGGCTATTGTAGGATTACCTGTTATATCAAAAAGAAAACTCTACATTGTAAAATGAATAATGAAATTAAAAAAGCAGCTCCAGTATTTATGAAGATGAACAATAAAATTTATGATGCTGGCGCTAATGCTGTAATGGATTTTGCTTATACAGGAACAGCTCAAGCTATATCACTTCCAAGAGGACAATATATTATAGAGTGTTGGGGAGCACAAGGTGGTTACCGATCTTCTTCCGATTATGGTGGTAAGGGAGGATATTCTGTTGGAACATTAACTCTTACTCAGTCTACCGATTTATACATATATGTAGGTGGAGCAGGAAACTCTTCAACTACAAGACTGTCTAATAATTCAAGTATTTACGAAGGTGGATTTAATGGTGGTGGTCATCGTTATGATTATAAAGGCGGTGGCGGAGCTACCGATGTAAGAATTGGTAAAGATTCTCTGTACGCTCGTATTATCGTTGCTGGCGGTGGAGGTTCTGACGGTGCGACAAATAAAAAAGGAATGTACGGCGGAGGTCTTGAAGGTGGATCTACTACTGAAAGCTGTGGTTCTGGTGGATACGGAGGAACACAAACTGGAAATACATGGCTGACAACTACAAGATCAACAAATGCATCTTATGATACTGCTTCTTGTTATGCAGGATTTGGATTCGGAGGAAACGGTAATTATGCCAGTTCAGGTTATGGTGGTGCCGGTGGAGGCGGCTGGTATGGAGGTTCTGGTTCTTATCCAGACGGATCTGGTGATGATGATAGAGGCGGTGGAGGCGGTTCTGGTTACGTTTATACAGCGGAAACTGCTGTAAACTATCCAGACGGAAACTATGTAAATTCTTCTTACTACCTTACCAATGCGCAAACTATAGCAGGAAATCAATCATTTAAATCACCTGATGGAACAAATGAAACAGGGCATACCGGAAATGGTTTCTGTCGAATCACCCGTAAATCAGGAAAAATATTTGTAAAACAAAACGGTTCATGGATCAAAGTATAACACTTTGGTCCATATTTAAATTACGAGGAGGAATTGTTATGAAACTTATTTTTAAAGATGGACAAGAATTAGTTATTACTCGTGCTAACGATACATATTCATATGAAGGATATAAAGATGGGTTGGGAAATGATATGAATAAAAATATTGTAGCTACTATTTCTATCTTCAATTCTGATAAATCTTTAAACACTATTAAGGATATGATTACTGATGAAAATAGAACAGGTTTTAAAATTATTTATGGGAATACCCAGAAAGATTATACTGGAATGAAAATTGAAAGTATTTCAGAAGAAATCTCCAATGAAAGAAGTGTTATTAATATCTCATTAGCTACAGATAAAACCATAGCTCCTACTGAGACCACTGGAACAACAACAGAAAAAACTAAAGAAGAAACTAAAGAAAAAACGGAAACAGCTTCTGATAAATAATTAAGAATGAAAGGAATATAAGGATATGAGAAAAATAATCGTAAAGGTTGATAAAGAAAAAGCTACAGAGCTTGAAAGAGTTAATTTTGAATTAAACTTCGTAAAAGACATTGTACAGAGAGTTATTGAATCACATCCAAGCGATTTAGAACTCATCAATGGAGATACTCTTATGTCTTACAATAAACGTGGTGCAGAATTACAGAGAAAGTATGCTGCTCTTGCAAATGAGATGGAAAAGGAATACATCCCAGAATACCTTGAAGGTCATCAGTATAGTTGGATTATTCCAAATAATTCTGATGAAATGACTATTACTATTAAATGTAATTGTGAGATTCCAGAATTAGAGGGAATAGCATGAAAAGGACAGAACAATATTCGGACCAGATAGCTAGACTTTATCCATCTAAAAAGGTAAAAACCGATGACGGACAAAGAATATTAACACAGAGTATCACTTTTCAAGTAACTGATGATTGCAACCTTGCATGTCTATATTGTTACCAAGGACACAAAGGAAAAAATCGAATGTCGTTTGAAACAGCTAAGAAATTCTTTGATTTAGTTGTATCAGGTGAAAAAGGTTTTAAATCTTATATCAATCCAGAGAAATCTCCTGGATTGGTTGTAGATTTCATTGGAGGAGAACCTTTTCTTGAGATAGAGCTTATAGATCAAATCTGTACTTATATTATGGATAAACTCATAGAGTTGGATCATCCTTGGGCCATGAAAACTATGTTCTCTATTTGTTCAAATGGTGTTTTATACAGGGACGAAAAAGTACAAGCATTTCTTCGTAAGTGGGCCAATAGATTATCTTTCTCAGTGACTATTGATGGGAATAAAGAATTACATGATTCCTGCCGAGTTTTTCCAGATGGTGGTCCAAGTTATGATATAGCTGTCGATGCTGCGTCAGATTGGATGAAACGTGGAAATCATATGGGAAGCAAGATCACAATTGCTCCAGGTAATATCAGCTTCTTATATGATGCTATTAAGCATATGGTTGATCTTGGATATGATGAAATCAATGCCAATTGTGTATATGAAAAGGGTTGGACACCTGTACATGCAACTGTTCTTTACGATCAAATGAAACGCATATCTGATTATTTCTTGGAACAGAATTTTGATTTTGAACGTGATTTCTTCTGTTCCCTTTATAATGAAGACTTTTTTCAGCCTAAAGATCCTGATGATTTACAAAGTTGGTGTGGAGGCGTTGGTAATTCAATGATTGCTTGCGATCCTCAAGGTCGCATATTTCCATGTATCAGATATATGGAATCTTCTCTTAATGGAGAGCAAGAACCGTACTCTATTGGTGATGTAGATAATGGTATAGGATGCACAGAATGTTATAAATGTAGAATTAATTGTATGGCAAAAATAGATAGAAGGACACAGAGTACAGATGAATGTTTCTATTGTCCTATAGCTGCAGGATGTTCTAATTGTTCTGGTTATGATTATCAAGTGAATGGTACTCCTGACTCAAAAGCTACTTATATATGTGTTATGCATAAAGCTCGTGCTCTTGGAAACCTGTATTTCTGGAATAAATATTATAGAAAAAATAATATGAATAAACGAATGAAAAACTATGTACCAGATGAATGGGCACTTGAGATTATTTCTGAATCAGAACTTAATATGTTGAAAGAACTTGAAAGAGAGGATTAAAAGCCTCTCTTTTTTATTGACTAAAAGGAGGCTTGATATTATGGCAGAAATTAAAGGAATTGATGTTTCCAGATGGAATGGAAACATCGACTGGAAAACTGTTGCTAGTTATGGAATGGGCTTCGCTATCCTAAGAATCACAGAAAAAGGAAATATTGTTGATAGCACATTCGAACCTAATTATAAAGGCTGTATTGAGAATAAGATTCCTGTTGGAGTCTATAAATACAGCTATGCTACTACTATTGCTCAGATTGAAGATGAAGCAAATGTAGTTATTAAAACATTGAATAAAAGAAAACTGAATTATCATGTGTTTCTTGATATAGAGGATAAATGTCAGGAGAATTTATCTGACAGTTTAATGATGAAAATGATCGAAGCTTTTAGAGCTATTATTGTCAAAGCTGGATATAAATTTGGTATTTATTGTGGTTATTCTTGGTATCAGAACCAGTTACCAGAAGGTGCTAAAAAGTACGATTGCTGGGTTGCTCGATATCCTAATAATGATACCGGTGAATTACAGGAAAGATTAAGAGTTCCTGCTTCTACTGGTGTTATTGGATGGCAATACTCTAGTAAGGCAACCATTCCTGGTATTCCAACAAAAACCGATCGAAGTGTATTCTATAAAGACTATTCTAAATCTTCTACTACTTCTACAAACTCTCCCAAACCAACAACTACACAAGGAAGTGATGCTATGAACAAAGAAAAGGCTATTGATGCTCTTATTGCTTGCGCTGAAAATGAGGTTGGATATTTAGAGAAGAAATCTAATTCTCAGCTTGATGATAAAACTGCAAATGCAGGTTACAATAACTACACTAAATACTGGAGAGACGTATATCCTCAGTATCAGGCACAGGCTTGGTGCGCTGCTTTTGTGAGCTGGTGTATGATGAAAACATTCGGTCTTGATGTAGCTAAAAAACTCCTTAAACATTGGCCTTATGTATACTGTCCTACTCTTGGAAATCTCTTTACAAAGTATGCAAATCCACAGCGAGGAGACATTGTAATCTTCTATCGTAATGGCACATTCGCTCATACTGGATTAGTAACAAAAGTCGAAGGAGATAAATTTTATACTATTGAAGGTAACACTTCAGGAGGCTCTTCTATTGTTCCAAATGGTGGTGGAGTTTATGCTAAGAGTTATTATAATTCAAATCTCCCTGGAACAAAGTTTTGTCGTCCAGACTATTCTATTGTCACATCTATTTTAACATCTCCTGCACCTGTACAGCCATCTTATACTGCATGGGTAGGTTCTTGTACAGCTAATGGAACAGATGTATTCTCAGACGCTACAGGAGCTTCTAAGCTAAGTACATATCCTAAACTTAATGCAGGTAATCTTGTGGATATCATCGGTGAATCTGGCACAAGATATCAGGTACGTATTGCTGCAAAACATGTTGGTTATGTAGAAAAATCTAACATTAAAAATCCTAATACTCCTGCTGCAACAACTACAAAAAAATATCCATTTGTAGGAAAAGTAACTGCAAGTAAATTGAATGTTCGCAAAAAACCCGGTACTGAACATCCATTACTTCCAGAGTATCCGATGTTAAATAAAGACAATCTTGTTAATGTCCTCGGAGTTACAAAAGATACTAAAGGTGACAGATGGTACAAAGTATCAATTACTAAAAATGAATATGTTGGCTATGTATCAGCCAAATATATTACTAAGGCATAAGGAGGTACGTCATGGGTATTGAACAGATACAGAAAATCCATGAGTTTGGTGAGATCAATGTGATCATATCTTTACTTCTTTGTGCAATGCTTGCTATAGCTTTAAAAGCTGGATGGGAGAAACTTCTTGATGCGCTTGGTCTCGAAACAAAAGCATCTCTACAGAAGAAAGCTTTAGAGAAGAAGTTGTCTGATATGGAACAGAAAATTGCTGATTTCGAACAGTCTCAGCATGATTATCATGATCAGTCTATTAATATCAGAGATGATTTGAGAACAAATCAAAATACTCTAAGCACACAGCTTACTGATCTTACAACTTTGATGCAGAACTTTATAACTAATCAAGATGAGTGTACTGTAGCATCATTTAGAAGTTCTCTCTGGAGAATGCATAGAGACTTTATGGTACAAGGATACATCACACCGGATGGATTAAAGACATTCCTAGAGATGGGAAAGCTTTATGAAAAGGCCGGTGGAAATGATATTTATCATGAGAAATTACTTCCGGATATTGAATCTCTGGAAGTCAAATATACAAAAGACAGTGTACTATAATTTATGGGTAGTCAAGCATTATACTTGGCTACCCATTTTTTTACTTTGATTCTTTGCTTAAATAACAGCTCATTCCATAAACAGTAACTTCTTTCAATTTTCCATCCTTAAAAATCACTTCATCTGGATATTCTTTCTTACAGTATATTGCAGCAGCCGTAGCTATGCCATCAAGATATCCTGCCAGTTCAAACGGTTCTATAATTTCAGCTATATCTTTTTTGATTTTGTCTATCTGTTTCATATATGTCTCCTATTGTTCAAGGTTTATATATGTGTTATTATACTCTCTCAGAGAGGTAAATACAAATGAAAAGATACGAATATAAACCAGGCTTCTGCAAACTGCTCCACTACAATGGATTGTGGCGTGTAGAGTATGAAGGGATACCTGGGCACTTTAAAAAGGTAAAAATGGCTTGTGCCTGCATGAAAGATGAATGTGATCAGGATTGTGAAGTATTCGAAACTGTAGCTGATGTGAAAAATCCAAACATGGAATGGCACATGCGAGATGAAAAAAGGAGATATGATCGGATGATCTATCTCTATCTCCTTTTTTCATTGGATTGAATGCCAAGACTTAGTTTATTGTTTGCGTAATATGTCATAAGTTTATGTAATACAAACTCTGGTAATAACTTTTGTTTTTGGCACTTCTTCAAAAAGCTATTTGGCAACTCAAGGTTAATGTGATTGTTTAATTCTGGTTCTTTATATGGCTTTTTATTAATACACTCTGATAGTAAACCTTCTTCTTTTAATAACTGCAAGAAATCTCTTCCTTGTGAAGTTATTCTATACCTCTTTGAGCTTCTCTCAATAAAGCTCAATCCAAGCAAATACTGAGTGCGACATGATAAGTCGCTGCTCGACTTGAACAACATATTGTATTTCTGGTTTGCCGCCTGTTTTAGTGCTGATCCAGTTAGCACCTCTGTTTCTAATTCTTGCAAAATTTCTCCAAAATAAAGTGTACTGTTTTGTATTTGTCTGCCCAATGAAATTTCAGAATGTGTCTTTAACAGGTCAGCACCTGCATCTGTGAGTGCATAAGTTTTGAAATCTACCTCATACAATAACTTCCACTTACATAACGTGGCGAAAGTCATTCTGACAGTGTTTGAAGACCTTATATCATAATTCGATTCTAAAAAAGCTGAAAAGTTGGAGAAAGCTTTTTCCCCGTCTTTGAAAAATTCTAACATCGTCAAAGTGCTTGACATTAAATTGCTTTTATCTGGGATATAGCCAGTACCGCTTCCTCTACTCATTCGCTTCTCCTTTTCCCAATGTTGCCATTAAGAGATTTGTAGCAAAGCCTTCTATTGCATCGATGTAATCTATATCTTCATCTTCCCATTCGCAATTAGGATATCTTTCTCGGAATCTATCAACTATATTCAGCACAGTTTTATATGCCGCTTGATCAGCGCCATATTTGTCGTTAGCTTTGGACCATGGATAAATTTTACCATTTTGTAAAAGCGTATCGTATACAAATGTTACTTCTACAATGTCTGTTCTTCTAACAGATTCTTCCAATAATTGCAGAATATATTCCGGTGGAGTTCGAACTTCGGATTCCCACGATTCAAGCGTCCGGAGCGGAATGTTATAGCGCCTGGAGAACTCCGCTCTGGAGACTCCTATGTAATTTCTCATTTCTGTAATAGTCAAGTTATTCACCTCTTTCAGGAAAAGGTTACCACACAATGTGTGGTAATGTCAATAAAAAAAATAGACAGTTGAGCATTCTTCTGTCTATTTTTTTTGCTGAAAACTAAAAAAATGTGTATGTACGACAACCAAAAAGTTATCATACATATATGTTATTCTGTTATATTTTATTTATCAAGCATATTCCGAACGTCTTCTACAGAAAGTCCTTTTTCTCGAAGTAATTTGGCAAGATCTTTCATAGACTGTTCTTCTTTTACGGCTGCTTCTTTCTTCTCTGCTACTGCTAAGTCTTTCATAAGATTTTTCTTCTGCAATTTAAGAGTCTTAAGTTCGTCAGTGAGCTTAGTAATTTGTTCTTCTGTTGATGCAATCTGCGCTTTAACTTCTTCAGTTGTCAATTCTACTACTCGTCTTTTACCTCTCATTTGAAGTACCTCCTGACATAATTTTAAATAATCATATCATAAAATTATTAAAGGTACAATATATCATCGGAATGTTAACATTATTTACCTACCTTCTCTGGTAGTTATTTTAGGAAAATTGTCTCATTGTACTGTTCAGTTTTGACACCATTTGTACACCATTTTTGTGTTAAGTTACGTGAAGATATAACATGATACGTGAATGTTAATCTTTTAAATTCAATATATAATGGTTAAAAATGGTCATATTTATTTAATTTCATGTTCCTCATGGAAATGCTTATATTTTTCTATAAGTCGTTTATAGGTCCCTGTAAAATCAATGATTTTAATGTGCTAATACTGATTTTACACCATTTTTACACCATTCTATAGTTAGCTGATTTTTTGGAATGCTCTGCACGTATTTATATCATTCATCGTACTTTCTAACAACTTAATGTCACTCATTTTTTTATCACTTAAAACTTCTGTATAGATATCCATGGTCATCTGAATATTTGTATGTCCAAGATATGATTGTACTGTCTTTGGTGGGATTCCTGCCTCAAAACAGCGTGTGGCAAATGTGTGTCTAAATGTATGCGCACTAAATTTTGGCATCAGAGGCTGATTTTGAGATGCTCTAATTTTATTAACATTATTTCTTACTGTACGTATCGAACTACCAAGTACTTCATCCATCAAGGGTCTATTATTTCTTGTCACGAAAAGGAGCTTACCAAGAACGTCAGAGTCATAATCAATCGGTGGCAATGTATTGAGCTGCTGTACTTGATCTTCAATTGCTTTTCTGCATATGGAATTCATCGGTACGGTTCTTATACTGGATTTAGTTTTTGGTATGCTGATTTTGTATCCTAAAAAATCATCTTTTGAAGATTTTCTAAAATAAGTTAAAGTTTTAGTAACATTTATAGTATTATTTTCAAAATCAATATCATCTAAAGTAAGCGCTCTCAGTTCTCCTGAGCGAAGTCCTGTATTAACTGCGACAACATATAGATTATAATAGAAGCATCCTTTCGCCATAAAGAAGAAATCTCTTTGATCCTCACGGGATAAGGTAACGATTTTTCTTTTGTCAGTTCCGATTATTTTTATGCCTTTTGCCGGGTTTTTAGTACATAAATCATTATCCATAGCATAAGAGAATAAATCGCACAAAACTGTACGTATATTATTGACTGTACTTTTATGTAACCTTTTACCCAGCCCGTTAAGTAAATCTGTTACCATCAATTTAGTAATTGATGACAATGGCAATCTACCTAGTACAGGTTTTATATAGCAATGGTATGTACGTATATATATTCTAATTGTACTTGGCTTCAGAACAGGTTCTTTATATACCCTCATCCACTTTTCATACCACTGATCCAAAGTCATACTGGAGTCTACTACATTATTCTTACTGTAATTATCTACAACTTCACTCATTAATGCATTTTTAACTTCTTTTAAAGTTATCCCGTATACGCATCTACGTTTCCCGAACCTATCTGTAAATCGGGCTTGATATCTACCGTCCTTTCTCTGTGAAATGCCCTTTCCGAGTTCTTTACCTTTTAAATCTTTTCCCATTATACATCATCCTTTCAAAAAGTCCGTATGTACAATGAGGCAATTTTCTACATTAATCATATCATACATACGGACTTCTTTCAATTATAAATAGACAATGCTATCTAAATATTTTTCAAACTTCTGTCTTTTTATCAGACACCTGTTACCGGAGTACATGACAAAAGTACATCCCGGTTCTTTAACAAGCTCACGTAGCTTATTCTTTCCTATATTAAAGTATTGAGCGGCCTCATCTATAGTTAGAGCATATTTCTCAGATAATGCGATCATCATCTTCTACTTTCCAAAATCCAAGTTGATGCTCCAAATCTTCTATTAATTTAGTATTGTCACTCTGAATTACTACCTCAATTGTTTTTGGAAGTTCAAATGATAACACTCCTAAAATAGATTTAAGATCTATAATATATCTTCCAAATTTTCCATCAATATCGCAATCTTTAAACTTATTTGCAATAGATACAACAGCCGTAGCATCTGCTGAATTATTTAGTCGAATTTTCATAGTTATCCTTTCTTTTTATCAAATAAAATGATATACTATGCATGGTTGTATTTGATGTATAGCATTCATACATATAACCATACACATTTTTCTTTAAAGAGGCACTAACCATATACGGAGTGCCTCTTTTTTTACTTTTAATCATCATATTCCCATTCACGAGTGTGTCTATTATAATGACTATTCGCTTTGCACCGGAAGTCATGTTGAGCAGGATCCCCTTTAATAAGTGGACACTCATTACAATGGACACGATTATTTTTATCATATGCGCTATATTTTTCGCATATAGCCTTTTCTTTGTCTGTTGTAAGCATAGTTACACGTCTTCATCCTGTGGCATTTCAAATGTATTGGTTTCTTCTAGTGCAGCAAGTACATTATTCATAGATGAAATAGTTAAACCCATATTATTACTTGAATAAAATACATTCATAGAATGCCATTTATCATTTTGTTTTCTTAATTTATTCAATACATTATGTGCTTTTTTAGAAGAAGAATATTCTCCAAGTAATACAGAACTATTTGCATATTTCATACGAATCTGATTTCCATTATATATAGAAAATGTCTTTCCAGATGCATCTAAATAATTTTCTTGATTTTGACTTCTGATCCACATAAAACCCTCCTATTTATTCTCTGTTGTACTTCCAAATCCGCCATTTCGTACTCCTGCAGCTTCATCATCAATAGTAATACCATATTCAACAAAAATACCCTGAGCGAATCCTTCTCCGCGAAGTACATTAAGAGTTTTCCATGGTCTTTTACTATCATTAGTAACTTTAATAAAGATATGACCTTCATTATCAGAATCATAGTAATCACTGTCGATGATACCTACTGTATTATCAAGCTGCAGACGGTATTTGAATCCAAGGCCGCTTCTTGGATAGCATTTCAGTACCCATCCTTCATCAATCTTACATCTAATTCCAGTTGGCACTTTTACTGTTTCACCTGGTTTCATATTAAGTGTAAGCGGTGTGAAGAAGTCATAACCGGCACTTCCTACTGTTGCTCTTTTAGGAAGTTCAATACTACCATAAATGCCTTCTATTTCACGTCTCGTGTCAGCATCAGAGGCGTCTAATTCGAATGTATCACACCAATCTTTCATGAATTCTTCTAAGCTCACTTTTTCAAACTTTGCTATTCTTTTCATTTACAAATCTCCTTTTTTAAATATTCAATATATTCATTCCATTCGCCTAATGAATGGATATATTCTTTAGTTTTTAAACATTTTTTCTTCATATCTTTTTTCAAATCAATTGTCCTATACTGCTTACTTTTTTGAAGTTTATTGGTCAAAAAAGCATCAGTTACCCTAGAGACTAACAAGTAATCCTTACTGTCCATAGAATCCAAAATAGCGTTGTATTCTGCTAAATCTTCCTCAGAAATAGGGTAATCACATTTGGGTAAGTTCTTAGTCGAGAAAGGACTAATATCAGCTCCTGCAATCGCAGGTTTAAGAAAAAGTGCTATGTATTCTAACTTACGAGCATGGAACTTAAACTCTATTTCTTTGTCGTTTTCCATGATACTTCGTACAGTTCCTTCATCTTCAAGTGCCTTGTATAATTCTGCATAAGTTTCATATTCCGGTAATCCGAGATCATTGGCTATAGCTTTTAAAATATTGTGTCCTCTTCCTATAGATGGAATGTAAGCTACAAGAGTAGAAAACCCATAATGATATATTTGAGCGCCGCCATAACACTTAATATAAATATCATCAAAGCTTGGATCTATTCCTCCAGAATCATCTCTGGGATAATCATTGGTACTTTGATCTATCGCAGCTTTTAGTCTGTAAGTACCTTTATATTTCATTAGATATTTTGCCATTTAAAAACCTCTTTAGAATCAGTTCCTTTCTTAAATCCAAAAAACGGAACATCTTCTTTAAAAGTATAATCATCATTAATATAGTAACATGGATGCTTTTTGTCTTTATAAAGAAGCATTCCTCTTGCGTTAACTCACAACAGTTAAATAAAAAATTTTCTCTATAATAATCACAATTGAGACAATTCATTTTAGTTTTTTACTCCCTTTAACTCATTAACAATGGTAACAAAAACGCCCATAAGCACCATGCTGAATGCGTGACTTCAATGCCTACAATTACTGCTAATGCAGTTGAAATCCATGCTGCTGCTTTTGCAAATTCCATATCCTAATTCTCCTTCAATACCATAATTACTGCATCACAGATACCAATAATTCTTTGAAATTTTTCATCCTTCATACAAGCATTTACGCTAGATATCTCATATCCATTTTTCGCAAGCTCTTTTATTTCAGACATCCATTCAACAACAATGTTACTACCGGATTTTTCCTGAGACGTTTTTTTTATCTGGTGGTGATACGTAAGGCAATTGTTGCGGCCTTCCTGGTGTCATATCTGCTTCCTCCATTAATTTAATATAATTCCTTTAATGTTTTTATCATAATTTTAATTCTCCTTTATGCTTTCCATAAGTTCACTACGAATTTCATCATACATTTTATGTAACTTAGGATTAACAAAAGTCATCCATTCTCGCCGTTTATCCTGTATCATAAGTGCTCTCAACATGGTCCCAGAGATGGGTAATTCTTCACGATTAATGATTAATTCGGTTGTGTTCTTTAAATCTTTCTTGTCGAACCATCCACTCCGGCTATCATCATTACCATAAATCATTACATCTGGATTTTTATAAATATATCGATCTGCATTTTGAAGAAGATATCTACCCCAATCTGGTGTGATATCATTTTCATCAGTAAGGTCTGATAATGCATAAATCATAATGTTTGGATCATCACCATATACTTCACGTATCATCTTGATTCTAGTATTAACATTCAAAGGATTACGTTTTGTCCCACATTCTTGTGCACTGCCAACAAGAATAAGCATCCGATCACAAAGCAATAACCCAGTATCAATAAGTTTTTCATGGCCTTTGTGGAACGTTTGAAAACGCCCACAAACAAGCCCAACATCATATGGTTTCATGTTATTTCTTCTCCTCTTTAATTCCAAGTGTATAAATAAATGTTACTAAGAACACAATGGAAAAAGCGATATATATAATAATTGCTGCAGGAATAGTAAATATAACTGTAAGAAATATATATATCTTACCGAACCAATTTTTATTTTGGGACCACTTTTTATATTCTTTTATTGGTAATAATTCATCAATTGCACAATTAATTATTAAAATTGTTGTGAAAAGAATTTCGATTAACAAGAATGATATAAATATGTTCTCCATTATTCTGCCTCCACTTTTAATTCAGGATTAAATACCGGAATCTTCTCTGATTTGAAGAGACATCGTTTATGCATTAAATCAATCTTAGCTTTTACAGCCAGATCGTCAATCTCTCCTGTACGAAGATATCTGTCCAGAACTTCATATGGGAATCCTAAATTGTCCTCATCTGTCTTTCCACATAATCCATCAATTGGAATCTTTTCAATAAGTTCTGTAGGAAGCAATAATTCATATCCAAGTTTTTTAACTTCATATACAGTTAATTTTCCTAACGGACTAAAATCACCTGCCGAATCACCATACCTGGTTTCATAACCGACATATGATTCTGAAAGATTACATGTATTTGCTACTCTTCCATTACAAGACTGAGAGACAGCATATAATGTAGACATTCTAATACGTGCCGGAAGATTTATTTTTGTCTGTTCGCTGATCTCGATTCCTGAGCTTTCGAGTCTTGACAATACACTTCGAACTGTGTCGCTAATGTTGATTTCGTATGATTTAATATCAAGAAATTCACAAAGCTTGTACGCAGCATAAATATCTTTCTGCTGACCCTGTGGCATTAGTACACCAATTACACGATCTTTTCCAAGAGCTTCTACACAAAGCGCTGCTACTACGGAAGAATCTTTTCCACCAGAGATTCCTACAATTGCATTGCAGCCGGGACCATTCTGATCGAACCAGTCTCTGATCCACTGTACAATTTCATTCTTGAGTTCTTTAAAATATCCATCGTAATATTTCATCTTATAATCCTCCTAAACAATTAATATATTGTTTAACATTGCCATTATCATATGTCTTTGTAATCAATACGGCAGACACTGTTTGTCCTATTCTTCCATGATATTTACGATATGTACTTTCATCACTAAGTGAATATTCCACTCCGTTATAGTCTACCGTAATTTCATACTCGGCATAATCTGTCCGAAATTGTGGAACATGATTAATTATACCTATGAAACGAGTTTCTTTCGGTTTATAGTATTCATTAACAATTTTGACTTTTACACTTTCTTCTTTCTTATCAATACATTTAGCGCAACCAGTCAACATAAATGCACTGATAAGCAGAAGAATTAATATAGTAGTTACCTTTTTCATTTTGATTCCTCCTGCAGTTCCTTTCTTACTTTCATAAGAATTTATATGTAACTCCTACTGTCCTTTATGTCTTGACATATCGACTGTTGTTTTAAAATATTTACCAATTGTTGCAATTGTTGCACAAATAACAGGGATCATTGGTTTCGTAAATCTAGTTGTATTAAATATGATATTTAATCCATTAACCAATGCGTCCCCTACAAAAAATTTCAGTATACATCCACCTATGTAAGCAAACATAAATGATAATGCCGGACTAATAACAAGAGTGAAAATCGCAAGGATGATTACTGTAAACGCACCTATTCCTTCTAATGTATTATCTTTTCTGTTCATTTAATTCCTCCGAATCTTTTTCATATTCAACTACAATTACATGTAATCCATATCTTCTTGCAGTATCAATCATATTTTTTGTACCTCGCGATTCACCATCCCAAAATGCGATCAACGTACCAGAGCCTGATTCTGATGCAAATTTTGCCATTTCATTATTACGTCTAGGGCCAGCAGACTTTCCATAAACTCCCCATAACGCTTGAAATCTTATAACGGAGTAACCATTATCAAACGCATAACATTCACCAAGCCTATCTGCACCTTTTGCACCACCACTGATAACTCTAATTTGCTGAGTGTTATTAACTTGATTCTCTTCGATATAATCTGACACAGTTTTCTTAAGCAAACGATAATCATCAAAATCTCGTGAACCGGCTATAATAATATTCATCGCCTCGCTCATTCATCCAGCCTCCATAATTCCACATCATAATCTTTAAGTTCCTCTTCAATGATTTTATAAACCATTTCCCAGTCTGCTCCCCCTCTTCCACAACCAATCTTATACGGAAGTGCTACTGAAGTTCTACAAAGATCTTTTCCTTCTAGTCCATTTTTTTCACGCCATACTCCAAAATGTTGCGAAATATATCTTAAACCATATCTAAAAGCTTCAAGATCTGTATACTGTTTACCATCATATCCATATTTATTTTGTGCGAATAAAGACAATACAATTTGACCTCTATCTTTCAATAAATATGCATCACACGTTCCGAGTAGTTCTTCCGACTCGAACTTACAAAACTCACAAAACTTTCTATAGTGTTTATAAATGCCTTCATCATAATCTCTTAATGCTTTAGCGACTCCAGTGTTCATTTCTCCTTGGCAGTTAACCTGATGAATTATAAAATCTGTCTTTGCATTAACGATATTACCTTCAATAATTTTAATCATAAATCTTTTCCTATAAATCCTGAAATGTAAACTTCTCGCCACAGGAGCAAATCACTTCTCCAATAGTTCCGATTGATGTTGGTGTAAAGCACCATGTAAGAGAGCCGCCTATGCAACCATGTCCCATTGCTCTCTGTTCCATAGTTTTCAAACCATGTTTCTCAGCATCATGTTTTAATTCCCACTCTCTGATTTTCTCTTGTTCTTTTTCTGAAATTGGAAATCCTCTATACAGATCCTCTTTCGCTTTTTTCAGTTCTGCTTCCATTCTCTGCATTTCAGAATCTTTATAATGCTCATCTTTGAGCTTCTTGTTTTCTTCTTCTAAGTATTTAATTCGTTTTTCATAAGTATCTGCTTTATCAACAATCCCCTGACAAAGATCTGAAACTGAATCCGTAAAATATGTACTACTCATTTTTATACCTCCTTCATTAAATATTTCACTGGAACCCTTTTAGTCAGCCAAACTCCATTTTTAGATAAGTAAAATTTGTATCCATCTTTGTACATCTGTTCACTATTGATAGAATAAACAACTTCTTTACCATGTCTCTTGCCGACAGCTTTGGCGGTTTCAACATCTTTTGACAAATGAACATATAAACGACTTTTAGGAATCAGTCCATTCTGATCAATAGACGCTATATATTTCTCGCCAGTTCCATGATAAAGAATTTTAGGTGGCTCTTTCTCTTCCAGTTCTACATCTACCGGAATTGAATGTCCCTGATTCGCTCTGATCAATGTCTTGTCATCATTGAAAGAATATCGCTGCTTATTGTCAGTCCGTACAATTTCCTCTAAAAATTCTTTGTTGAATCCGGGATTGTTTTTAGCGATACCCTGAATCAGTTCTTCTACATTCGCCCAACCATGTTCATCTATAGTAATACCAATAACTTCAGGCTTATGTCTTAATATAAGACTTATATATCTACTAATACTTTGTAAATTCATTCTCTTTACTCCTCTTTACTCCATAAATGATGAAACGTGTACAGTTACAAAATCACTATGTGCACGAATATAATCCAAAGTTTTTACTGTATCCTCTACAATTGCAATCTGAGACGGCTTAAGCCCAAGCTTTTGTTGCAGCGTCTGAAGCACAGTAAGTTTTTCTGTCTTTTCTAAAGTAAAATAGATATTATCATCCGGAAGGCCGTAATTATCTTTGATAAAAGCTCTTTTGCCGGGGATCTCACTGAAAGGACTCTTTGAACAAGCATATACTTTGTCAATACCTTTCTTTTGAATGAACTCTTGCATTAATTTAATCGGACGCACATCTTTATACGGATTCTCACTGGAAGCTACAAGTCTATCCCATTCATCATCAGTCATACTATGACTTAATTCAGAGAACTCATACGGAGCAAGTACTCCATCTACATCCATTACTACAATCACATCATCTTTTAATAAATAATCTGTAATTTTACTCATCTTTGTTTCCTCCGTTTAATCTTTCTCTAATGTCTTCAAATGTTTCTTTATTGCAAGCTTTCCCATCTACAAATACGGTACTTAACGCTCCGTCACGAAATACATCATTATACCCGTCTTCACACTGTAATTCTCCATTGTCATCGTAATATATACAACAACACCCTTTATGAGATTTTTTCAAATGACTCGTATCGGTTTTTGGATCTTTATAGATCATAATTGGCTCGCCATTGACAATTCCATAGGTGGCTTTCATAGCAATACCAAACATATCTCTGGTTACAACAACCATATGTCCATCGGGTTCTATAACTGCTGAGAAGCAAAATGCTCCGACTCCGAATACGATATTGTTTGCAGCAAATCCTTTTTTCTTCAGTTTTTCCCATACCTGCTTTACATTATTAAGAGTACATCCGTCCCCATAAATAATTCCAATGTGCGGATCAAGCACTTTATATCCCTTGCTATTTACTGTTCCGCCGAATGTATTCCAAAGCTTTTCAATTGTCTCTACAGCAATTTCTACCATATCTCCGGAATCTGGACGAACCAGAAGTTTACCATTATGCTGCATGATTTCTTTTTTACAAGCCGGAAGAATATTATCAATCATATTCCAGTAATCATAAGTGTCAGATACCATACTGAAAGATGCATTAGGATATAGTTCCGTAAGTAGTCTTTTTACAAATGTGATTTCATCACCGTCTACTGCATAATTTGAAGCCATAACTGAATGTTCTGTTGATACAGCACCAATTCCGATTCTTTTAGTCCAACAGCAAGCATCATAATACGTATCTATATAATCAATGGCCGGAATTGTACTTGTCTTATCAAATGATAATAACCAAGCAGATGAACATCTTACTGCCTCTTCCATACAAGACATTCCTCTCATACCAAAGTCTGAGCAGGCCATTTCAGGTCTTAAAAAGTCATCACAGGTCATTTTATAGTAGTCGTTTGCAAGTTCTCTATACATATGACCAATTGTTGCATGAGCACATGGTTTCCAGAGTTCAACCTGCAGGATACATTCTATCCACTGTACTACCCAAGCAAAATCTGGATGTGTGTTTGTAATTTCGATGCATGGGATGCCCATTGGTACTAATGTTCCCTCCGGAATAGCACGTATCTGAATTGGAAGATAACCTAATTTATGAAGTTTCATAATAGGCTCTAGGTCATAACTATTTCCTAACTGTATATCCATACTGTATTTATATGTATGCTCAACTTCTACTGCTGTTAATTCAAAAAAGTTTTTATTAAAATAATCAATCAGATATTCTTCAATAAATGCCTGTAGACCAAAGAATACCATTTTGTTCTGATTCTTAAGCATTGATCTTCGTGGGGTCCAGTAAGATACTAATTTCGTCAGTCCTTTCGGATAGATTTTATTATGGATCTGTTTATATGTGTCTGAGAGCAAAATTGCCATTGTATTCATTATTTTTCATTCTCCTTTTTATCATTTATAACTTTATCAATCTGATCTGTAATGTAATCAATAACATCCTTGCCGGTTTTCCCAATTGCTTGAATGTTGTCAGGTGTAATTTCCTTTACAACTGCCATCGTATATATTGTTTCTGTACTTGGAGTGATAACCAAAGTAACTGCGCTGATGACAGATACTATCGCACATTTCTTCATAAAACTTTTATGAGTTAATACAGATCCATAGTCTATGTCACCCTCAATGAATGCTATACATATCGCAATTATGCAGCATATTAAAATACATCCAGCAAGAATCTTCAAAGAATCTGCTCTACTAGCAAAATAAATCGTCCAAGGACTAACAATCGGTTTCATAATGCCTCCTTATCTGAACCTCTCAACCAGTTCAATCTTAGGACTTTCCAGATTTGTCAAAATCGTATCTGTCGTATAAATCTTCTCAATCAGTCCATTGTTTTTCAGAAGTTCTCCTTCATAAATAGTATTCTCACAATGAGTTACATAAAGATAAATCTTACCTACACCGGCCTCTTTCAGCTTTTTAGCACTGTGATAAAAAGTACCACCTCTGCTGCAAATATCATCTACAATCAGAATGTCTTTACCTGGTAATTGATCAATTTCACCAGATAAGTTTAAACCTTTAATCTCTCCAGTCTCCCAATCTCTGTTCTTAATACCGAAAGCATATGGAAGATGTACTGCTGAAGAATATCGCTTCATGGATCCCGCATCCGGATAAAACATCATAAGGTTATTACTCGCAATCTTCTTAACAGTATCCTCAATCATTCGATTCGGGGATTCTACATGTACTTTATTAAATAATGCGGCAGATACATCAGAATGCGGATCTAAAACTTCTACTTTTCCAAAATGTAATGAATTAATAGTCTGAGCAAAATATTTTAAAGTAAATAATTCGTTCTCATGCTTGACTCGGTCCATACGTGCATCTGGGATATAAGGCATATATAAATTAGGCACTACTCTATGATCCCAACAATATCTAGTAATATATTCAACTGCTGTTAACTCTTCCATTGATTCAAAGAACCATTCAATATTATCTCTGCACCATCCTCCAATAGGAGGAATATCCTTAAATAAGAATGTTCCATCCGGATATTTATCAAGTTTGATTTCTACGCCGTTTAATTTAATCATTTAGTTCACCTCAAAATAAAAATATTTTACTTCCCAATCGTCTTTAAATGTATCACGAACAGATAAAGCTATCTTTCCACATTCATTCATATGAGTCATAGCCAATGTCTTCCGACATGGGATTCCAGAGGTTTTTATGTCTGCTTGACATCTTTCATGTAATTCTTCCACATTTAACTTCCCATATCTTAAAGTATCCTGATGTGGATTTGGAACATTAGTTAAATCTTTTATGTCAGGATTAATTTCTTCCTTATTACATTCAGTTGGGAACGCACCGGCTCCATGCCGTGTCATATAGGTACGAGTCACATAACAGGCTTCTATATTGATTTCATCAGTCCAATTTACAGACTTTATAATTCTTGCAGGATTTTTAATACCAGTGTTGGATGGAGTAAGATGCGGATAATATTCAGTATTATTTTGATCTAAAAGAAGCCCCTGCCCATTTTCAAATACTATGGTATCGTATCCATTAAGTAATTGATCATTACTTACAAAATGTACATGTGACATCATAAAATCAAGATCTTTATAGTAATGATCTCGAAGCCCAGGATTTTTTACGGGATGAAATAATTCTTCTTCCTGTTCAGATAATGTAATTCCCATATGTCTAAACATATCCATATAATATGACCATGACAATGAATATGAATTAATATGTTTTTTATAGCGTTGAATTGTATTATAAATCCCCATTCCACAGCTTCCGTGTTTATTGTTACCACGACTTCGTTCAATAATTTGATTTGCCATCATATCAAAAGGATTTGTAATCATACATTTTTCATGAACATACACATGAGGTTCCCATCCTAATTTCTTTAACTCTTCCCATTCTTCCTTGAATACCAGAGGATTTAAAATAAAATCCTCCGGTAAATATGTATCTGCTCCATTTAATGTTCCAGAGCCGAAATGATGAAAGACATGCCGGGTTCCATCTGATTTTAATACTGTATGTCCTCTCTGAGCGCCGCCATTTGAACACACAACGATACAGTTATCTGCATTTTTAGTATAATAATCTGTTAATTTACCCTTGCCCTCGTCACCAAAGTTTGCTCCGATGACAATTTTTATATCTTTCATAAGTTATTCTCCTTACCAAACAATAGCTCCTGATTCATCTGTCTCTGCAGAAATTACAGTGGATGAGACTACTACAGGTTCATTATTTTCTGCAGCCGCAACTACAATCTTTACAATTTCATCTGCAATATCATCAAGACGATTAATGGTCCTAAAATGATTATCATCAAGATACTCTGAAAAAGACTCAACTATTCCTCTCTGGTCATATCCATCACGATGATTTACATTAATGTGATAAATATCAAATTTCTCAGATGTTTCCATATATAAATCTTTAGTTTCTACATCGGCCTGAAGCGTATCGCCAGTTGTAATTCCTAATCCAGAGCGTCGTCCTGATACTGGTAAGTACGGATTAAGACGTTCGTCCCCAATTGTGATAATTACGCCTTTTTTACCCCTATTCCAACAATCAAGTTTTGTATGACGAGATCCAAAATACCAAGCAGCAGTATATGACTCGAAACAATTACCTCCGCCGCCAAATTCAAAATAGATTTTATCAAGCTGCTCCGCAATTCTAATATCGGATTCAAATTGTGATGCCTGAATTGGATAATTATCATATGCTAAATCACCAATACCCATAATCATAAATTCTACATCTTTAATCTGACCATATAATTTTGTCATGATTTCATTAAGTCTTTTTGCAATTTCTACTGCGGTCTGTCCCATAGATCCTGTGACATCCAAAGCTAAAATGACTGGTAAAGTATTCGGATGCTCTTCATTATCACAACATTCTCTAATAACACCTTTAGGATCGAGTGCTGCATCAATATTTTTTGCTTTAAACATTTCCTGATTAGAATAACTTCCTGTAACTACTCCTCGTGAATCAGTGCCATATCCTTTTGATGTTGAATAACTTACAAAACTTCTAGTATCCCAACTTCCGCTTCCCATAATTATTCATCCTCCTCTAAATCATCTTCACTATCTTCTGTGTCTGTATCATCCATGCTAAAATCAAACATACCGTCAAATACATCCCCCATACCACCATTCATCATCATAAATGGCATCATAGCGTTCATTGGATTACTGTCTGTTCCAGTTCCGGTACCGGCCGCTCCATTCATCATCTGAGACATCATCATGTATTTAAAGATTTTATTTGCACTATTCTTATCTTTTCCAAGATTACTTCCGAACATAGATACAATTTTCCCATAGAAATAAGTATTGCCCATAAATACATGGCGCTCCGGCAGAATTGTTTCAACTGTAGAATCCTCATAATTGATTACAGTGATCTTTGTTTTATCTGCTTCGATGACGCACTTAGGTTTGCCATTTACAAGGATGATGTCTCCTTTAGCCACCTTATTTGTTGGAATGACGAAGAAAAAGTTTTCATCTACTCCAGGAAACACGAAATTGCCACAGTTTGTGAGCTTACCGGATTTAACATTGTAACTCTTATATCCATTAGAGGTTTTTACTGCGATATTACCACTCATAGATAACTTACACATTCCACTACCAATTTTTCCAAACATTCCATTCATAAAATTATTCATCATTTTAATTCCCTCCATTGTTTAATTTAATTTCTATTGATTACATTAATCTGGCAGCTTTCCATTACATCAAGAGCCGCTTTATGCTTTTCCGGTGTTGATCCTGCGCAGCATGATGCATCAACTGTGATTTTTGCCTCTGGATAATAAGTTTTAATCAAAAGAGCGTTTGTAATAACACAGATATCTGTGCATATGCCAATAATTTCAATATCTAATAAAGAAGAATCATATGCGATACCAAATGTTTCTTCCCAATCCCAGTCATCAAATCCAAAAGTAGATTTACAACATACCATAAAACTATCGAGATTTTTATAATCAAGTTCATCAACAATTTCCCAACCTTTAGTACCATACATACAATGTTCAGGAAGTTTTCTGCCCTCTGAAGTATCTGCGTAATCTGAATGATGAGTATCCTTTGTAAGAATTACATAGTTCTTATTATTCTTATATTCATCAAATTTCTCTTTTACATTCGGAATAATAGCTTGGGCTTCCGGCGTACCAAGTGAACCGGTTACAAAATCATTCTGTACATCAACTACAATCAGAACCTTCTTTTTCTCTTCTTCCATCTTCGTTCTCCCATTCTTTAATTTGCTGTGCTCCATCTTCAACTTGCTGCTTATCATGTCTTGAATAATTATCTGCTGAACCATAAGCCCCTTTATGTCGATATGAAGCATGTCCTTTACGAGTATTAGTTTTTACTGCAGTGCCACCCATGCCAAGTCGTCCACTGTGTCCTTTATGTAACATCCCCTCTTTAAAATCAGGATCGTTCAAAGTTTTATATCCATGATACATAAGTTCTCGTTGACTTATTAATTTTTTTCTACGTTCAATATTTCGTAGTCTTTGCTTTCTCAAATACCCTCTGTTACGTTCCGGCATTACTATTCCTCCAGTCTATACAAAATAATTGGTCCACCTTCAATATAGAACGTCGCATTGTAATCTATAAATTCTCTAGCTTCATCTTCTGTCATATCCTCATGGTTAACTAAAGATTCAACCATTTTTTCGTAATCATATATTGCTCTATCATCAGAAGAAATACCAAGAAATGCATCTTCATAAGATGGATTTGTAAAGAATATCGTCCCTTCGTACCCGGCCTCTAACAATAACCGTTCGGTTTTTGTTTTTTTTTGATGCTTGATGATCCTCATAAATATTATCTGCATGTACTTCAATGTCATCATGTAACGTCTCTTCTGGGTAAAGCACTATTAAAGAAATAATATAAGAAGATAGGATCATATCTGCTGCATCCTCTCCTGAAAGGCTGTATTTTCTTTTCAATACATCTTTTAATGCCATAAGATAATCTTTTTCATCCATAGTTATTTTTACACTCCCAATAATTTTAATATCACAGAAATTATTCGACCTATTAAAAAGCCTATCATAATCGGGCATCCTGCTACTAGCATAGCTTTATTATTTATTTGTGATTGATCGAGTGAATCGTTATATATCCATTTCTCCAATTTATCTATTATTTTCTTCATTATGCAATTCTCACAATCTGTTCGTATAGAACTATATCTTTTATTGTTATTGCTTTATTGTCGTGGTAATGTCCACACAACCAACGCTTATAATCAACATTGCACCTTATTTCTTCCAGATAATTTGTTAACTTATCCGGCTTATATAGTCCATGTGATAATAATGCTGCTGTAGAAGAAGCTGTACAATGTGTTAAGATAAAATCTACCTTATTATTATGTTCTGCCAGATTCTTTATACCCTCATCCATCTCTTCTTGATTTGGCATTTCTCGTTCCCACCATGAAATATGATTGATTCGGTACATTTTATCTGGATCATCTCTCCATTCCTTTACTCTTGGATCGTCAATCTCTAATACTCCATCTGAAATATCATGACTGGCAGCTCCACCAAAAGTAAAAAATTTTAAACCGTCTATATCAAATATCTGTCCTCTCATAAGATGAATTATAGATGGCTTAATAAAATGCACTTTACCACCATGCCATTCTTCCACCGGATAAGAATCTAATATGTCATAATTCTCATGATTTCCGTCAATAAAGAGTGTTGTGAAATGCTTCTCTTCAAGCCAATTCAGATACCACCTTTGCTGCGGTGAATCTCTCCATATCCCAAAATCTCCAAGAATTATCACATAATCGTCCTTCGACATCTCACGCTGTTCGGGGAAAGAATCCATATTAACTCTATGGATCCAATCCCCATGCGTATCTCCGGTTACCCAGATTATTGGCATAACCCCCAAATGAAGTAGTTAACGCTTAACATAAGTAATGATATTGCAGAAGGCCAATAACCATCCGGAACAACATTATTCATAACAACGCTCATGCATATCACACTGATAATGAAAAACACAATATTTTTTAATATCGTTTTAATCATTATTTCGTTAACTCCTTATACTGATCAAGCAAGGCCGCCAGTTCCGGATTCTCAGCCGCATACATTTCATATTTCTTTGTTACATCCATCTGTTTAATCACTGCATCCATATCCTTTTTAAGCTTCTCAGCTTTCTTTCTATTTTCAATACGCTGATCATATGCAGATGTATCAACTCTACAGATAATTTCAGCAGTAATATTTTTATTATATTTTACTTCTGCTTCCGGTACTGTTAAAATTTCTTTAATAGTCAGAACATCCTTATTACAACCACTTACTAAAACCTGGTCCCCGGCCTTATATGTATTACCGTCATCAAAAACTGCATAATAATAGTCTTTTTTACAACAACAAGTTACTTCTTCAATTACTGCTACTGCATAATACCCTGTTAATTTTGCCATTTGTTCATTCTCCTCTTCTGATTTAATTATATTTAATAAATAACCTTCATACGTTTTAAACTTAACCATATCTGCTTATTTCCCAAATACTGATTTCAGTAATAAGAATACAAGCCAAATTCCTGTAGCAATCAACCAGCTGAAAGCGACCCCGAAACATAATGTGATCAATTTTATAATTACACATGTTACGATCCAACTTAAAGCTAATGCCAATAATGACACAATAATAAGTAAAATTCCCGTCATATTATTCTCCTTTTACAGTTGCCGTTCCTGATGTTAAGTCTCCTGCGTCAACAATTGTTGCTGCATTTCCACCTTGCACCTTCGGCACATCACCATTCCATTTATCAATTTTCTGTTTCTCAATAAGCTCTGGAGTAAGAGACTCAGCAATTTTCTTATTTGCTTCTGCTTCAGCATCCGCTTTAATTCTTGTTGCTTCCGCTTTACCTTCAGCAGTGATCTTCGCCTGTTCAGCCTCAATAGCGGCCTTTTCTTTATCCTGTTCTGCTGCAATAAGAGCAACTTCTTTATCTTTATCTGCCTGTACCTTTGCAGTCTTAGCTTCAATATTTGCAAGTTCCAGTTCCTGCTGTGCATTTACTTTCTTCTGAATAGCTGCCTGAGTTTCATCATCGGTTGAAATCGAAGTAAAGTTTACAGTATCAATGATAATTCCATATGGCTCAAATTTCTTTTTCAAGTATTTGTCAAGTGCTTCATTCAGTTCCTGGCGTTTATCACCAAATACATCTGTTACCGGATACTTAGCAGTTACTTCCTGTGTCCACGCTTTCATCTTTGGTTTAATGAAAGTATTTTTTACACTTTCACCTGACTGACCTTTAAATCTTGTAAATACATCAGCAACTTGATCCTGATCGAACTTATAAGAGAATTCCAAATCAACAAGAAGCTGTTTTCCATCAGCAGTAGGTGTTTTAAAACTCTCATCTTTTGGTGAATCACCTTTATCTTCTGAAGTCAGATAAGACTGTTCAATACCAATTGAATACAGTGATGTTTTTACTGTAGGTGAAATCAAATGCCATCCCTGTGGAAGAGTATCATTTGAAATTCCGCCGTTCATCTTGTATTCTACAGCTACATAACCAGCAGGAACTCTTACCGTACACTTTGCTACACAAATTAATCCTGCTACAATTATTACTGCTAATCCAACCCCACCTAAAAATCCTTTTCTCATTACTCATTCTCCTTATCTTTTTCTTTATTTTCTTCTCTATTTATTTCATCTGCTGCATCTTTCCAGATTCTATGTAAGAATCTCCCAAATGGATAAAACAGTGCAGATAATAGAAACCATAAAACTACAGCTCCAACTAATACTAAAAATATAAATACCGGATTCATATAATTCTCCTTACTACGGTATGCGTTTTCTTACGCATACCGTATAATTAAATTATCATTTATTATTCTGCTGAGTCTGACCGTTCAGAATTTTAACTCCACCGGTAGATTCTACAGTCTTAGCAGCAAGTTCTCTCATCTGAGCATATGCATCGTCAAGTTTCTGCTGTAATTCAACTTTTTCTGCTCTCGCATTAGCCAGATCCTCTGCAAGTCTTTCATTTTTATCTTCCAGAAGCTGTTTCTGATATTCAGCATCTTTCTTAAGTGCTCTGACCTCAAACGCATTTGATTTATCAGCATCGGCTTTACCTTTTTTAATACCTTCCTCTGTTGCTGCCGTAATCAATGTCGGAATCTCTTCTACTTTTGCTTCTAATTCCTTTACATGATCAGCTTTTGCATTCAGTTCTGTTTCTTTCTCAAGAGCCGCTGTTTCTCTAAGTTCCAAAATCTTTTCTCTAGCAGCTTTCTCATCTTCCCATTTATCATTTTCGGCTTTACGACTGCGTTTCAGATTATAAGAATATTCATCTTCCTCACGACTACGAGTTAATTTAATTTCATTTTCTCTTGCTTTAGCTTCTGCATTGATAGAACAAATAATTTCCTGTTTCTGCTGCTTCAGTGCCTCAATTTCAGCTTTCAGTGTATCTTTTTTCTCACCCAATTCAGTTTCAATCTCTGCTTCTTTCGCTGCCTGAGCCTCTTTTAACTCTTCATTTTTCTCTTTATAAGCATTGATCATAGCTGCCATAGCATTTGCTTTTGTCTCAATGCCATATAATTCATCTAACTCAAGCTGTTTAATTTCAATAGCTTCTGTAAGATCATTGTATTTCTTGATAATCTCTGGATTAAAGATATCCTCTTTTGCTGTTGCATCTGCAGATTTGATGACTTCTGTTTTCAGTTTTGCTGCTGCTTCTTTTGCAGGATCATCAATCATTCGGTCTCTTGTATCAAGTTTCTCCACCGCTGCCTTATACGCTTCCATAATTTCTGCTTTTGTTGATTTCATTGTAATTTCTGCCATGTTTTTAGTTCTCCTTTTTCTCCGTATTTTGTTTAATTAAATTTTTATATCAAAGCTTTAATAGCTTATCAATCACATTTACTCCATCCACATGATTTACATGTGTTACATCCACCTTCAAAAATTAACTCTCCTCCACATTGAGGACACTTAGCTTTATTTATCTGTTTATTAGTACTTTCTATAAATTCATCACCATCTCCATCATCAAATAGATCATTTTGCATTTCATTGTACATATCTATTAATGCATTTCCGATTGCAACTGGACAACTGCTTCCTTTTGATGTGTCATGTTTTGTTGCTCTTCGCACTGCATATGACGGGCAAGTTCCAGATGATGCAAGCTGATCGACAATAGAATAAATATCAATTCCGCCTCTAGCAGCAAGTGAAATAGCTCTGGATAAGCCAATCATAAAATTCTGGCAACCACCGGAAGATCCTTTACTGAAATATGTTTCAAGAAGCTGTCCGGTTTCTGGATCAAAAAATGCTTCACAATGTAATGTTCCACATCCAGTTGTAAGTGTCCTTTTCTTGCCAATGCAATTATCATCTGCTTTAATAATCATTCCTCTTTCTAAAGTATGAGGTTTGACATCAGCTGGCTTTGTATCTTTCTCTTTAATAGTTGTCGTTAAAATACCTGCACGTTTACATCCGTCTCTAAAGATAGTTACACCTTTTAATCCTGCATCCCACGCTGTCATATATAAATCTTCAACCTGTTCAACTGTAAAATCATTTGGAACATTAACAGTAGAACTAATAGATGCATCAATGTGTGACTGCCAAATACTTTGCATATAGATTCTGTTCTTATAATCCAGTGTCTGCGCAGTTACAAAGTAATCTGGTAATTCAGAATCATCTTTTAATTCATGTTTATCCATATATTCTTTTACAATTGGAGTGTAGACTTTATAATATTCATCATGACCTTTAAGAGACTCTGTTTTTCTTGTATAGTAGTTTGCAAAAATAGGTTCAATGCCACCAGATACACCAATCATAGTTGAAAGAGATCCAGTTGGTGCAATTGTAAGTAACTGAGAGTTTCTAAGTCCAAATGATTCTACTAATTCTTTTGTTTCTCCTAATGCATTTTTACTATAAAACGCTGATTGTTCTACCGCTTCTGGTTTATATTTAGGATATACACCATATTCTTTTGCTAACACAGCAGATGTTTTAATCGCCATATCTGCCATAGTATGTCCAATCATGTCACATAAATCAATGGCTTCTGGACTACCATATTTAATTCCCAGTTTAATAAGCAAATCGGCAAGACCAAAGATTCCAAGTCCAATCTGTCTCCAATCATATACAGATTCTCTTTGTTCTTTTAATGGATGGAGTGGAAGTCCTTCATCTAATACTTCATTTAATGCAATAACAGACGATTTGACACAATGCTTGAAGCTCTCAAAATCAAATCCTGTATCACATGCAAATTCAGCTAGGTTGATACTACCAAGAAGGCACGAACCTCCCGCTGGCAAAGGTTCTTCTGCGCAAGGATTTGTTCCTGCATATTCGAACTCATCATCACAACTAAGCAAGTTCCAATTATTGATTCTGTCCCAGAAAAGCATTCCAGGTTCAGCATAATCCCAGTTCATTTCACACATTTTATGAAACATTGCATACGCATCTATTTCTTTAGTAATCGTTTCTTTTGTTTCCAATCTTGTGAATGACAGAGTAAATGGAGTTCTATTCTTTACAGCAGCCATAAACTTATCTGTAATTCTAATAGAAATATTCGCTTTTGTAACTCTATCGAGATCTGATTTTATACCAATAAATTCTTCTAAATCTGGATGCTCACATGAAATACTGAGCATTAAAGCCCCTCTTCGACCGTTTTGTCCAATTAATCCAGTAACCATAGAATAAAGATCCATAAATGATACAGAACCGGTTGTTTCTTTAGCAGCATTATTTACTCGCACGCCTTTTGGAGCTAACTTACTAATATCAACTCCACATCCACCACCATAGCTATATGTACGTGCCAGTTTCTTAGCACAATCAAAGATGCTTTCAATGTTATCTTCCGGTGGTTCAATTACATAGCAATTACTGAGACTAATTTTACGTCCTTTATTCTCAAGACCTCTATTAGCAAGAATGCGACCTCCAAATAAGAACTTTTTCTCTTTTATTAATTCTGCTATTGCTATGTTCTTGCCAGAAACACGGGTGATCCATTCGTCAAATGACTCATTATTATATCTATATTTTCTTTCCCAAATATCTATGCCTAATTGATTATCATGTCCTAGCCATTCCTGTACTGTCATAACGATTTCTCCTTTTCCATTTCACTCTTAAGTAAGTCACATAATGCTTCTGCAGCTTTCGAAAAGCTCATATCATTCACAAACAAGTGGTCATACCCTTCAGCTTCTTCATATTTAGTGAATTGTTCATCTTCACTGTTATATCTTGAGTAAAATTCTTCTTCTGCTCCACCTCTTTTAAGGAATCTGTCTTTTGCTAATTCAAATGGTGAAGAAAAATAAATCTCGATAAATTTAAATTCATCTTTGCAATGTTCTTTCAAATACTTTGCTCCGTTCGGATCAATTACATAAATATCTGAGTTCAAAACCTCATCGTATGTAGTTCCATATTTAATTCCATTAATTTCAGTATACGCTACAAAGCCTTCTTTAAATTTAATTTCATCGAATTCACTCTCAGATACAAAGTAATGATCTTCATATCCTGTTATTTCATCTTTGCGCGGCAGTCTTGTTGTAATGCTTTTTACCTGTCGAAGTCCTAATGTCTCGCATATATATCTTGCAAGCGATGATTTACCAGAAGCGGTTCTTCCAATAAATAAAAATACTAACTTTTTATACATTATTTGTTTCATTCCTTTCCGGTATATATAAGATGTGATGATTTTCATCATTACACATAATCTTAAAAAGTCTTGTGCTTACATTGCCATCTGAATCAAGAAATCTTTTGCAAGTATCTTTCTTACAGCACTCATTACCATCTTTCTGGCAAAAATAATAACTATCTTTTTCATTATCGCATCCAACTACAATATTAGTTCCGTTTGCAAAATATACATTCATACATTATTGCTCGCAATCTTTAAAAGTAATTCTCTATTAATTCCCGGATACCAAGATTCAATCTGATTAATTAAATCTTCAATCATGATCTGAAGCTCCGGAGCAGCTGTTCCATGAGCGCCACCATCTTTTGATCCTCTCTCAACATAAATATGCGCTAATTCAGTAATATTTATTTTGAAAGTAAAATTCATGGGAATTGCCAGTGGATATAAACCACGTTTTACATCTTTATTATTTTCTAATCCTTTTTTAATGAAACCATTATTTGACCTTACATAAGTATCACCATAATAACTAATCTCACCAGGAATTTTCGTACCAAGATATTTTAATACTTCATCCCATGTGATAATTTTATCTTCATACCATTCAGAAACTTCTCCTTCATGGTAATCTGCAAGCCTTGTACTGCTACGAATAATTCTGTTATCCATTCTCTTTGCGTGGGAGTCAAGATCGTCGGTTGCTCCTCTATGAAGACCTTCTACAACAACTGAAATATCTTCAAATCGCAGCATTGTGATATGCTTTTGTCCCCATTTAAGAAGTTTTGCTACTTCTTTGTCGAATTTAATTTTTAATTCATCATCCTCTGGCAGATCTAATGGCCTTCCATAACGATCTGTGCAATGATCTACCATTTCTTTGAGCTGCTGCTCTATCTCTCTATTCCATGTTCTTTTGCTCATGTACATTGTTCTGATTGCATCTCTAATTGAGTGCATTTCTGTAAGGGTTACTTTCATGTCTACATATCTCCTTGAGTTAATTTAATTTGTTTTCCCTGTGCCATTATAATAGCACCATAGGCTTCTAATGTCAATAGTAAAAGTTAATTTAATTTGTTTTGTTTTTTAAAAGTTCATTTACGAATGTTTTCATAGGTTCTCTCATATTGACATTCTCAGATAACCATTCCAGATATTCAGGATCTGTCTTTGCAACGTCTACCAGTAACTCGTCCTTATGTTTCTTATACGGACATTTGTATGTCTCGATATCCGGTAAATCATATGCATCAGTATCATCTTTAAAAGAAATATCAATGTCTTTTCTGGAAGCCAAATAATCTGCTACATGTACAATTTTATCTAACTGTGATTTTGGCTTTGGTAAGACAATACTTTCTCTATCACTTGTGTTCCATTGTCCCATATGAGACGAAACAGCATCAGCAATAATCTCAAGTTCATCATCTTCGAGATATAATCCTTTATAATTACGAATATATTCTGCTGCCAACAACGGATGATTAAATACAGTAAACACCTTTTTTCCATCCTTTGCCTTTTCTTCATATATTTCTGCAGTACCAGACTTTTGAATATCATGTGCCAAACAAGCAACACGTCCAAGATCTATCCATCTCTCATCAAACTGATTCTGGTACTGTTCTAATCCGATGATATAATTGTAAATCCTTAATACTGCTTTTGTATGACGCATTAAACCGCCATCACCCAGCGCGTATGCCGGGTGATATTTACCTGTAGAACTTGCCGCAACTTTGAAAAAATAGTCTGGGGCATCGTCCAAAACAACTTTTGCAAAATCACGAATATCATCTGAAGTAATTGTTTTTAATTCGTTTTTAAATAATTCTGACTTCATTTGCTCTCCTTTTTGTTTAATTTAATTTTTAGCTTCTTTAATATATCTAATAAAAAAGTGTTCCTCTTAAAATTCTCTTTCTTTTTAATGGATCTGTTTACAGTGTCTTTATCTCCAATATGAAAACATTTTTCTTTTGTACGTGTTAATGCCACATATAATAAATTAGAATTCATCATATAAGCATGACAAGATGGTGTAAGTGTAATCGTCACCTTAGCACTTCCTCCTTGGCTTTTATGAATAGAAATTGCATATCCAAGCAGCAACATTGACATTTCTGATTTTTCATATTTTACTCTGACACCATCAAAATCAATAATAGCGCCTGTTTTATGTTCATTTGTATATGGAATAATTTCGTCATAAATATCAATAATCTTTCCTAACATACCATTAGGAATAAATGTGTTATCTATAGAAGGTTCATCATTTTGAGAAGCATTTTCTATTTTCATATCCCCCATATCCACTTCTGCTTCATAATTATTTTTGATCTGAATTACTATATCACCCACGTAATATGTCGTATCTCCAGATTTGATACATTTTTCTGATCCATAGTTTGGATTAGCAATTTTCTGGACTGCATTATTAATTGCAATAGTACCACAATCACCTTTATTGAAAGCAGATAGAACAAGAATATCTTCAGGAACATATTGAGAAAGAAGCTTCTGATATAATCCAATTGCACATTTTACTGCTTGTTCATTATTAGCATTAATAAAAGTATAATCCTTGCCAAATTTTACCATACCATTACTCAAATCATATAAATATGGTTTCATATTTCTAACATCAGTAGCAACTTTCATTAACCCACCCTCAGCATACCTGAAAATTTGATTCAAAGTCACTGTAGGTATAACAAATGAATTGATCACATCATAAAGTAGATTTCCCGGTCCAACAGATGGAAGCTGCGCTGAATCACCTACAACAATAAGTTTCGTTCTGCTAAAATCAATTGCGTCACACAAATGTAAGAACAGAAATATATCTGTCATAGAGAATTCATCTACAAGAACAACATCAAATGGGAGTTTGCATTCACTATCATATCCCCACCTATTCTTCGGCATATAACCTAAGCCACGATGAATTGTAGCCGCTGGCTTACCGGTATAATCACTCAACACTTTTGCAGCGCGTCCTGTTGGAGCCATTAAAGTATATGAAATATTGTTATCCTCCAACATTTTAATGATCATTGCGGAAGTGGCACTTTTACCTGATCCTGCAAAACCATTCAGTATCATAATATTATTGTTACATATACATTCCAATGCACTGGTTTGTTCGTCAGTTAAATGATACTCTCCCGACGTCTGATAACTCTTCCAGTCAAAATCCCATATTTTAGGTTTTAAGTTTGCTACAAATAATATAGCAGCTATAGCAGTTTCAGTATCATGTGTGGCTTTTAAAGATACTTCAAAAGTATCTTTGTTATAATAAATATCTGGATCCTTTAAACATTCAACATAATGTGATGAACAAGCAGGAACAAGTCTTACAACCTGTTTTCTGAGATCGCGGAGATCCATTTTAGTATTTCCCTCTTTTTGATTCTCTTCCAAATAATATTCCATACATGCTGCACATCTTTGCGCAGATGATTTTAATTCAAACGGAAAATTGATCTTGCCAAGTCTCTGCAATTCTAAAAGAATACTATCTGCCTTAATAAAACCTACACCAGATATTTTTGTCAAAGATTTATATGGTTGTTTTCTCAATTCTTGTTTCATTTTAGGGATTGATTTAAATTCATCATATAATTTCTTTAACATTGACATTGTGAGAATTCCACCAAATTCAATTACTAAATCATAGATACAATAATTCTCAACTATTTTTGTTTTAATAGTTTCAAATGTTTTTTCTCCGATACCTTTTAATTTATCAAGATCAACAGTATCAGCTTCTCCTCTTAACACAATATCAATAATATCTGGATAATGCTGCCAAAGTACTCCTGCCTGGTTCTCAGTTAAAATTTCTCTTAAGAACATATAAACTTCTTCTTCAGTTTTAGGCTTATCCATTCTCACATTTACAATATCATACCCAAAACCATATTTATCGAGCTGTTCCACAGCCGTAATTTCATACGACTGTGAAACTACTAAATTATGTACATTTCCATAAATAGTAACATTATCATATTTATTATGCTTAATATTAGGGAACTCTTTTTTATCTACGTCTGTAGCATAAATTTTATAATCCTCTGAATTATACATGCACTTTACGATTTTACAATTAAATTTCACTTCTTTTTTACTCATATTCACACCTATTTAATTACTTCATATTCATCAAGTATATTTTCAAGTTCATCTGTTTCCTGCCATGTTCCATTCACACATTTTTTCTTCTTTTTCTTTGTAAAGTGTGGAACTTTCAAAATAGAAAATTCACCAAATGGATTATCCTGATATACTTTTATACTGGTTACTCTTGCTTTTACATCCTCTCCGGTTTTAATATTATGTAATACACAATATGGTTTTCTGACTTCCTTGAAAGTTTTATAATCTGTCACGACGTAAAAACATTGATTTACTTTTGGATTTACATATACGACATATTGTAAATATTCCTTTTCAAACTTCACCTGATCAATAACAGACATTGCTTTATTTTCTAAACGATTAGATAACTCAGCTATAAGCCCTGTATTATCCAAATCCCTATATTGAGAAGTAGTCTCTTTCCCGGCATATTTCTTCATCAGATACTCTGTCAAGCCAAGACTTTCCATCTTTTTTTTACTGATAATCTTACATAAAGCAAATTTGTCGTAGATCTCGGATACTTGCATTAAATACTGATTTTTTCCAAACTCCTCGAAATAATTTAATCCAATAAGAATCGTTAACTGTCTGGAATTCACAGATGTTTTTGTATTTACATCTGCCAGAACTTCTGTAAAATTGTTATATCGATTCGTTGCTAATTCAAGAAGATCATCTGCTATTTGAGCATTACAGAATTTAATTGATGCAATACCCTTATATAATGCATGATTCGCTTTATCTACGGTATATTCGGCACCGGATTTTCGGAACTTGATATTTTTTATTTCAATGTTCTTTATCTTCGCCAATTCAGTCCCCATCAGAATATCATCTGTATTGTTTGCACAGTTTAAATATGCAGCAATGAATTCTTCTGGATAATAATACCTACAGAATGCACACATATAACCAATCATAGAATAGCCTGTTGAATGATTATACCCAAATTGATAATTTGCACTATCCTCAATAATCTGTAAGAACGCCCTTGCTTCCTTCTCTGCTATTTCTCTTGGCTGAGAAGACATTTTACAATACCCATTCAAAATATCAGGCAAAGCTTTCTGCAGTCGATCCATCTGTTTACGTCCGATTGCTCGTCGAACGTTATCAGCAGCAGACCCACTTAACCCGCATATATTTTGAAGAAACTTAATGGTGTCCTCCTGAAAAATAAGAAATCCTCTATTATCTTTCAGCAATTCATCAATAAGTGGTGATGGATTTTTATTTGTCTCACCTGCTAGCAGCCTATCTCGATATGAAGCCCCGGATGGTCTTAGTGACGCATTTATCATTGATAAATCGTTGATACATTGTGGGCCATAATTCTTAAGCATTTCATATGCGTATGGCGATTCGAACTGAAATACGCCAGCAGGACAAAGAACAATATCATTCCATACCTTCTTATCATTCCAGTTAATCTGATGTGATTTTGGATATGGAAGTCCGGCATATTCATAGCACTTTCGAATAATTTCCAGATTCTTTAGGCCAAGTAAATCGTATTTAACAAGACCGGCACCATCATGAATTTCTTCCATATTAATACACATAATACGTTTTCCATCATTCCAAAACGTACCATAGTTGTCTGGAAGTGTTACCGGAGAAACTACAATGCCTGCCGGATGAATTGACTGAGAAACCGGAGTGCCATTAATTCCATCAAAATAATAGAACAATTTCCTGTACTGATTATCTTTCAAATCATTCATATGTTTTATAGCCTTATCATGCTCAGTTATTTTATTCTCATAATCACGACGTAGGCCATAATATTCTGATTCTTTATTTGCCTGTTTAATTTCATCAAAATGAATCATGTCCTCGATTTCTTTAATTCTTTTTCCGGTTGATTCAATTGTATCTTTATAGGCGCTATACATCTCCTTGATATGTGCAACCTCATCAAGCGGGATATCTAAAGCTCGCCCGATCTCATCAATAGTGCCTTTGTCAGATACGGTTCCGATAGCAAGAATATATGCTGTCTTATCATATCCAAATGACTCAATGATGTGATTGTAAACTAATTCTCGCTGATCTGGTGAAATATCAAGATCAATATCTCCAACCTCTTCACGATCTTCATTTGCAAATCGTGAAAAAATTGTATTCCATATAACTGGATCAACATCAATGATATCTGTTATGTATGCAACAGTAGAACCACCTACAGATCCTCTACATGGCCCAACTGGTATACCATTTTCCCAACACCAACATACCAGTTCGGACATAAAGAGCATAAATCCAATCATATTAATCTTTTTAAATACACGCATTTCCTCTTTGATACGCTTCACGTATTCTGGAATTTTTTTCTTTTTGATAATTCCTGCATCAATTTTCTCATGCAATTTATCAAAAATTCTTTTCTTTAATACTTCCTCTTCATTATCGTATAATTTTGGATATTTTACAGAAGTATCAAGTTCGAAATCAGTAACAGAATCGGCCATCACATTTGTATTCTCTATTGCTTGCAGAATCACATCAAATGGAATATCGCAATTCTGAACACGAAACATTTCAACCAACTCTTCGTAAGTCTTTAATGTCAGATCAAATTTATCTTCGTCAGCATATTCGATACGTTTTGCTTTCTGTAAAATGCTTCTGCATTCAGCTTTATAATAATCAATGCTATGTGTATCTGTTCCGGCGATTAAAGGTTTCCCTGTCTGTTTTGATGCAGCATATAAAAATTCGTTATATCGTTTCTGCTCTGGAAAATCATGCGGCTGAATTTCATAGTAATCATATGTTTCCAATAATTTATAAAAAGTCTCTCTCGCTGTCACATTCATAAGCTGAACTTCTTCAAGCAAATTATCATAATATTGCTTCAACTTATCAATTTGAGCTTCGATATAATGCAAATATGAATCCCCTGGAATACATCCATTTATTACCCACGGTAACTCCTCTTCTTTAAAGTCATCAAACTGTTTAAACCATTTTATCATGGCTTTTTGATCATTCTTCTGTTTTTCAAGTTCAGCTACTTTATTTGCCAGTTCCTGCTTTAATGCTGCAGACTTTTCCGCTATTTGCTTTTGGATATCCTTTGGGTATTTATTCAAAGGTGATGCCAAACAAGCAGAAATCTTGATTACATTATCTGAAATATTAAAAAATTCTTCAAATGTAATACGTGGTTTATAATATCTATGATCCGGTTGTGTAGATTTATCAATCAAAAGATTGATTTCTTTTACACCTTCATAGTTTTTAGCCAAAAGAATTGTATGATAATTGTCCCTCACCTTCTCTTCTAGTGAAGCTGTTAAATAACACTCAACTCCGTGTATGTATTTCAATCCTTTTGAATTGATATACATCTTTTTTTCAACCCAATTGTAGGCATTACCATGTTCCGTCAGAGCTAAGGCTTTATACCCTAGCTCCGATACACGGTCTGCATATTCTTTATAACCAGTACAACTATCAAGAAGAGAACGGTTTGAGTGGCAATGATAAATAGTATACTGTCCCATTTTATCTCCTTATAAATCGTTAAGCCAATCTAAGTTATCAATGTCGTATTCTTCATCCTGCTTATTTTTCGTACCCAAAATATCTCCATTTTTCTTTGCATCTTGAGCATCAAGATAAGCTTTTAACGGTTTATAAAGTTTAGTGGAATAACCACACAAATTCGTAAGATAATAACTTTGCTTTTTTAGACTCTCTTCATCTTCCCACCAAAGTTTATCTGCTTCATCATATTTTCCTGCTGCCTTTAGTTCCGCATATGTAGCTTCTTTATCACGAATCATTTTCATAGTATTGATAATAAAATTTTCCCAATACTGAATCAGCTCCGGGGTTAAGTCAACATATACATAACAATCATGCAATTCATATTTCTCCTGTACTTCCGGTGGAAGACAGGTAATATCATTTGTTTGAGCTAATTTATCCAGATACTCCAGCATGTTTTCTTCATATCCAAATTCTTTTAACCACATCTTTGCATTTGCCTGTAGCTTCTCCCCAAGCTCAAAGCGTTCGATTTCTCTTACTTTCTTTACACCTTTTTTAGATTGAACAGTTACACACTGATATTTAAGAAAATTCCATGCAATTTTGATCTTTTCAAACGGAATTCCCATCTGATGTAAAGCCAGAGAGTACATTACCAACTGCCCACATTCATTTTTCGCTTTATCTCCCTTATATATGCTGCTTGTCTTCCAATCTAATATAGTATAATTACCATTTTCATCTGTCACCAGAGCGTCAATATACCCCTGGTAATATTCATCGCCAACCTTTACGGTTACAAACTTTTCAATATCAATATGATCAGTAATCTTCTCGTGTGTCTCAAAGAAATTTTTCAAATCATAATAATACTTAGTTGCAATACTATTGTTTCTGGCACCATCTCCACGAACAAATTTTAGATCAGCAATATCAAATGCCATCATCCATCCTTCGTCAAACTCTTCAGCCATTTTTTCATAAGCTAATTCTTCAGTATAAAATCGCTCTATAATATCATGACTAATACCGCCAGTTACTTTATAAATAGAATCATCACGATCCTCTTTTTTATGTAATACATACTTCAAAAAATACTCATAGAGACCATTGTGTACGCAGTTTACACGGCTCCATGAATTGAGTCTATCGACTCCAAGTGCCTCGCACATCTTCTGCAGTTCTTCATAGCTTAATCTCAACTATTTTTTCAAACTCTTTAAATATTCTCTGTGTTTACTTTCATCATAAGGAATTCTCCATTTAAACAGAAAATTGTATATTTTATTTGGCGCATCTGCAGGTGAGTCCTTTGGGCCAAGCAGTTTCCATTTATCACGAATGTAGCTGACTTTACGTAATCCGTAAAACTTCTCACACATATTCCAGACCTCTTCTATTGGAACATCATTATCCATCGCGATAATAACTTCTTCTACTCCGGTACCAAGTATAATTCGCACCTGCTCATCTGAAAGTACATGGCCTTCAATTGCACCGCCGGTTGGATCCATTCTGCTATCTCTTTTAAGAACAGATTTCTCGGCCTCGAATATAACAATATATCCTGCTTTCTGAATATCTTTATAATTTTCCCACAATCCATATATATTAATTTCTTTTCGCATCCCAGGTGTTATAAAGTACTTTGATATTCCAAATTCAGAACAATTTTCGATGGAACTTCTGGCATTATATCCCATCAGAGTTCCATCTAGCCAATATCTAATTGGAAATATTGTTCTCCTCCATCTATACGAATATCCAAGTCCAAATTTTTTAATTGTTCGTTTTACAATCCCTTCGCGAAATAAATCAATATGAATATATGGAACAAAATCATTTAAAATATCTTCACTCATAGGATCAAAGTCATTTACGATACATTTCCTACGCTTAACCACAAATCTTGAGAACACGAACCAGGAATCATCCGGCTTTTTCTTCTCCTCTTTTCCTTTGTATAAATTTTTCAATCCTAAAAGTTTATGAAGATATTTCATTGCATTTGCAAAATCAATATTTTTATTATACTGAACTAAAGAAATTAAATCCTCACCATCGTCATATTCAACTCCTCTGGTATAATTTCGATAATTCAGATATTTATTATTTCTTATATTGATGGCGGCTGGATTGTTACAGTCACCACCCACCGCATTAGAGCAGCTATAATAATCCTTGTTATCATGATATACTATATTGCTACACCCAATGCTTTCTAAAACATAAGGTATTTTTCCATTTTTTTGAATGTATTCCTTAATCTCTAATGCAGTCATATTTACTCTCCGCTTAAAAATCTTGTGCTATATTACAAATAGCAACATCTTTGTGCATATTTGTACTCAGATCATACTCTGAGATTATCTGAAATTGGTCTGTAGCCCCAAATCTATTTTTAGTAATAAATGTAATCATATAATGTTTATCCGGATCCAGATGATACGGAATCTTTGAGGAATTATTTTTCCCCGCCAACTTATAAGCTTTAATCTCATGTGAACCACCAGGAAACTCATCTTCAAATGGTTTACGCATCATTAAATTCACACTAAATACATCCAATATATTCTTTGCTTGTCCAATTTCATTATTTGTAAGATACCTCATCTTTACTGAAGCTTTCCCTAACTGATATGTAACAAATAATGCTACATTTTTAGCAGCTGGTTTCACAACATCGTAAAGATCAACCATATCTCGTTCCATAGATTTCCATGTTTCTGTGTCTCTTGAATCAGATGATTCTTTTAATGTATCCAGAACAAACAGCCTTACTCCCATGCTAGAGTATTTTTTTATTACTTTGATTGCTGCTTTGACAGTATATTTTTCAAAGGGAACGATTGTAATATTTCTGCGTTCTTTTAACTCTTCAAGATATTTTGCTGCCTTACGAAGCTTATCTAAAACATCTTTACTAAAATGGCCATCACGTAAAATATATTTATGTAGTCCAGCACTATATAAATTATTTGCAACCCAGACAAGTAACTCTTTCTTTACTTTATCCTGATCTTCTTCATTAATCATAATGACCATTTTTTCATTATGTTCTAATACTGAAGGCATTAAGTAGTTGATTGCTGTTGTTGATTTTCCAACACCTGAATTGGCACCTAGACCATAAATGTTTCCATTAAAATTAATGCCGCCAATTTCTCTATTCAAAATATCACAATGTTTAAGTGGCATTCCTACCTGACTTCCAGCATTTAATTTATCAATCAAATCAAATAATCCGTCGCAGGCATTATGAGTTTTAACTTCAGATTCCACATTAATAAATGTGTGATTTAAAAGTGCCTCAAGTTCGTTATATATATCTTCAGCTTTAGCATCGACATATTTACTTAACTTTTCTTTTACAGGAAAGCCCATTCGGGCTAATTTCATTACAGCGTTCCACTTTTTTACCTCATTCACATAAGAATCAAAATTAGCCTCTTCGATATATGTAAATGAACTTTCAATCTTCCCATATCCACCATATTCATCGTATTTCTTACTTAATTTTGAATGTTTCGATAGATACATATTGATTGTAATTTCATCTAATGTATTTTTTTGTTCTACATTGATGATATCGTTCGCAATTGAAAAATATACTCTCCAAGCATTATTTGTTATATCTTCCAGTTTCAAAGAAGTGTCTCTGACTAAATCCGGGTTCTTGTAAATAGAAGACACTGCATTTGCTTCTGCAATTAACTTATATTCATTTACCTTTTTAATAGTCTCAATACATTCCTTTTCAAAAGGAGACATTGTTTTCGCACTACTGCGATCCTTCGTCTTAGTAGTGATAGATGTCAATTACCAAATCCCCTCGAATGTAGAATTTATGACCTCTTCCGTCTGACGTTGATATTTAGCGGCTTCACTATTTTGCGCTCCTATATCAATCTTTTCAGACTTCTCTTCACTTTTCTTTGCATTTTTCATTCTGGTGTACATATCATTAATTCGACTGCTTACAATAGCACAAATGTAAGCCATTTTCTGATCTTCGCTGTTAAATGTTTTTCCTTTTATTGCTTTTAAAATGACATATTTATTCGCTTTAAAAGTATTAAAAATAACATCAATAGGATATTCTCCATACATTTCATGAGAATTATTTGCCATACTTTGTCCTTTTCTTAGCCCCTGCAATCTTAGACATGCGTTCTTATGCAAACGCTGCGTCCCAGAATACCCCATCAATTCTCTTTCAACCCAATTACACATTTGTAAGAAGTCTTCATTTTTCCAACCAGTTGTGTCCTTTTTATTTTCCTTACTCAATGTTATTCTCCTTAGAAATCCCAAGGCAAAAGCCCTGGGATCAATATTTATTTACGCAACAGTAAGTTCAAGAATCTTTTTTGCGTCATCAATATTTGTTACTTTCATCGGATTGTCATAACCCATTTCTTTAGCTGCAGCTACAAGCGGTTTTAATTTTGCTGTTTTACCTTTATTAGCAATACAGAACGCCTTAATCTTTTCTGTGATTTCACTAAGTTCTTTCTGTATTTTAGCTTCTGCCTCAGCTTCCGCAATCTTTTCAGCTCTTTTTTCTGCAGCTGAATCCTGTTCTTTCTTTAATTCATCAACAGATTTACTCCCTTTAGATGCTTCGGCTTTGATAGCATCTGTAAGAGCCTTGATTAATGCATCTGAACTAAATTCAATTTCCGGAACAATGTCAGCAAATCTTGATTTGGAATCGATAGAATAAGAATCATCACGGAATGTAATTTTACGGCTTTCGCTTGTAATTACACCTTTCATAATATCTACATCTTTTTTACCTTCCTTTTTAGTCTTGCCAGTCTTTTCCTGCACGATTTCTCTATCAATAGAAGCAACACCAAGAAAATGTAATTTTGTTTTGATTGCATTAAAATCTCTCATTGACATATTAGTTGTTAGAGAAGTATATGTCTGTCCTGTTGTTACATCATCTTGTGTACGCTGCTTAACGTGTCCAATAATAATGAAATGAACACCAACCGATTTCAGTTCCCATAACTTATTCAGAACAATTTCTGTTGCCTTATCCTCTCCGGCCATATAACCACCAAAAGCTGCTTTGATAGATTTTACCGGTTTCTCAGGATTCTCCGCATTATGCATACGAATAACTTCTGGCTTTGCAATTTCTACAAGCTGATCATATGTATCAATAACAACTGTTTTCAAATCAGGATATTCTGTGGATTTATTCTCAACGACATCATCCACAAAATCTTCAAATCCAATACTATTTGTTTCTTCATCATAATCCATTGACCATTCCGGACAATTCAAATAGTTGATTCCATTAATACCGTCGGCACCATCTTCTTTACCACACTCAAGAAAACGATATCCATCTTCACCTACAAGTTTCTCGCACATCTCTTTAATAATTGTTGTTTTTCCGATACCACTTTCCCCAATAAGTCCAATATTATATGATAAAGGATCAATTTTAATTGTATTCTTTTTTCCGTATCCCATAGTATTTGTTTCCTTTCTGTACTTTGTATAATTTAATTATTATAGTTAATCATCAAGCAGCGAATCTAACATTGAATCATAATCAATTTCTTCATCCTGCTCCGTTGTATCGGTTTCTGAATCGTCTTCTACTTCATCCACTTCTTCGTCATCATCTGCTTCAATCAGATAATCTAATACAAGATCATCTTCTGAATACATAGAATCGAATTTCTGAATCTGTGGAATCTTAGATCCGTCTTCTCCAACTAACTTAATAACTGGTCTAGTAAGTAACATCCTGCGTTCTTTACTAGCATTTTCTGTACAAAGTGCTAATGCTTCTTCCAAACTATAAGCTCCCATTTCTACCAGTTCTTTAATATCGTCTGGTAAATCGTCTTCAGTTGTCTGGATCACTGCACCGCCTTCAACAAATACTCCTTGACAAGTAATCAATGTCACGTTTTTCTTAACTTTGAAAAGTTTTCCTGCGCGCTCAATAGATTTTTCATCTTCCGGATCATAAACATATTCAAATGTCTTTCTCAAAGGTACAAACTTTCCGCCTTTTACAGCGCCACCTTCAGTCAAGTCATTACCATTATATTCTTTGAATTTCTCCAGAATGTATGCCGTTATCGGGAATGCACATTTATCTTTATCTGCTTTTCCAATTGAATACTTGTCAAGAAGCATCGACTGAGTAAATGCTGCTTCATAAGTATTCAATTCTTTCTCTCTTGGAAGATAAATACTGTTAATTTCTTTTCTTACTTGTATATGTTTGTCATATACAGTATATTTTAACTGCCCTCTTACCTTAATCTCCATACCATCCTGCAATGCTTCAGACAGATATTTAATTGCATCATATGCATGTAAGAATTTATTGATAACAACTTCACCTTTTGTATCCTTCTCAATACCAATTTTGATAAAGCAAAGCTCTCCGATATCTTTTAGAATATCCTCGTCAAATCGATCATCAAAATCAATCTGATATCTATTATCGAAATCATCTCCATCATTCTCATCTTTGCCATGAACATAAATAACATTGTTTCTGCCAGCTCCATAACCACCCATTAATTCGCAGCCAACTTTTCCGTATTTATCGCCGCAGTCAACATTCAGGTTAATAGAATTGTAAATCCAGTCACTTTTCTTAGAATGTTCATCAATTTTGAATGTGTAATCTTTAATACATGCCTTTCCAATCAATTCAAATGTCTGAACCCAGCCTTTTTTATCTAACGGTTTTTTTTCTTTCTGTTTTGCCATTATTTATTATTCTCCTATTCTATACCATGTCATAATCATAATATTTTCTATCATTGTTTAATTTCATCGAGTCATCTTCAAAATATCGAATCACATTTAATCGCCCACAATGTTTGCATTTCACAAGCTTGGTTGAATATCCATATCCATTCTCATCAAAGATGGCGTCTGTTTGTTTGTATGCAAATCTTTTTTTACAAGAAGTACATAATCTACTAAATGCTGTTGCCACCATTCGTGTCCTCCTTTCGCTTTACTTTGCTCCAGTCGGACCGAGAATAATCTCTCGTGCGTAATTCATTGAAATAACGGAACAGAATTTTCCAAAATATTGTCCTGCTGCTCGAACTACTTCCGGTTCTTCTTTTACACAATCTGTATAAATTCTGTTTGGAAGATTCCTTGCAACAGTTTTCATATCCTGTTCACACCACTCTGTTGGGATGATTCCTTCATCACGCATTTTATATAACTCTTTTTCAACTCTACGCCGCGTCACGATAGATTTTACAAGTTCTTGTGCTTCTGTTCGTTCTTGCAGCTTTTGTGGATCCTGAATCTTTTTAACATGATTCATTTTTGCGACTTCATGAAATTTATCTCCAACGATTTTCACTACAAATGGTAATCTATTATTTGGATCATTTAGCCTTGTTTGATTTTTAATTACAATTCCTTCCTGAATCTCTCCATACCCCGGATGATCCATAAAGCTTTGCACATGTTCCCAACTAATAAATGGTCCAACATAAAATGTATTGATATATGTAAGTCCATGCGTTTCTGCAAATGCCTTTACTTCTGACTGAGGAAGATATTTTTCTTCCCTTACATCATAAATATCAAATACGTACCATTTCCTAGTATTCTCCGGATAATAAATAATCGCGTTTCTTGCTCCAGACCATTCTCCAAATATTACATAGTCCGGAACGTCTTTATAATCTTCAGGATTTAACTCCTGCACATAATTATAAAAACCATTTAATGTATTGTTCTGATTCAACGTATGTCTTCTGGAAAAAGCTACCATTCTGCCAGTCTCTGCATCATATCTAGCCGCCGCATTGGATCCGTCAAATTTTTCCTGGATAACAATTAAGTCACCCGGTACAAATCCATCTGCATATCCTTCTTTCAGACGTTGAATATCCATAAATTTCTTCTGCTCCATTATTTCACCTCGCTTTCCGAAGTGGAATAACTTTGCAGTTTATTGTCACACTGACATCTATGCACTGATCTTTTAAGATAGTGCTTCAAATATTATTTCCTATTTCTCATTTATACGTGCCTGTATAATTAAATTTTATTCCTTAACAATTTTCACTTTACAGCCGAACTTTTCTTCTACTTCAGCCATAGTTACTTCCTTTATTAGCTCTTCATAGATGCATTCAAATCCATGATCTTCTGCTGTATGATATTTTGTAATTGCTTTATCACCAAGATAATGCTTATCTTTTGTTCTCCATACCTTAATAATACGATTACCTAAATCATATTTAAATGTAAGATCCTCATTAAGCATAGAAAAGGATCTAAATCTGTTAATAACCTGTCCTTTATTATTACTGTACCATTTGATTTGATCATCTCCATTAGTTCCGATTAGCACAATACCGTAGCTTCCCTTTGTAGAAAGAACAATATCACCCGTACATAAATCATACTTGGTCATGTTTACTGCCTCCTTAAATATACATTTCAGTAGTTACTATTTTCTTCTGTAATGATCCGCGCGACATCATTACAAATATGACACAATTGGATTCGAACCAATATTTCAGCTTAAAAGCCACGTTCTTTCCGTTAGACTATATGTCATCTTTTTTTTACATGCATGACCTGTCGTACTGCAGTCACAACAGGATTATGTGTACTTATTCTTTCTCTTTATCCATTATAATTTTCTCCATAAACTGCAATTTCAGGTTTGCCATTTTCATCTAATACGTAATATGGTGTAATGCCACTATAACGGTCTGGACTTTGTACTACATATACAATTTTAGTGGTTTTATCATATACAAAATATTGACTGAGTATACGCCCATCACATGGTGTGATTCTTGTTTTCTTAATTTCAATAAATTGACCGAATGATTGAACTTTTTCATCTTTATCATTTATAACTTTGTCACCACATCCAATAAACGAAAGTGCCAATCCCGATACAAGCAATCCAATCAATAATTTCTTAACTTTCATTCTATCACCTCTCGAATCTCACATTCCATCGAATCACTTATTATCCTATTAAAAACATCCCAGTAATAAATAATGAGAGTAATATAAACATAAGAATAAAATCACCGATAGCCAAAACAAGTCTCTTTCTATCATCAAGAATATCGAGTCTTGAAAAAGACATACCAATTGTAAAAATTAATGATAATAGTATTCCTATCAATAATGATCCTATATAAGATTTCATATCTAACCTCACATTTCAACAATTCTGTATAATTGTCTATTCAGGTAATGTCCAAGTAAATAATCATTATCAAGTCCAGTTCCGTGATAAAATTCTTCCGCAATTCCACCACCTATAGCACATAACGTATCCATGTCACACTTTAACGAAAATACATTTCGCAAGAAACTTTCATAATCATCACTTTCCAGAAAACATCTTATTGCAACAGGTACACTTCCTTGACAAATTTCATTCCACTGATATGTCTTTCTATAGTCTTCAATTTTATATTCAACACTATATTTGTAATCATCTTTTGGATAGTATTTCTTCACATATTCATAGATTTCTGCTTTTGTAACACCTGTTCTTGCCATATAAATACACATTGCCGTTGCAACCGCCCCTTTAATTCCTTCTGGATGATTATGTGTACACTCAGCAGACTTTGTAGCCCATTCGATAACTTCTTTTTCTGTATTAAAATGTTCTCCAATATAAGAACATCTCATTGCAGATCCATTACCGCAACTTCCATATGCAGTTTCATCATCGTATCTTAACCACGTTTCAAAATTATTTCCATATCCTGCATTTGGATATTTTCTTCCCCATTCTCTATATGAATCTGAGAAAGATTTATTATTAATAATTGCTAATTTAGCAGCAAGTGTCATTACAGTATCATCTGTAAAATAACATCTATCAGTAAATAACTTACAATTCTTCCAATCTAAATCAATTGGTCTACCAAATTCATATTGTGAACCTGCAATATCACCTAAGATTGCACCAACGATAGCCATAATTTAATCTCCTTTATTTTAAATTATTATTTTTACGGGATTATTTATAAGAATTTTATATCTCTCCTTTCATTTTTCTTTTAATGGAAACTCTGGGACTCGAACCCAGGACCGACCGGTTATGAGCCGGTTGCTCTAACCAACTGAACTAAGTTTCCATGTAGTGGGCGTTATAATTACACCCACAATATAGAAATGTAACAATATCTGTAAAAAACTTATCTATGTAATCGTGTCAGCTACACGAACAGTCGTCACCATTCCGTTGCCCCATCACTCACCTCTACCTCGCTGACTCAATTACTTTTTTGCTTCATAACTAATTACACATCTGCTACCAGATCATCCTCCAACGCCCACTCACAACCTCATTAGCACAAAGCACATCTATATAAATGTTTCCTTTCAATGCGTCCAAACCATACAACCAACACATTCGCAGCTTCCTCATCACTGGGTTCCAGTATTCCACCAACTTTTCAATCTTCTTTAATGTCCTATAGACGCTATATAATATACAGGTTAACCTCTCGGACTTATTTCTCCTCATTACTATTTAGGCCATCAAGTAAATCCGTAAGAATAGTCCGAATACGGATAGTGGGATTCGAACCCACACGATTTCTCCGAAGGGTTTGAGCCTTCTACGTCTGCCAGTTCCGTCATATCCGCTTGTTGTATAAGGTTACTACCGGCTTACCCTTATACAGTTTATTTATACTCGTAAGACCTGCTTCAAACGAGTTATAAGAGGTAAAAAGTAAAATGAAAGATATATGCTTATAACCGAACTTCTACATACAAAAGTTTTTATTCACCGGAATGTTTAATTAAATTTTTTATACAGAAAGATTATAATGAAGTCCCTTTTCTTCTTTTCTTGCAAAAACAATATGATCAATTTTAATAGCTTTATATTTTTTCTTTTCTTCTTCTGTAAGATCGTCATAGTCATCATCCGGAACAATTTCAATATCTTTTCCATCAACAAAATCAATGTGTCTATCAAAATCATATCTTACATCAACACCAGAAAATTTTGTATAGAACCATTTTCCATCTATCGTAAAATATAAACTATGATTAGCAGTCTTATCAAATAAATCAAGGCTCTTTTCTTCTGTATCCTTTTTTCCATCTTTAGTATACAAAGTAGCTATATAAACGGTATTATTTATATGAAGGATATTCATATCTTTAATTGCCTCTTGAAATTGTAATCCTGTATTAAGCTCAAATGCGATAGCTCTTAAACAATCATAATTTAAGCTGACTCTTTTAGAAAATGCAATTACCTTACTAATTTCTCCATAATACTCTTTATGTAACTTGTCTCTCATATATTCTGTGATTTCAGAATCTGTCGGATAATCAAATCTAAAATGATAATGAAATCTTCCAGGTCTATTTACCAAATAATCACTCAGAGTATTAAGATTATTACAAGTAATAACATATAACTTTTTCCCTTGAGCTAATCCATCAAATAATGTAAGCAGCTCTGTTTGTGGATTAGCCATACCATCAGCAGCTTTAATATTACCAAATGTTTTATCAAACTCATCAAACATTACTAATACTTCCTGTTCAATTTCTTCAATAAAATTAGCAATTCCAGGGATATATGTATCAACAATAATTACTGGCAATCCTTTTTTTACAGCTTCTACAGCAAGAATCTTAGAAAATAAAGATTTGCCAATTCCTTTGGCTCCAGATAAGATCACGCCAAGATTTTTATTGAAATTTGGAAAAGCATTTAATACTTTATTTACTTTTTCCATGTGCACACCGTATATTTTATCTTCATTGATCTCAATATCAGCATGTTTCTCTAAATAAAATCCTGTCATCTGTGAACATCTGATAGAATAAATTTGTGCCGGAAGTTGATTATGTGTTACAAGATCATCTCCGTAGATTCTAAAAGTGGAACCTGTACTAATAATTTTACTCATTTTTATCTCCTTTTTGTATAATTAAATTATATTTCTCTGCAATTCGGCTGGAGTATATTTGTATAAAATACTTGCCAAACGGCGGTAGTGGGATTCGAACCCACACGAGCTACTGCTCAATAGAGTCAAAGTCTATTATGTCTAGCCAATTTCATCATACCGCTACATTCATTGTTTGTATAATTAAATTTCTTTCTTCTTTTTATTTAGCACAGGGAGCTTTCACTCCTCTGTGCTGTTGTCATCCTTGACTATGTATTTAGTATAGCATATCAAGTTTCGTTTGTCAATACATAAAGTTAATTTAATTTGTTTTGTTGATTTTGCTTATATAATATGAATTTGCACGTTTCTCAATCAATTTCGCAATTAATCTTCGCTCTGCCAGTTCCCTACCAAACTTATAATCAAATTGATCTCCTGCTTCAATATTACAAGAAGCCATAGCTTTTACACCGTCGAATTCTACCTGCACTCTCTTACCATTAGTTCTAACATTATATACTAATAGTTTTTTTCTACGAGAAAATGGATCCATAAAATAAGTGTAACCTTCTGTCCAGTCTCCCCATTTGTACTTAGGTTTTATTTCTTTATCTAATTTATTAACATGTTCTTGTGTAACAAGAACCGGCACATTGTTTGTAATGTCATTCTCTTTGCATAATGACTTATATTTTTCTGCTCCAAGATTAACATCAATTGATTTATATGTACCATCTTTAAGTTTTAAAACTATTAATAATGTCCCATCCGGACAAAAAATCCCAATATTAATACTGTCTACTTCATATTTATATTCTTCTCCAAATAATGTAAATCCCATAATTTTTCTCCTTTATTTCTTTAATTTAATTTTTGCAACCAGAATACCTGCCAGAAAAGCAATAACAAGGCATACAACAAATGTTTCTATATTTAAAGCAACCATAATTACTCCTTACTCAATGATCTTAAATGATACATCAGTACGTCTATTCATTGCACGATGTTCATCAGTGTCATTATCAACAACAGGATTGCTGGATCCATTTCCAACTACTACAATACGTCCGTTAGAAATTCCATTCATAACAAAATAGTTTTTAACAGCTTCTGCTCTTTGTAAGGACAACTTCTGATTATACTCGTCTTCAGGATCTGATTCCGGATTAGGGTCTGTATTTCCTGCAATTTCAATGATTGCACCGTCAAGTACCTTTGCAATGTCAATAAACTTATTAAGTTCTTTAGATGCTGCAGCAGAATCAGAGAATTTTGCCGTATTCTGAATAAATGTAACAGATGCTTTACCCTGTAATAAAGCTTCAGTATCCTGAATTTCCTTTTTATTATCCTCTGTAACCTTTACAGTATTTGTATTAGACACTTCTGTTGCACTAAATTTATCTGAAATAGCATTAATATATGTATCATCAAAAATACTATTAACAAGATCAGCATTTACAGACTCACCAATTGATGTCCATACGTTACACATATCTGAATAAATTGTCTTTGCAGTTCCATTTAACAGATCTAAATTATCTTTCCATGTTGTCAGTTTTGCAGACTCCGTATTTGCTACAATATCTTCATCTGATGCAGTATTAAACATAGGCATTACTTCACGAATTGCATTAAATTCTGTATTATACATATCTGCAGCTTCCAGAGATCCCTGGATAAATTTCTCCACTACATCTGCATGTGCTTCTGCAAATTTCTTATCAAACAGAATTCCATCCATAACAAGATTTGAAGAACTTGCAGTGCTAAATAATACATGTGCGTCTGTCATATTCTTTGCCTGAGTCAGGTATGGTTCCCAGGTTGCTGCAACATCAATCTGACCGGCAAAAAATGCTTTTGCTGCATCATCTGGTGTTGAGAACAATACAAGATTATCAATAATCTTTGCTTTGGCTTTATTAGAAAGATCAGAATTATTTACAAACCATACTACAAGTGTTTGAGCTTCAGAGAATTCTGGTACACCAATTTTAGCATTTACAAGATCATTTACATTCTGAATAGAAGACTTCGCAATAATACCGTCGCCACCATTTGAGTAATTTGTAATATACGGCATCACCACTTCTTTTCCAGCATCAGTGAATTTCTTAGATAAGAATGCAGTTCTGTTAATTGTATAACCTGCAGCGTTCAGATCTCCTTTAATCAGAGCATTACTTGATTGTGTTGCGTCGTTAATAACATTAATATTTACTTTTACGCCAAGTTTATCATAGATGGAACCTGACTGAGTTGTTAAGCCGCCATTAGCGTCAATAATGGATTTCCAACCGATCCATTCATCTAATGATAAATTGATGGTTGTATCATCATCTGCAGTTTTATTATCTTTGTTCGCACTGTTTTCTTTATTTGTATCGGTATCATCTGTCTTTGCTACGATTGATTCCTTTTTATCTTTCTTCGTCTGAATTACTCCGGTTTGTACTCCTGCAAAAATACCTCCACCAATTAAAGCTACAATCAGAACCATAATCAGAATTTTTGCTGCTTTAGTTAATCTAAATCTTTTTGCTTTCTTCATTTTACTACTCCTTATTTATTATATTTCTTTTTCAAGCTGTTCAGATAATCATTGCTGTTATTCTTTTTTGCTTCCGCTTCAGCCTTTTCAAGTTTGGTAGACATCTTATTATTGTGTACTACTTTAGATCCTTCCACAATAGCATCCAGATCTCTGTTTTTATCTCGAACAGAATCAAGCAATTTATCTGTTGCCGTGACATTTTTCAATTCATCCATATCATCATAGACTTCCTGAAGCTGCTTCTTTACTTTCATATTCTCCACAACTTCTTTGCTCTCACGCTTCAGACTTCTCAGATTCTTTTCACATCTTTCCTGCGTCTCTTTTGCTGCGTCTGTAGCTTCTTTATAAGCATTTACCAATCCAGTAACTCTGCGAATATCTGAAAGAATCTCTTCTCTTTCCTCTGCCTTTAACTGTGCAAGCTCGATCTGATTAGTTTTAACCAGAGATTCACACTCTGCTTCAACATTAACAAGTCGCTTTCTTTTTCTATCAAGATCTTTCTGTGCATTGCTTAATTTTCCAGCAGCAATCTTATATGCATTATCCGCTTTATTATAAGATTCCTGAGCCTGGTCAATTTTTTCTTCGTAGATAGCCTCTGCTCCTTCTGGTGTGGTTGCCATATCTTTGATAAATAATCTAGTAAATCCAGACAGTAATTTTCTTGCTTCCGGAAACAGAATCAGTATCAATACAATAACAACCACTGCAACAATAAAAATCAGTTTACCAAGTTCCATTATTCATTTCCTCCAACAGTAAAGTTAATTAAATTTTTAATTCTGTCAATTTCAGCAGTAATAGTTTCATCAGATGTTTTTGTTTCAGCTCTTTGATCAGCAATTTCCTTTTCCAGACGCTCGATTTCCATTTTATGTTCTTCAATAGCATTTTCTTTTTCAGTAACAACAGCTTCAGAATCACAAATAATCTTTGAGAGAATGTCGCTTAAAACATCAACTCTTTTTTCTCCGTCTGCCTCAACATCAGTCACTGTCAAGCCAAATACACCAAGTGTTGCCAACACTGAATTTCTTTTTGTTTCTGTCGTCATTTCCTTTGGAAATGATTTTATTAACTCTTCCACTTTAAAAATTGACTGTGTTTTATCTGCCAGATTATTCTGGCTGTAAATATCATCAATCAAAGTGTCAGTGTTAACTGAATCAAGCTCTGCGTTGGTCTCGGTTGTATCAAAATCAGTATCTATGTCTGGAATATCAGGCGTCTCATCCGGTACTTCTTCCACAAATAAGTTTTTTAAAATTCCCATAGTATTTCCTTCCTAAAATTTCAATATTTCATCACACATTATCTTTGCTTCTGATTCACTGTGTGTGACCATGATCACAGTATTATCAAGTAACCTATGCAAATCCATAATTAACAATTGCATATTACTTCGTGTCTCAGCATCCAGCGCTGACAACGGTTCATCCATTAAAAGAATCTTTGGTTTTGCAAATAACGTCCTTGCTAACGCAAGCCGTTGTTTCATGCCTCCAGACAGCTGCTTAGGATATTTATTTTCGTTTCCATTCAGACCAACTAAATAAAGCATCTTCTTAGCTGCTTCTATATCTTCTGGTTCTACATGGCCTTTAACTTTTTTAGCAATTAGTATATTGTCAAGACAATTTAACCAATCAAAAGAAGTATAGTTCTGATGCATCATATATACTTCATTTTTACTTGCTTTTGTAACCGGATTATTATCTATGATAATTTCTCCAGATAACGGTTTGATTAATCCTGCAACCGTCCTTAACAAAGTTGTCTTGCCGCATCCAGATTCTCCAAGGATCCCGTAGATCTTATTATCAAAATTATAATTAAACCCAGATAAAAGTGGTTTATCTCTACTGTATCCTGTGTATAAATTATGAATTTCAATCATTTATATACCTCCACTTAAAAATTTTCCTTACTAACCATTTAGATACATAATCAAATATAACACTGATGATCATAATCACAATGATTGCCATAAATACTAAATCTGTTCTCCCTCTGGAAGATGATTGCTGGATTATATATCCAAGTCCATATTGAGCATTTATTGTTTCAGCTACTGCAATATATGTAAATCCAATTCCATACATCATAATGTAGCTATTTAATACTCCTGGCAATGATGCCGGAATCTGGATTCTCCATATCGTTTGTAATTTGCTCATTCCAATTGTAAGTCCGGTATCTATTAGATCGTTGTTCACTTCCTCCAGGCATAATACAACTGACGGCATCATATATACAAATGTTGCGATAAACAAAAATACAATTTTCATCATTTCATCTATCCCGAACCACATAATAAGCAATGGATAAAATGCAGTCACCGGAATATATCGCATAACACTGATTATCGGATTAAGAATATCCTTAGCAATTCTGGAATTATAAACCAGAATCGCTATAGGAAATGCTATTGCTCCAGATATAAATGTAGCAGCAGTTATTCTTAGAAACGAATATTCAATTGCCTTAATCAACTGTCCTGTATGTATCATGCCTATCAGATCTTTGAATACAGTGACCGGCGATGGGATAAACAAAGGGTTTACATGTCTTGCAGCGATACTCCAAATAAGGAGTATCGAAGCAAGTAAAAGAATTCTTTTTGTAAATGTTTTCATTTTATTTCCCTTAAAGAATATGGCGTAAAATATTATACAAAGCTTCTAATTTTCCGGTTTCCTCGTATATAGCTTCTACAATTACAGCTAATACCGCAGCACATATAAAACACAAAATTAGTAGTAAAATCAATATCACAATCACCATAAACAGAAATGCCGCAATATCTCCGAGTATTCCCATATATTACTCCTCTAACATGGCTGTCAGTTCTTCGAGACTCTTGCCTTCCAGAGCTTCGTTCTGCTTTCTCTCAATGATTCTCATAATCTTCTGATTACGCTCTTTCTTATCTTTCGCAGCAAGTCTCTCTGCAGCTTCTGCCTGTTTTACCTGTACAACGAATTTCACAATCTGAATTTTATTTTCCAGCGCCTGGTCTGCTTCAGATTTAACCTGTAACAGACTTTCTTCATCACTCTGTTTTTTCTCTTTATTCAGCAGTTTAAATACTGAATCCAAATCCTGCAATTTCAGATCCCATAAATCCTCTACTGAAATCATTCCTTTGAACGGGAATCTGTATTTATATCTTGTTGCCGCCTCAAAAATATTTGTAAGTTCCATGTTTTTATTCCTCCAATACATATAATTTTATTTAACAAACATCCAGTCTTCTGCGAGCATATCCGACTGGGTAGCAAGCCATCCCATCTGTACGCCAGATGTTCCAACAAAAGCGATGGCTTTATTTCCGATTGCGTCATGCTCACAATTTACAATCTCATTATCGGCAGTCTTATAAGAAATCCCAGTCGCAAGCTGAATATACTGTTTCTTACCGTTCCAGCCTTTACGTGTCACTTTAAATCCTCTTTTCAGGTACTTAATCGCTTCTCCGAATGAGAATGTTGCTTCTCCACCAAGTATTGGGCAGTTCCGACTATCCGCATAAACCCACTCATCGGAAAGAATATTCTGAAGCGTATACTCCACATTCTGTGTTTCTCTTATATCCAGACAGCCGCCATCTTTTGTGTACATAAGGATTGTCTGGGATTCTTCATCCCACCACCAATAACCCGCCCATGACGGAAGTTTTACTGGAATTCCAGATTTCATTTCTTCAAATGCTTCTTTAAATTTCATAACTTTCTCCCTTCTTTGTTTAATTAAATTGTATTAGAATTTGATTTTTACTACTCGCTCTGTAGCGCCTTTTACTTTAATAATCAGATCATTTCTCTTTGTAAGTGAAAATCCTACTCCTGAAAGCTGATCATCAACATCTTTTACATGTGCTTTTGCTCCAAGCGCTTCAAATACTCTTCGGTGCTGCTCAAGTTCCGGTTTCAAAAATTCATTGTAATATCCATTTGGTTCTTCTGGATTGATGCAATCCTTCAGCATAAAGAATAAGTGCTGATGACCAATTCCCTTCTGTTCGTCCCAGTAATTTGGTGAGTAACATACAACTGATACCGGTGTAAACTGCAAAGTTTTAATTCCCCAGACATCTTTACTGATTGTTGCACAATTTCCTGGAAGTTTGTCCACTACTTTGAAATTTCCTGACTGATCAAGGATTACTTCTGCAACATCTACATTTCCACGTACTGGAGTATTGTATTCGTAAGAATGAATTTCTCCATTTACTTCAATTTCAGCTTTAAATCCCTGAGATCCTCTGTATGCGAACTGATTTACAAAAAACTTATATGTTCCAGGAATCATATCAGCTTTAGATGGATATGTAATATTTTCAACAGCCACCCCATTACTTGCTTTACACTGATCAACTGGCTGAGTAATATCAATGTCCAATTCTCCTCTAGTACGTAGTGATTTGTTACAACCAAAATAAATATGTTCTCCACCTTTTGGTTCAACACAATGTGCATCAAGGTCAGAATTATCCTTTCCATCTTTGTCATTCCATTGAATAGAGAATCTTACAACACCTGTGACTGAGCCACCAGCAGCTTTTACATTCTCTTTGATATCTGAATCTGTAATATTACCGGTATACGCCCAAGACATTCCATTGTTCCATTTGAACATTGTTTTCGCAGCAGCAACTTCTGGAGCAATCAGAGATACCATATTCTGAATATGTTTATTCTCCAGGTATACTTCCAGTTCCTTTGCCACTGGCAAGACATTCTTAATGAAATCCTCTGCACTTATTTCCTCTACCTTAGAGAATCGTTTTGGATCAATTGCAACATCCTGTTCCATTTCATCAAACAAATCCATAGCACCGGTAATTCTTTTTGCTGCGTCTTTATTAGAGAACAGAATATTATTCACTGTGATATCATCCAAGGTAGCAAATCTTCTCTGTAATGAATCAATATAACCAAGTTCTGTAATAGTCTTCTTTGCATCTTCAAGCATCTTCTTTGTAAAGATTGCCTTTGGACGTTTATAATTTACAGGGGCTACAATCTGCTCATATTTTCTAACGGCAAGGTCAAGATCCATTCCTTCGGAAATATTCACAAGCAATGTTCCTATACTATGGTTACGAATCTTGCCGATAACGGCACCTGCAGCAATTGACTTTTCCCAGATCCAAAGTTCTTTCTGTTCATCTGTAAGCTTTCCATATTCTTTCTGATAATTCTTAAATTCAGTAAGTTGCTTTTTCCATTCGGCACCTTTATATAAAGAATTTTGAGCAATCAACTCAAGTACTGTATCTACAGCTTCTTTACTAATTTCATCAAGAGAACGTTTAAATACATTACGGATATCTCTGAATTGACTTAAATCACCTTCAAGTGTGTGTCCATAATATTCCTTAAAGATACAAATTTCTGGCAGATCTACGAAGAAATGCTCATATTTATTAATTTTTCCTGTCGGGAGCATTTCTCTATTTTCAGGAGTACCAATTCGTTTCTCTTTTTTGAAGAATACCCCTGATACCGCTTTCTGTTTTACATAGGCATCAAGCGCAGCTGCGACTACATTATATTTATCATCTGATACTTGATTAATTCCCCAAATGGTATGTAATTCACCATTTTTAATAGATACAACGTTACCAACGTCTCTGATAAAATGTCTACAGCAACTACAGTCATATTCTCTTCTTTCTCTATAAATTTCATTTGTACCTGCCGGAAACGAATCCAGATATAAATTATAAAGCTCCTCGGTATCCACATTTACTGTGAATAATCTTGAAGAATCTTTAGACATCTGCTGTAAATTTTTCTGGATTGCCTTTACAAAATCTCTAAACATATTTTTATCTCCTTATTGTTTAATTAAATTTTTATTTTCACTGATTTTTCTTTTCTTATTCGAGACTGGTTCTTTTTGAACAATTCATCAAATACTCTTGGAGTATACTTTTTATTTGGTACAATTTTTTCTATTCTTTCAGTAGCATTTCCAGATAAAACGCTCGCACATGATTGAATTTTCATTGTATTTATAATTTGCATCTTATTCTTAGCTTCTCTTCGTCTATCACAAATCTCTTGCAGCTTTTTGCATAATTTATATCCTTCTGCCGCAGAAAACTTATGAAATTCAATATAATGCAAAATGTCTGAAATTTGTAAATCAGTATATGAAATAATAGAATTAAGTTCTTTTGAATAATCAGTAATTTCATTCATCTTACTTGAAAATTCATTTATACTACCGATAATTTCACCAACTATATCATCTGTTGTAATTGCTTCAACTCCATTATAATCGGTTTCACAAATTTCATATGGTCCAAATTTTTTTAATACGTCTGGAATATTATTTGCTTGAATTGCCTTAATCTTTTTCTTTTCAATTTCAGGAACCAAGAGTGCATCAGCAAGATCAGATACTAATTTGATTCTTCCTGTTGGATCTCTTGCGATGTACTCTCCATTTTTCCCTTTTAAATAGTAACATATCATTGTTCATGCCTTTCTGATTGAGTTAATCTAATTCGTTTTGATAGATCAACTATATCACTGTTATTTGCATTTGTCAATAGTAAAAGTTAATTTAATTTGTTTTTGTATTCTTCTTCACTGATAATAGGAATGTTCAACTCAGAAGCTTTCTTATTTTTACTAGATCCACTGTTTTTATCATTGGTAATTAGATAATCAGTTGCCTTTGTAACTCCGGACACAACTTTCCCTCCTTTTGATTCTATATCCGCCACAAGTTCATCCCGGTTAGCAAAAATATGTAACTTCCCAGTGATACAGAATTTCTTTCCGGACAATGAATCGCTTTCAGAAGATATTTTATCATTATTAAGTTTCGAAAATATGAACTGTTCTGCCAAAGCAATAACGTAATCATAATTTTCCTTAAAATATCTATGGATAGAAATATTTCGCTCCGTCCCTAATCCTTCAATACAGGTAAAATTAAAATCAGAAGCAGCATCTTTAATAAATGTTTCAAATGGATAGAGCATTCCTAATTCCCTGGTTCTTATTTCTTCATATCTAGCAATATCCTTTGCAGCTCTACCACCAATTAACGGAATATTTAATCCTACAATAAATTTTTCTATGGTAGTATTCCTGCTAAACTCAATAGAATCTAAAATATTCGCAATTTTCTTTGCTCCCATTCTAGGTAATCTGGACAATTCTGTAGAATGATCCTTCAAATAATACAGATCAATTGGTGATGTCACAAGCCCAGTATCAATCAATAGCTGCAATGTAGCCTCAGATAATCCATTAATATCATGGGCCTTTTTTCCTACAAAAGCATTTAATTCACCCAGAAGCTTGCCTTTGCATCCAGCATTCATGCACATCAATACTTCAGAATCGTTCTCTTTTACGACAGACACTGGTTCTCCACAGATTGGACATATTTTAGGAATTATAAACTTTTCACCGGTATTATAACCTCTTGTTATGTTTTGAGAAATCTGCGGAATGATCTGGTTTGCCTTATACACAGATACGGTATCATCTTTATGAAGATAAAATCCTTTGAATATACTCACATTGTGTAGGCTCGCTCTACTTACAGATGTTCCGTCAATATCAACCGGTTCAAAGACTGCTGTAGGCGTTAATTGTCCAGATTTACCCATAGTCCATTCAATATCAGTCAAAACTGTCTCAAATTCATCATCATAGAACTTGTATGCCAGAGAATGACGTGGATACTTATCTGTGACTCCAAGTGATAATCCATAAGCGATATCATTATATGCAGCAACAAGCCCATCAATTGGATAAGATAAGTATGCTGCCTTTTCCTTTAACAGATTAATAAGCTCTTCAAGATTCTGATTTTCTTTATATACACGAATATAGGGTACAATATCAAATCCAAGTTCTCTTGCTTTTTCAAATCTTGCTGACATTAAAGGTAGCTCGTCCATACCGGCAGGTACCTTCCATACTATAAAACGAACATGACGTTTGGCTGCTACCTTACTATCTAGCTGTCTGACTGATCCTGAAGCAAGATTTCGCGGGTTCTTATATCTATCTTCTTCATGTTTAATTAAATTATTAATTTTCTCAAAATCTGTATATGTAATAATAGCTTCTCCTTCGATTTCAACGTGGCCTTTCTGATTAATATGCATAGGAATATTTTCGAACGCCTTTGCATTGTGAGTAATAATTTCTCCTGTAACGCCGTTTCCGCGAGTTTCAGCCTGGATCAGCTCGCAATCTTCATACGTCAAAAGAATTGTCAATCCATCCATCTTACACATTAGCAAAGCATCTTTATCACCAATAAATTTTCGAAGTATATTCACATCTTTAGTTTTATCAAGAGACATCATTAAATGTGAATGCTCAGTTTTCTCTAATTTACTTTTTACTTCATATCCGACGCTATGGACTGGAGAATTACTTAAAATAACTCCTGTTTCTTTTTCCATTTTTTCCAACTGATCACACAGATCATCATACTGATGATCCGTAACAATACTCTCTGCATTATTATAATAAGCATCTCGGTACTGATTAAGTTTTTCAACCAATGCTTTCATTTCTTCAATCTTGTTCATTTTTTCCTCCTGTATTATGTATAATTAAATCGTCAAAATATCAAAATGTACTGACCAATGATCACACATCATATCAATTGTTGCATCCGCGATATCGTTAACGCACTCGTCATCACATTTGACTGAATCAAACTGAGAAATATCAATATAATGCTCTGCTGTTCCCTCTTCAAAAGTGATAATATTATCATTTACTGTAATATTAACTGGATTCAACTGCATATGAGATATTATTGCAGATTCTTTTTCTCCTACAGAGAAATGTACCGCAACAGTTTTATTGTCATATGCTGCTTTTTCAAACATAATATCGATTTTCTGAGCTACTTTACTTGCATTCTTTACAAATTCTCTAACCATTTTTTTGTTCCTCGTAATAAATTTAATTTTAATGAAAGTTAATTTAACTTGTTACTTTATTTAAACATGGCGACTATATTAAATAGTCACCATATTTTTTAAGAAAATACGCAGGTCTTTTAATTTTTATTCCATACTGGTGTTCAATCATAGACCGAGTTTCAATATCATATAAAATCTTGTTTTTATTTAAATTATATTTTCGGATTAATTCATTTGCCATATTGATTTGGCCGGAGATATTGATTTTTTCAGCAGTCATATATGATACATCTATGGACTTCAACGCTGCTGCTAATGAATTATACATTTGTCTCCCAAGACAATGCGGATCATCTTTTACAATATGAGATCTTTTTATAATGGTTCCATCGTCCATAAGTTTGGATTTAGTTCCATATGGATATGTTAATTCCATTGTCATATTGCTCTTTTGTGCAGTTAAAATTAATGCTTCACTTACATTTACAACTCTTCCGGAATACAATTTCATTGTATGATTTTCTACGTCAATATCATCAAGTTTTGCTCTAATCGTGTCTTCAAAATCTTTAGACTTGCCATATTCAAAAATGCTCAGAATCATGAATCGATCTCTAGGATTCTTTAATGCTTCGATCCATGTTAAAATCGTATCTCTTGATACAATCTGATGATTTAACAATGTCTTATTTAATAGTGCTGCCAGCATATCAGGTGTGATAGTTGCATAGATATTTTGTCCATTTAACACTAAATTCTCATTAACACACCAGTCCGTATATTGTGTAAGAGTATTATTTACTACAATAATGGACTCTAATGTTGTAAATTTGAACAACTTATACATTTCTGTAATCTCATTTAAATTAAAGTCACATAAATCCTTTTGATACATATGTTCAAACGGCGCAACTCTCTTAAATCTAGGTACAAGAGGAGTAACGCTTGCAACAGTTTTTAACTTAAATTCGTAAAACCTTTGTTTTCTATCTTCGTTATACATTTATATTCTCTCCTCTAAAAAAGGAATTAATCTTTTCCTTATCTTATTAAAGTTTCTCGAAAAATCATATATTATTTTTTCCTCACGTTCCGCATCATAAATAAGAAAACGCTTATAGTTCTCTATCATTGATATTTTATTTTTTCCATCATAATAATGAAATAAAATCGTAAGAATTATAATTTCTTTCTTTGAATATTCTTTTTCAAGATACTTATCATCTTCTTCTGTAAGCATATTCAGATCTTCGATAAATTCCTTTGATACTCTAATGATTTCTTTTCGTTGCTCAGGAGAATCACTTTGCCTTTTACTGAAATATAATCTCTTAATACATTCTGCCAGAGTTGTTGAATCAATAAGCCCGCCTATTTTTATTTCCCCTTGCAAATTACACATACTGCTTTCATTAATACGCTGGACCACTTTATTCTGAGCTGCATATGAGTTATATGTGTCGCTTAACTGTTTGCTCATTTTAGTTTTCTGGTCATACTGATATATCATACGGCGAGATTTATCAATGTCAAAGTTTGTAATTCTCAGCTCCATTGGATAGTTAAAATTTGGATTTTTACTTCTGGCCTGGAACATTGATACATATCTATGATATCCATCGTTTATATCAAACGCCTCTAAAGAATGAATAATAAGCTGACGTGATTGCTCATCATAATGAAAATCTGCGTATACATCATCTTTCGGGATATTCAAAGTGATTGTATCCGGAACATAAATATGTTCAAGCATATCTGCCGTAATTTCTTTTACTGCACTCTTATTCAATGTAATACGATATAGCTCATTATTATCTCGTGTTACTTTAGTCATAGCACGTTGTGTGACAGGATTATAGTTAATTAATCCTGATTCTTGCAGAGCGCAAAATGTATCTACATTTAAAGATCCTATCCATTGATCATCGCTTACCTGAATCATATTGAACACCAACGGGAATTCAATTTTATTTGGTTCTTCGTATTGCATCCCACTATATTTACTTATTTCTCTGTCTGTAAAAAAGTCAGATAACTTTTTGCGATAATCTTTCTTAGTGGCATTTAATATACTATCTGCAATTACAAAAAGTGTATAATCATTTGCTTCTTCAATACTCTTTCTACTAGATAAAAAATCTGAAAAAATGCCTTTGGGATAATTATATTTCTCATATGCATAATTGTAAATTTCTAGCTCGTCACTCTTATTAATTAAGATATTAAAAAACTTTTTGGATAAATAATCTTCTAAAATACTTCTATCGACATTCATTTTTCTCACCTCTTTCCTCAGATTATATCACGCAAAGTTAATTTTGTCTATATTTTTGATGATAAATTTTTCGACATGAACTCCGTTGCTTCCTTTCTTGAGTTATTTTCTTCAACTGTATAAATACTGGTTGTCTGTATATCTGCATGCCCTACGGCATTTTTCGTAGCAACGATATCTTTTGTTTCCTTATAATATAATGAAGCAAAAGCAGCTCTTAACTTATGCGGAGACACATGTTTACCAATTCCTTTCTCGGCATATTTGACTACCATACAATAGATTGTTTGTGGATCCATACGTTTTCCATTTTTTGATATAAAAAGAGCATCCTCTTTAATCCCCATATTATATAGTATTTTATCTCGATCAAGGATCCAATCTCTTAATACACGTATGGAATCATCATTTAATTGATATACCTGTTCTTTATCTCGCTTGTCGATAATAGTCAAATTGTGAGTCTCAAAATTTAAATCACTTAAGTTAATTTCGCTTAATGCAGTTTTTCTCATGCCGGTAACCATAAATAAATATAATATAGCATAATCTCTTGAATGCCATTCTTTTGGCATGTAAGAATATTTTACGGCGCCCAATATTCCATTTAAATCATCCATTGATAAAAACACTCTTTTAATCGAGTCTTTTCTAATAGGCCGATTTACATTGTCCATCGGATTCCTTTCAATATCTCCTCTCCGATACAAAAAATCAAAAAACCTATTTAATGTGCAACATACCAATTTAGTATATGCCACAGACGACTTTTTAATTTCACCATTACCATCTTTTACGTATTTAATATGCTCCAGATACCTTGCGATATCATCTGCGTCAATTTCGCTTATATCTTCTACATCTATATAATCTAAGAAATGATGAAGTTTTCTGACATAATTTAAACAAGTATTCGGGCTGCGAACAGCCTGAATACTCATATAAAAATCACTCACGCATTGTGGCATATCATTAAGAATTTTCTTAACATTCTTATTTAATTTTAATTCATGCTCCAACCTTCCATTCATAACTTCATTCTCCTCTCTAACATAATTCCAGCTTGTTGATACCATGGCAGTATCACACTACAATATTCCTTGACTTTCCATGAATACCACTCGCCAATCCCCATAAATAAAAGTAATCCAATTGCTGAAATAAGTCCTTTGTTCACCACAATACATAATAATAAACATGGCGCTACCCATAACCAATTCGTAGAAAAGTTGCACCATCTTACTAGCCATTTTTCGCTCATACGATCAAAACTCGTAATTTCATCTGGAGTCAAAGAAGTCTGTGGTGGGTTTGCTTTTGCTCTCCTTTTAACAAGTTCTGCTCCTCCGACATTTTTTTCTCCTGGTTTTATATACTTATTATATTCTTCTGTTATTTTTGATGCTGCTCTTTCTTGTGGTGTCTTTCTTACTTCCGGTATACTCCAAAAAATCATTTCTATTACTTCGATTGGATATTCAGGATATAATATGGCTAAAGAAAATCCATTGTCCATTAAATAATATAGAAAACTTACCATTTTTTCTGATTCTGTAAAATCATCCATTTTATATCTTGGATCATATGGTGCTACAGCTGAAGAATTGTAAATACGTTCCCTATTTTTAAATTCTTCATATCTTTTTTCAATGTCATTAACACAACGCATATAAAATTCTCCAGTAGTAAGCCTTTCTACCTCCACTTTTTCAAATTTTATATTATTTCCATAGACAATGTATTCCTCATCTCTTTCTTCTGGTGTTAAATCATCATAAAATTTCTTTGCTTTCTCAATGAGTTGCTTAGGAGTTAGAGCATATCCCTTATATGCTCTGGCTTCTTCTTTTGTTAACCTCATTTTAAAATCACCTTACCCCTTTCTAAACAAGTATATCTAATATAATAAGTTTTACCATTTTTAGTAACTATTCCCCAATTACGAATTGGAACCCCTGTATCTATCATCTTCTTTAATTTTTCAATTCGCCTTCTGTCAAAACACCATTCAATCATGTAAGAATTGAAGTTCTTAATAAATTCTTCTTTATCAAAAACAAGAACTCCATTTTTTAAATATGATATGGTCTCTTCTTTTGAGTGACCATCCTCCATAATTATTTTAAAGTCAGTTAATGGTTCCTCTATTATTTCACCTTCTAATGTTTTATAAGACTGCTTATATGTATATTCTGTAAATTTTTGTATTTTATTACAAATCGGACAATACAAATCTTTAATATGCCCTTTTTCTCTCTGTTGTCCAATTTTTCTTGGGATAGGGAACTCAAGTCCACATTCTGGGCATATAAAATTTGATATAGCGCTTCGTTTATTTTTAGACATTTTAATACTTCCTCCTTATGCTGCAAATCCAAATTCTGATAAATTAATTGTTTCTTTTCGAGGTAAATAATCTGATCCACATGAATCACAAATTTCTTTGACTTCCTGATCGCTTAATATCTTAATTACTTTCATTTCTCCGGCAATGATCCATTCTCCAGTCATTACAGGAGACGTTTTATACCGGTAAAATCCATGTTTTGGAATATAATCTAAGTCAGCTTTTATATAATTAAATTTTCCAGATTCAGAAATCCCATTTGCTTCTGCTTCTTCACAGTAATCATGATCAATACAATATTCAACCATAGCCCATACAGTATCCGGCCGCATATAAGTAATCTTGCCATTTACCTTTTGCCCTATATGTGAGACATACGGAGCTACATCATTAATATGGAAGCCAGGACGATATCTTAATGGCCCAAGTTTGCTTTTTACCTTTCCATTTTCTAATCTTTCTCCTGGTTCTGCACTAATCCATTCTTCAATTGGAATATTCGTATTTGCATTTACATACAGAGGAAATAGTTTCCCCGGATATTTTTTAGACACCCTAAAAAGCTTATAACCAATTGCTGTTTTCATTATACCACTCCTCTTTTACGTTTTCAATATTTCATTCATTATGTTTAATTAAATTTTTATTTCAGTTTTTCATTGATATATTTTGTTTTACTTCTTACATAACATTTATGGCATGTAAGGCAGCTCTTTGCCCCGCAATTAATATTTACATCGCGCGCGTTGATATAATCTTTATCATATACTGTAAAGATCTTATCAATAAAATCATATCCAGGATCTGCTTGATCATTAATACAAGGGCTACTATATATAATCTGTAAGTTACTTGGCTTTTTTTCGCTGGTCTCTAACGCTTCTTCGATAATCCAAGGATTTTTTGTCCATAAAGCAAAGTGTACATGCTTGTTTCTCTTACAAATATTAAAGTAATTAATAACTTGTGTAACATTAATTAAATCACCAAAACTCTCGAATCTAAAAAAGGAAGCATTGATCATTGGAATCTCTGCTTCCTTTAATATTCTGCTAGTTAAAATCTCTGTATTTCGCTCCAGGCATGCATTCAAATTTTTATACCTTTTCATTTGTCTTTGTGCATAACAATGTGAACACACCAGTTCAGAATTGCTTGATCGATTCTTGCAATATTCATTACACAAGCAGCTAGTTGATAAACTCTGCATTCCTTCCATTTTCCCTGAATGATTTACAGTATAATGGACTCCAGTTACCTTTTCAGTCTCTACTACTGTTAAAAATTTTTCTCTTACTGCTTTCATTTCATCAGCTCCTATGTTATTATATTGTTATCGTATTATATTTTTGCAATAAAAAGAGGCAGCTCTTAGCTACCTCTTTTTAGTCCCTCTATAAATCAAAAATCTTATTTCCGTGTAATTTCTCTGCTACATTTCATCAAATACTGATCAAATTCCATACCGGTAAATTCAAAGAACATTTCTTTTACCGATTGTTTGTCACTACTTTTATGATAAATATTGAATATGTCTTGGGCCATGCCAGATACTTCAAAATCCTGTTCGTCCATTATGTCTTTTAAAATAGTGTCAGCATCAACAATTTGACCATCCGGAGTGTTTTCATTCAATTCTTCTACATATTTAAGCAATTGTTCCATAACATACACCTCATTCTTTCTTTAGCCGAAATTATTATTTCATCAAAATTTAATCTCAATATCATAATAAAAATCTTCCCACTGCCATCCGTGTTCATCACAAATAGCATCCATAAGGTCTACTGGTGATTCAAACTCCACATTGTTTGTTTTCTGATAATTTTTAATTACTTCTGTAACATGTTCTTTACTATCGTCAGATATAATAATCATGTTCCATGATTCAAATTCCTCATTAAATTTCCATTTAATACTTAAAGAATACTTGTTCATACTTTTACCTCCTTAAAAGCAATTCAATCTCATAACACTACCCATAGATTTCTACCATAATATTCTTTTCTTATATGAGGAATATCATTGTCAATTTTCGATAACTCAATCTTTTCAAAAGTTACATTTTTACAGCCATCCATAGTTCTGTTTCCAAATCTATTTTTAGTACATTCAATTCCATTTGATGATTCCTCAACCATAACAGAAGTCACTTTTCGTAAATGTTTGATTTTTTGTGTTTCTTCATACGTCATATTATTCACATCCTTTACAATGAAAGCAATTTTTTATCGTGTCATAAATACTACATTTCCGACTAATTTTTCATTTTCCATTTCTTTTATATAATTTTCAATGACGGTAATCTTAACCAAATCATCTAAATTTGTATAAATCACAATCATTGGAATAGGTAATCCTTCGTTATCTCTTACTTTTTCTTCTAAATTTTCCATCACAAACTTACAGAAACTTATAGGATCGCACTCTGTATCATACGTCATATAAGTATCCAGATAACTTGGACAGAAATTACCATAAGAATAAATAGTAGATTTATTATATTTTTGAATTGCATAAGCAATTTCAGATTTCTGTTTTTCTCCTGTTACTCTAATCATCTTTTCACATCCAATCAAAAATTTATAATTTACCGTTCATAAAATTCATCATAATAAATGAAAAATTTTCTTCATATTTCTTTTTGCTCACAATACATAAAGTAATCTAATGAATCAATATGTTGTTTATTCATCTATTCCAAATGCATTATATAAATCCGACTTTAATTCTTCTATAACTTTTGCTTTTTCATCATATTCCTGCTTGTCAAATAATGTATATTTTTTCAGAAACACAATTTCGTCAATTATTTCTTTGATTTCGTTACGATCATACATAAAATTTCTCCTCACAACAAATCATTTACAGTTATTCCAAATTCACACACCTTGCTTTAATTTTTCCATATTAATCTCCCACGCCTTCTAATTTTACTCCGCAATTAGGACAATATCCTTCAGCATCTTTAATTAAAATCTGCTCTTTACAATTTGAACATTTCATAAAACTGTAAATATCGTCATTTACAAACATCCATCTTCCACCATGATTTTCTATAATCATTCTATACCCTGTATCTTTTACTTTTGCCATTTGTAACACCGTCTTTCTCATAAAATGAAAGTTTGATTTTAGCATTGTATTATTCAATTCTAATTTCTGTCACACTACCATGCATTTCGTCATACAACTGCGAAGCAATAGTTTCCAAATCATCAAAATAATAATCCCATAAATCACATTGGAAGCCATCTGGTGTATCATTAATATAATATGTAGTATCTAAATCTGTATCAATTGCCACAATAATACTATCGAATCCACGTTTCTCCGCATCTACATACGCAGAAGTAACTTGCTCTAAAAACTCGTCCTGATCCATAGGTTCATCAAGTAAATCATATCCTATACTAATATTTCTATTTGCATACTCATCTGCAAATTTTTCTAAATCTCCTTCTGTTTTTACCCATTCTGGAACTGTAACAATATCTCCACCGTTTAATTCCACCCGCATTTTTATTTTCTTGACCATTTTTATACCTTCATGAAAGTCGAAATTCAGCTTAATAAAATCCACTCATTGATAACTCTTTTGCTTCTACTTCTTCTTTAAATTCATCATTCCTAATCTTAGCCATATCTACTCTTATTTTGGCTTCCGATATTCGTTCACGAATAGTCCAAGTATAATAAGATCGAATTCCACAATCGTCCAATATCCCACAAAGTGTTTCCAAATTTTGCGAAATACTTGATAATTCTGCATCTAAAATATTATTAATTCCAATTAATTTTGTTTGTTGATCAATATCTATTATCATAAAATCACCTCTCTATTTGTTCTCTTCGTACCATAAATCAGCAATCGCATGAGTTAATTCTGTTTGCAACATCCATGTTCCATTTGCTCCAAAATCACAGCTGTAAATTTCTCTGATCCCACCCAAATCTGTCTCAGGATCAAAAAATCCAGTTTCTTCTACTTTAAGAAATTCACCATACAATTTTACTAATTCTTCTTTTGATTTTGTTTTAAAAATATTAACGTGTCCCATATATCATACCTCCATTTTAATAAATTCAGTCTTTCAATTCCATTATATACACTCCAAAACATCCAATTTTCCACATCTAATTATCTTCCTCATTATAATCCCATCCAAATATTTCTGCAACTTCTTCTCTTATATCTTCATCAGATCGCATAGCACTGCAGCAATTACAAACTCGAATTGTTTTCTGTACTCTTTTCCCTAATATCCTGCCATAATAAGTATATTTTGAATTAGGTGATTTAATTTCACTTGCTCCGCATAACCAACAATGTGTCATAATTTCTTTCCTCCATATATAATATTTGTGTTGTTTGTAAGATTCTTATTTTTTTTCATCTACTATTGTAAATTACTCATGTCTAAAGACACGAGCTTCCTGCTTCAACCATATCAAAAATTTCATTCCAATCAGAATAATTTTTCACTTTTTCCTGCGGAACTAATAATTCATATTCTGATTCAATTTCTTCTTGTGATCCATATCCATTAAAACTAGGAACACTGCCAATTTCATAGGCATTATGTCTTTCCATTTGTCTAAAAATAACAATGCTTTTCTCTGTAAATTCTCCCATGTGTGTAGCGTAGCTATCAATTTGAATAATTGACTTATCTTTTTTATTTACATAAATATCTCCAAGCCTCATTTTATTTCCTCCGTAAAATTCTCATTTCAGACATCCCAATTACATGGTGAAGTTTTACCTTTGTTTAATTCACACTGAACTGTTTTTATACCGTTTTCTTCAACATACCCTTTAAAAAAAAGACATTCTTTTTCATCATATACACCTCTAGTAGCACACCAATTCTTTATAAAAATAGCCGCTTCAATCAATTTATTTTTCATAAATTCACCCCTTATTATTAATTGCTTTATTTAAATTGACTTACACTCTCTGTATTCTGATTCTGTAATTAATCCTTCATTATACATATCTTCAAGCGTTCTAAATATCGCATTCGCTCTCCAACTTGCATAACCATGACCATCAAATTCTCCAACAATTGCATCTTTATTCTCTTCTCGTTGTTTTTGTAATTTCTCCCCCAAATCCCAATTATGAAAGAAAAACGCTTTATATTGAGCTGCAATAATTCTCAATAATTCTATTTCGTATTCTTGTGAAATTAATTTCTCTTGTGCATTTAATAATTTCAATCCTGCACTTCCTAATGGACTGTTCTCAATTCTATTCTTAAAATATTTGTCATTCATAATTATTCTCCAATTCTCCACTACAAAAATCATATACCGGCTGAACATCACCAATGTTAAATCCATTCTCAAACCAACAATGATCTGATACATCTGGAATATCTACAATAATATGATCTGTATATGTTTCCTTTACCGTACCTGTATGTGTATCTCCATCAAGCCTACATTTTACTATTTGTCCTGCCTTAAATAAATGTGTTAAATCCGCCATTTGAATACCGCCCTTTCTTTAATAAATCAACTTTGTTCCACATTCCGGCTACAAAATCTATCGATTTTCTTCATCTTCTCTTGCGTGTAATGTATAAATTTCTGCGTCAAGTATAACTTCACCGCAGTCTTCACATTCCAAACATATATCTAATGGATCATCCCAATCACCATATGATACAATGTTTACTTTATGCCCTCTATGTTCTTTTAATTTATTCCATAATATCATATTTACATTATTAAATTTATTACCAGCATTTTCTTTTGCAAATCTCGGAACAAATATTCCAAAATCATTTTTGGCAGCAAAATGTTTTGAAGAAATTGCATTACGGTCAATATTTTTATAGATTCCAACGTAATCATGAATAAAATCATTATTAGTAGAATCTAACCAAGCCTTTAAATCAATATCAAATACCTGTACTGCATAATTAATGTCCATAGAATGACTGAGCCGGGAATCATACATAATTCCCAGCTCTTTTGCTCTGTCGTTTATTTTACTGATCAAATTCATTCTTTCTCTTGCTTCTTTTGTATTTTTTGTGTTTTCCATTCCACTTACCTGCCTTTCGCTTATAATATCTGCTATTGCAGCAGATCCACATTTTTACGCCGAATGCACCAGCAGATACTTGAGCATACTTAAAACTTCTGGATATAAATGAATGCTCATAATCATAAAACGGTGCTTTTCGAATTTCATCTACGTATCGCTGTTTCATATATTCCATTGCATCACTAATATTTAAACACTCAATCACCTCTGTCCTCTTATTGCTATGTATAATAATTACGCTTATCTTCTTCATGTTATATCAGCCTCCCAGTTATACACGAACGTTCGTTCTGTTTTTTGATATTATTGTTATACCATACTGAGAGGCTGAGGTCAATATTTAATCGAACATATTTTCGATTTATGCAGATTTTTTAGGATACAGCTCTTTCATCCTCTTATTGAAATCAAAATTATTTGCTTCAATAACGCGTTTCATATAAGCGAATAATTTATAGTACAAACCTCTATACTGCTCTACTGCACTTTCTACATCTGCAAGAGAATCCTTCAAAGACATCATATTGCCTTTAATACCAGGAACTCTGCATCCATGAAACTTAATTAAATTCATAAGCGTATAATAAGATCCTTCTCCCTTGAATGCGTCTTTCCATTCTTTACATTTAGGAGTTTCATTAGGCAGTCTATACATATTGGCACAGAACTTTCTTAATACTCTATATAAATCTTTATATGAAAATGTCATTGAGTGATTTCTGATGTTAATAACTACTCGTTTTACATCTGCAAAATTGCTTTTCTGTGGATAATATACATATTTGTTAAGATCTTCAACAAATATATTTCTACCAAAAACCTTCTTATAAGGAACACCTTTACATTTATGCATCGGAAGTTTATTAACATAAATCTCAAGTTTATTTATATAATCCTCGCAAGTATAAGAAACAACATCCGGAATAAAGAATCTTGATCTTTCAGCAAAAGCTTTCGGATCTCTATCCTGTAATTCAGCTAATACTCGGATTTCTTCTAACATCATTTCAAACTGATACTGATATCCATAATGATCATTTAAATATGCGTCATATCCAGATTTACCTGTATAATAACTCTTGTAATTCAGCATTCTGAACATCTGTGCCATAACCCATCTTCTATGAAGACGAGTATTTCTTACATATCCATCTTCATAAATCTGAGATAAGAAAGACTCCTCTTCTGAATTAATTCTTTTCTTCTCCGGATTTACAATGACAGGACTTCCATCTTCGCTGATTGTTACATTAATTGTACTGCCAGGTTTTAAACCTTCCGGTAATGTTACGCTGAAGTATTTTCCTGTTTCAATGTTTGCTGCCTTTAATGCTTCCATTCTGTTCTCTCTTGATTTTTTCATAGTTTTATTCTCCTTTGTATTTGTTTTATTTTCTGTAATTTCTCTCCAACCAAGTACAGCGCTATCTGTATAATTACGCCATTCATAATTGCCATATTTACCTTTGATCATCATGTCTTTTTTGGTAGTTCCATTTTTTAAAAGAATTTCTACTTCCTTATATAATTCTGGGGTATTACCATAATTCCAATTCATAATCTACATTCTCCTTTTAATTTAATTTTAAAATTTCATTTGATGTAATTATCACTATGGACAAATCCAGCCCACGCTTCTTTAAACCAGACTTTCTGTCCAATTTTTGGATTTTTAATCATTGTCAATCCACATTCAAAAAGTTTTCCACAATCCTGCCGTTGATCTTGGCTACGGAATAAATAATGTTTTTATATTTGTATTCAAAGCCTTCGACGCATCCATCGTCAAAATCACCATCATTTCCATTCTCGCATTCACCTTGATCGGTCAGGACTGCATATGTTCCATCTACTCCGTTCTCGACATATGCTTTACCATATAAAATAGCATCATCTTTTTCCTTAGCCAGATAAGCAATCTGGTTTTCATCGTGGAAACCATATTTATCATTATCATAAGCTTTATAGCACTCAAAGTACTTGTCTTCAGGAGAAAGAAGTACTCCAACATCCAAACAGTAATTGATCATAATTATCACCCCCTAACATTTAATCCACTTCTTCAGTATAATTAAATCTTTATCTTTCCCCTGATAAAACCAATGGCTGCCCATCTGCTCTTCATCCCAAGTCAAATATCCTGCCAGAGAAGCACAAAGAATGAATGCTTCAAGTGCGGCTCTTGCATAATTTCGATCTTCGCCAGTAACTAACTGTTCATCTGTCATTTCGTCTGGCTTTAATGCACGAAAATATTCTCTTTGTCTGTACTTCTCACTTCTTTCACTTGGAATGGAATATTTATATTTGTGATACAGATTTTCAATAATCTCAAAACATATTTCATTACATTCCTTTCTTGATGTATCAGAGTTAATTCCGTCAATCACGATTAAATCGTGACGAATATCATACATAGAAGATTCTATATATTTTTTATCTTCACAAATTAATGTTTTATTCTTTAAATCCGCTTTCCATCTTTTGTTTTCACTGATTTTAAGATCAGATAAGAAATCTCCGTAAATACTCATTCTATCTACTTCCTTTCATTTTATTTTATATTAACTCCGTATTTCTGAGACATTCCTTTAATGGTTTCATATATGAAGGTTATCCGGAGGATATCCAGCGACGTTAGAGGCTGGATTTCCTCCCAGTTCATCACCTTCTTATTAAATATTAAATACCTTGTTAATATCCACTGTCTTGTGGTTTTATATCAATTCAACATTTCTGAGGTATCACTATAATCATTTCATATCTCCAGAGCAAGTCGTGAGGCAATTTATTGCCTCAGGTAGTTGTTTCTGAAATTAAATTAAATGTCTTATTGATACTCGTTACCTTACGATTTTTTTATATTAACTCAACATTTTTAAGACATTTCTATAATTGTTTCATATTATGGAAGCAAGGGAGGTAGCAGCCGGACTGATAAATCCGGCAGCTTCCTCCAATATTTGCTTCCATGATTAAAATTAAAATGCTTTGTTAATATTTCACTGTCTTGTGATTTTTTTGTATAAGCTCTACATATGTGGCATATTTCTTTAATGGATCAATATTAGGCGGAATGCGATGACGCATTTCTTCAGAGATATCTGACAGAATTGGGTCATCGTCATGTACCGCTTCATTAAATAGAATATATCTTGCTTATACTTGGTATGCTCCTAAATTAATTTATTATGCAAACTCAATACTTACGGTATATTTCTATAATTGTTTCATATAATGCAGGTTACTGGAGATGTAATCTTCAGGAAGTGCTGGGGATACCCAGAGGTTCCTGAAGAAGACATCTATCTTAGCCTGTATGATTAAATCCTAAATATCTTATTTGCATTCCGTTATACTCCGGTCTGAATATACTCAATCAATTTAACACATTTCTTTAATAGAGTCATATCGAGCTGCAATTCTCCTGGAAGGAGGATCTTAAGCCGGTTCGGTAGACCGGATTCAGATCAAACATCCAGGACTAATTGCAGCGCAATTAAATCATATTCACCTTGTATATTCCGAGTGTGTTCTCGTTTAATTAAATTACTTATTCAATTACTTTCCAACTTCGTAGAAGTGACTCTAATGAATCTGAAATAGAATCATAATCAGTGCCATAAATATTAGCATTCATGCTACCATCTAATTCCATTTCATAGCTTTTTTTAGGAGGCTCCAAAGTCACACCCTTTTTATCTAAAAAATCTTCAAAGATATCAATAATACCTCCAATAAGTTCTGTTTTGTCATTCTGGCCAGTCATGTTTTTTGTATCTCGTATTACGAGTTCTGTTTCAATTGGCATCACAGCATCGTCTGATAATGTTGCAAATTTGCATGTATTAAGATTGTATGCATTATTATCCTCACCAGAAGTATCTAACTTTAAATAAATATCTCCTGAATATTCGAACACATTTCCGCACACTAAATCTTTAAATGTATATTCTTTTTTCTCAGTTCTTTTATCTATAATTTTCATATTATTAATCCCTTTCCTAATAAACTATTTCCATTACATCAGGATAATCTTCTCTATAATCTTCATCATTTCTTGGTTACCATACAACCAGATCATCCAGATCATATTCATCAGTACCGAAATCATTATACATTCGCCAAACCTTATGTTCGGCTTCTGTATCCGTATTAGCCACAACAAAACCAACTGTCTTCAGACCGTTGAATCCATCAAACCCATACAACCAAATATTATCCGGCATACCTTTATCCCTCCAATTCTTCAACCAAACTCCAATAACTTTCGTTTTCATCAAGCCCATCTTTTTTATTCTCTTCGACAATTTCATCGGCCTTCTGTTCTGTTGTACAAATAGCTATTGTTTCTGTTACATTAAATCTAAATTCATCGTCATATTCATGAACTACTCTGTAAACTTTTTCGCCTGCTAAAAATCCTGGAATCTTTGTTACAAATCCGGACCATTCATGCACATCATTCCCAGATTCATCTGCTGAAAATATATCAAGCTGTCCTTCAATACTTAAAACCACACACATTCCATTATATTTTTTCAAATAATCAATGCAGAATTCCACTCCGTAGAACTGTAATGTCCCGGCATCTAACTCATCCCAGCTTTCCCATTTAAAGAGATCTTTTCCGCAAAATGTTTGAATGTTATTTTCTTCCACCTTCATGTTTTTTATCCTCCTCCATTAATACAAGGTTAACTGCTTTTTCAAATTTCGCACGTAACTCTGGATTGCTATCAACGACCTTTTTTCTACTATACCCAGCACTTCCATGTTTAGAAACATATCTCTTTTTCAGATTTACCCAATTAATATTAGGATCTGTTTTTCTAAGCATTGCATATACCTTTCGATAACTTATAGTGTAATTTGCGCTTTCATCATTTATCTTTTTTATCAGAGGCTGCATAATTAAATCTATTTTGCATGTATTTTTATACTTTTCAGCCATATCTGCCAGAGTACAATCGAAAATTGAACGCAATTGTTCATCTTCATAAATAACATCAAATGTAGAAACTTTAGAAATATTGGAATGTCTTCTTCTGTACTCTCTCTTCTCCTGGTCCCATACAATTCCATATGTTTTATTTATATAATCATATAAATATTTTAAAACACTATTTCGATCAGTAAATTTAGAACTTTCTGAAAGCTTATCGACAAATTCATTTGTTCTTCTCTTCCAATTATAATATTCCTGTTCTGCTGAAGATAAAACTTTCTTTCCGCCTTCTTTCTTAACAGGTGTTGTATTGTTTAATTTAACTGGATTAGCATTCTTATTCATCATTGCTGTTGCAAACTTTCCCATCTCAGCATACAATTTATCAATCTTGTTATTAATTTCATCGAGTCGATTTGAATAATCCGGAATTGTAGGCATCTGAATATCAGGAAATTGCAGTTGAATCATATTTCCCTGTGGTTTATATACCGGGATAATATCTTCTGTTGTTTTCTTGTTTCCTAAGAATGCAGCTGCTAAAACATCTTTCGCTTTTAACTGATAATCAATCAGTTTCTTCACCAATACAGGATTTTCTCTCTGCATTGTTGGTGTAATAGCAATTTTTGCTAGCCATAAAGGTATATAGTCAAGATCAAGGCATAAAACTTGCGTGTCAGAATTGCCAGATCCCAAGGGGTAAAATTTTACCCCTTCATTTAATACAATATCTCTTTGAATTTTCTTTCGCTCATTCTTCATGCGCTCATTATCAAATCCCATCCCCTGGCACACCCATCGAACACCAACCCAAACTTTTCCGTCCGAATCCTGCGCTGCTCTTAATATATATCCATGAAATTCTACATCTTTTACTATTAATTCGCTATTCATATTCGCTTTCCTCGCTTTTATCTATTTGATTAATTAATCCCAACCTACAATTGTTCTACCGTACTCATCAGCAGCTGCAAAATCCCATTCAATATCACCATGCTCCATCTCCTCGTCACTAAATTCACTTTCAAAAGGATTCTCTCCTCGTCTGAGAAATTCAATTTCTTCTTCTGTGGCCTCAATCTCTTTGCATACTCTAAGTCGTTTTTCTACGGTAACTTCAATTAATTTTTTCTCTGGCTCTGGCATAATCTCAGGCTCCTTTCTTTATTATTTCAAATTCTTCTGGAATATATTTTGAAGGATAATATGTATTATTATCCGCGCGATACCACCAAGGACGATTGAATTGATATGACGGTCTCATTTTTTCTAATACAATTTCTTCGTTATTCCATCTTGTGAATTTAATAATAGATCCAACCGGTAATGTTCCTTTAGTTAGTTTCATTCTTTTCTTTTCTAAATGTTTTTTACATTCTTTACGCCACTCTAATTCATGTTCATTATCGGTATCCGTCAGAAGGTCAAGAATCCCTTTTGGACAATCATAATAATATAATCCGATTTCTTTATAAGCAAAATTAAAATAATCCTTCATATTAACTGAGGTTAATACAACCATAGGGATTACTTGTTCTACAATTTCATTTCTTTTTACTTCAATCGCAGCATAATACACACTTCCAACTATACTAGATTTTAAAACATTCAACTCTGGATATTTTTCACTTTCTTTCTGAGTCCAAAGTTTATCCATTTCTTTTTTACGATCAACAGTTCTATTTTTATAGAATTCTGCATGATATGAAGTCCATCCCATAAAATCACCTCCATTTTGTTTAATTAAATTTTAATAACTCAACCTTACAACTCTTCCATCACATAATTCCATGAAGTATTCATCATACTCAACTAAGTCTTCTCCAAATTTCTCATAGTCAAAATATTTAGAAGAAATTGAATCATCATCTTTGACATATCCTAACTGCCAAGCTTCTTCGCGTCCAGCTTCTTCACTATTATCGTATATATAGCTTACAATACTGCGATCTCTAAAATCTTCTGTATATTCATTAAGTATCTCTTCGATATTACGATCTGATAAATTGTACTCTTTTTTCAGATATTTCATTTCGCTTTTCTGAATTTTTTCAAAGAAGGCAAGCGCCTCATCAGAATTTAATTTGTCATAGATATGCTTGATAGAATCAATAAGTTTAATACCTGCTTTATATCGGTTATCACCCTTCGTGATTCCATAATCAAGTGCTTTGATAAATATATTGAATGAAATAATTTCTTCATATTCATCTTTTGTGAGAATTGTTTCAATTTCTTCATACTCAGGAAACTTCCCACCAGAATAACAACTTCCACATAATCTAATTGAGCTGAAATAGTGGTTACATTCAAATTTTGGACCAGCTGTATCAATATATGCGCAACAATCACGATCATCAGAATCTTTAACTCTATATAAAAATAAATGTTTGCTCATATAATCACCTCATTTAATACTTCCAGAAGAAAGAATCATTGCAAGTCGTTTTTTCGCTTCTTCTTCAGTTCCTCTCATAATTCCTAATGTCATATGGCACTCTTCATTTTCCCTAGATGTTAAACATAATTTCCATCGACATGTACCATCTTGAAAATACTTAATTGCTAAAATATACGCATAAAACAGCTTAGGATTTATTACCGCTGGATAAAACGAATAATATGCAGTTCCGGGATTCTCACCTCTTGGTATATCTTCTAACAACGTTTTCTTTTCTTCGAAATACTGATTCATGTCTGAATCCATTGTTGTAGCGAAATCTGCAATGTCTTCCGCTTCCCTTACTTCAATTTTCGGTACAATATACATATTTACATCTCCCTTACAATCGTATCATATACCGGCCTGCAGATATTCAAAGCTTTCTGCATACACCGAATACTGTAATATCCTTCAATTTCTTTTTCTGTGCTCTTTCTATTGGCAGATACATTTTTTCCGGTTCCTCTAAGAATCGTGCAATCTTTTCGATTAGTTACAGTTCCTAATCCACCAATATTTCTTTTACCTGTCTGGCAGGCTCGGATACAATCCATAACAAATTCATTCAATGTATCAATATCTTTCTCCACATTGATAATCGGAAGTACCTGCGTTGCCCAAGAATAAGTTCCATCTCCTTTATATAAGTATCTGTTAATAGATTTCAAAGCAATTTTACCGCCGACATGATAATTTAAATTGCCAATGCTTCGTTTTGAAATTTCTTTCTGAAATTGTTTTACACGATTTGGTGATAATGTGATTTGACTTCCCTTTATCATAAATCCCAGGAACTTAAACCATTTATCACCTGTAAGATATTCTACTTTTTTCGGATTTAATTTCATTGACATTTTCTGAAGTTCTTTCTCAAGAAATCCCATAGCCTTCTCATATCCAGAACCAATATATAAAATATCATCTGAATATCTTGTATACATACTAGCCATGTTCATAAATGAATATTTATAAAGTTCAAAATCAATGTGAAATAACATTACATCTGCCAGAAATGAAGCTACTGCACATCCCTGTTTTAAACTCTGATAATGCTCAATCAGATTTCCGTCAGGATCAAAACAAAGGTCTGTGTGATAATACTTTCGTAATACTGTAATAACCTTTGATTTTCCAATTTTTCGTTCTACCTGGTCAAACGCATCGTCAATAAATTCAATCGGCACAGAATCAAAATATTTACTTAAATCTGCTTTGAAACCTAATATGCCGTTTGGATTCTGATATGGATTTGGCTTAAGTTTATGTGATATCTCCTGCACAACTTTACCGCAGCCAATTCCCTTCTGATAACTCTTACAAGATTGATGAATCATACCAGGACACAATTCAAATAACAGATCGTTCACAATAGATAAAAAGATTCGATCAATATTTTCATTCACATATACTGTTCGAAACTCTCCATTGTCCTTTGGAATTAATGCCTGATGTGGCGGAGCAATTTCATAATTATCTTCCAGAATTGCCATTGCCAATCTTACTCTTGTCTCTGGACCACAAAGTTGACGCAGCTCTCCTTTATCAATTCCCTTGAAAAACCCTTTATTAATTGCTGCTTCCCATCTTTCTGCTTCAAACACTTTCTCTAGCAAAATATCCTTCATCTCATCACCTCATTTCTCTTGAATACATTTTCCATCTTTAATAACCAACACATCGGCTCCATCATCACAATTAATGAAAAGGTCAGATCCGTCTTCTAACACTGGTGCAAGTTCTTCAAACATTTCCATCATGACAGATTCCCATCCATAAGTGGCGTCAAATCCATTAGAGTAAGTAGTCCAACCATTATCATCATTAGCAACATCGAACATTCTTCCTATACCAATAAACACAGCAATCAGATCATCAATATCATTAATATCTAAATTCTCTGATTTTCTATATGTATCCAACCCATAATCAATATGCTCCTCTTCTCCTCTGCTGATTTTTGCTTGCAGTATTTTAATTGCTTTATCCTTATCCTTGAATTTCATCTGTGAATGTATAGAATATACTGATCCCATAATTTAACTCCTTTCAACAAAAGCTCCATTCAGCAACTTCAACAACGTAATCTGGATCAGCATCATCCTCAAGTTCAAGTTCCAACGTCCCTTCATTAAGAATATCCTGAAATCCATCATCGCTTGAGAGATAAGCGGTATTTCTTCCAAATGGCGAAATATCATTAATCATATGTAAATAACACATATCCCAAGTCATTGATAAATACCCGGTTACTGTACTAATAGTGTATTCAGTACAATCCCTATCAATCGTATACACATCTCCAGATGGTAATGTTACTTTCGCTGTATTTACCATTACGTCATCTCTATTTGTTTTACCTTCAATAATCAGTCTCATCTATGTCATCCGCCTTTCCCCAAACTACTATCGCAGTATTATAACTATCCATAAAACCTCCATACTTACTGGTATCAAAGCACCAATCATAATCACATCCGTTTTCAATGGCTCTTCTAATATCTCTAGCAATTTCATCTATAATGTCGTCATTATCCGCAGCCTTTTCATATTCAGGTTTGTCATTTTCCTTACTTAATTTCAACAGTGTTTGTTTTACTTCTTCTTTGTAAATATCCAACTGCTCCTCTCTCAATTCTGCATCCCAGGCAGCCCAAGCTGCCTTAATTTCATCCACTGTGAGCTGAATCTGCTTTCCATTTCTGGTAATATACACGTTTTGCATAATTATTCATCCTCACTTTCTCTTTATTCTTCTACCTCTCCAAATAATGCTTCGTACTCATCGCATTCCAGATGTTCCATAGCCCATTCCTTTGCGCTTTCTTCAGTCAATGGGATAATTCGAGATCCACCAGTGCTTCCGCCACATACACTTCTTGCATATTCAGTTAAAGCACCACCCTCTCCGTACAGGAAATATTCTCCTGTTTTCTTAAGATATAAGGTTTCCTCGCAATGATTGAAGTCAGAACATGGATATCCATTGCTCCAATAACCAACTTCTTTCGCTGTTTCCGTATCATATTTTCTTCCGTTAATGATTTTTTTCATGACCTAATCCTCCTTTTAATCAAAAACTTCTTGTATTGCTGCCCAATTTGAAATAGCATGATCAATATCCTCATACCATTGTTCATCATTTGAGTCGCAAGTACTTCCATACTCATATACTGGAACGCCAATTGTATCATCACATGCATCTAAAACTTTACCTATTGGAATAGGTTTTCCATCTTTGTGAAAATACACAATACCTGTAAGAAAATCTATCATTTCATCTTTATAATGTGGATCGCACCAAACATATACTTTATTTGATCGATCATTTTCTATTTTCCAAATACGTTTTAATTCTCTTGCAACATTACACAGCTTCAGCCACGCCATAGCATATCCCACAATCTCCGGCGCTGTAAAATCTACTGTGATCAATGTAGCTGCTTTTCTTTCAATAACTAATTTTTCTTTTAACATTCTTCAACCACCTCATAGCCTTTCAATTCCAACAATCCTATCAATCCTTTCAATTTTAGAAATGCAGGCGTATATTCTTTTGTCTGAGGACAATATCCATACCAACGACCGGAATTATCTTTCCGAATGGTATATACTGCACCATTCGTCTTATTTACTGCTTCCATTACATCACCCCCTCATCTATCCATTCTTTAATTTTATCGTTCTCACTAGATCCAACAATCTTAGAATAAATATTGCACCAATCACTGTTTCCAAATGCTATTGGCATATCATTCATTTCTATATATGATTCAAATATCGCTTTATCATTTTCAGATAAAATTCCAGATATTTTATTTTCTGTCTTATTTCGTTGCTTAATAATTTCAGATAGAGCAAAATTATCAATGTGTCCATATTGACACAAATTATTAACAATTATCATTTCACTATACAGTTTATGAAATAAGCAACTACTTTCATATGTATTTTCTGAATAATAAAATGAATTACATATCATAACAAGCTCATCTGCACTTAATCTAATAGTACATTCCTGTTTTTCCTTTGAAATATTCTGAATATCCATATATTTTTCCTTCCTTGATGCCGAGGTGTTACACCTCAGCATCACAAATTGCATAAGCTTTATCAATCAGTTCATCTCCATCTACTACTTTCATGAACATGTTTTCCTGATAGTATTCGCTTCCTCTGGACGGTTTTCTATGTGTAGAAAAATCAGAAACAGCATTCACAAATCTGTAAGCAGATGGTTCCAGCACCTGCAGATCCGGAGCATTAAGATATCTCATCATGAGTTCGTTTCGCATTTCCTGAATGTTTGCTACCTTACGATCTCCATCTTTTTCGTTGATAGGAAGTAACATCTTAACAAACTTATGTACCTTATCAACATCAAGCTTTTTCATCTTCATCTTTCCGAATTCTATTTCTAAAGCTTCAAGATAATGTTCAGTGTTCATGAGCGTATATTTTGCCTCTACAAGCTTCTCATCAATGCGTCCGGTATGTTTGCATACCCACTGTCTTTCAGCTTCTTTAAGGGCCAGATTGAGTGTATTTTGGCACCATACACGTACCGGTGTGATGGCTACTCTGACTGATCCTTTTCCATCATGGCTGTTCGTAAACACTAAGAACGGATCAATCTTTTCATCAGTAATCATTCTGCCTTCCAGTCTTGCAAGCATCCACACTTTCTTGCCGCTCTGAAGAGCACCTGCAGTCTCATATGTCACTCCTTCGCCAAGAAGCTCATCTGTAAAGGCAAATGCTTCTTCGTTTTGTACAATCTTATAACGCTCGGTAACAATACCTAGCGTTTTATTATCAATATCTCTTACATTTGCCTTATAACCAGGAATCTTTAATCCTGTGGCCTCAGAAATAATATCTGTCGGAACTACATTCCAGTCCAGACCTGCTAATCTAATTGCGTCTCTTGATGTAACTGCTCCGGCAATTCCCTTGCCAAGTCCGTCCCATGGAGTTCTTCTTGCATCAAACATCGTTTCTACATGTGTAAGGTTATTTGTTCTTCTCTCGATTGTATTGTTCATCATAATATACATCTCCTTTTGTTTAATTAAATTTTTATTCTGTTTTATTTACTTTACTCACCGGCCACTCTTTTAGTAATATCAAAATCTCTTCCGTCCTTCTTACCGGCTTCATAATCTGATTTTGATACTTTTGCTGCTTGCTTAGACTGAAATGTAGTTGTCCTTACTCCAAGCTCAGACATTCTTTGTTTTACTTCTGGAGGCGTAGATAACACTAAGCCCCAATTTGCCTCTGACTGTGCAGCTGCTCTTTTTTGTTCTTCAAACGCTTCATCAAGTCCTTTAATGAAACCATAAGCATATCCATTGCACATGGATGTAATCAGTTCGTTTGTATAATTAAATAGCTTACCTTTTTGTTTTCTCTTTTTAATTTCTGATTGAATACAATCAGTTGCATATTTAAATGCAATCATACAAATTTCAACGTCTTCATTTAACCCACAAAAATATAATTTATACGTTTGTTTACCTTTTTCTCTACGAGAAAAACTTTCACAGCAGTAATTCTTACTAATAACTTTAGACAATCTCAGCACCCAGGGATCTCTTCTAGTCGAATAAGTAATTCCAGCTGAATGTTCATTTGCCTTTCTTTTTTCTTTATCTTCGACTTCTGCCATAGAGATTTTATGTTCTGCCATAAGCTGCTGTGCCTTTGCAAGAGCTGACTGAGCCTCATGCTCATTCGGACTCTTACTTAATGCTAAAAGTTTCTTGATTTTCTCTTTGTAATCTACCATTTTACATTTCTCCTCTCTCGTTCAGATATAGAATTTTCTGTAACTCTTCATGCGTAATTCCATACTGTTGTTCCAGAAGCTCTTTCCAGTCTTCAAAAGTATCAACTCGTGGATCCTTGCAGTATTTATATCCGGCGTTGATTACATCTTCTGCGATTTTCTTGAGACGTTTCGGTTCAATTCCCTCAGTCCAAAGTGGGCACTCAAGTTTTACATATGTAAGTAGCTCAATTGGTTCTGCAATATGAATAATCATTAAAGCTGCATTTGCAACCTTTTTATTTACATTCTCTTCCGGCTCGGTATTGTATTTATTGCATAAGGAGATAATATCTCTCTTGCTACTCCAGCCGATTTGCATTAAAAACGTTACGGCACTATTGAATTCCAAATCTCCCGTGATCTCTCTGATCTCATCAAGTTTCTGTTTAATTTCATTATAATTATTTAATGCTGGCATTTTATTTCCTCACTCTCTTTTGCTTCATCTACAACATTGCCTTCTTTATCTATGGTGTACGCTTTTCCGCCAAGCTCATGGATTTTATCTCCAAGTAAATCTTTGATAACCCAAAGCTGTGTAACGTGTCCAACAAAGAATCCACAACATTTCGCTGAATCTATCTGCATCTGACGGAGCATCTGGATTACTTCTGTTTTTGAAATCATGTCAGTATTATTCGGCTGGATTTTGATGTTGGAAGAAATGTTAGTAAGGATTTCTTCCATTTCTCTTTTCATATGTTCTACTGCAAGCGAATAACCTTTATCTACTGCATTTTTAGGAATTGCACAATCTTCATCACGATCATCCATTTCTCCTGAAAGAATCTCAAATGCTTCTTTTATCTTTTCATATTCCTGCTGAGTTGCTCTCATTTTGTTCTCCTTTCTTCGCATATTCTCAATGCGTCTTCATACGTTTTTATGTCATAATGCCCACCATTCAATGACTGCGTAGATTCGTTCCAAGTTGTCCATACAACCCACGCACCGCCACCTATAGATGCCTTAATTGCTGGATAATTCTTGTGTTTTGCAATTACCATATACAAATATGAATCCATTGGACTCGCATAACGAATCACATCCTGAAGATCATATTTATTATCCAGATGTTCTTTAAAATATTTTCTTACATTATTCCACACGGACATAGGTACTGTTGCACTCATAATTATTTCCCTCCTGTTTGTTTAATTAAATTTTTATAATGTTCCATTAAGAACTCTGCATAAGCAGTAACCTTATCCTTGTTACCACAATAGAATCCAGTAGTAAACTTCTCGATAAGCTTATCTCTAATATCCTCATGAGTATCCCAATAATCATCCAGATAATCACGATAATCACGATCCATAACCTCTAACATAGATTTGTCATCTATTTTCGCTTCGAAGTTCATATTCTTAATATCTTCCGTCAGATCATCTGGCAAGCGTAAGCGCGCAGCGTCAGCGGAGTTAGGAGCGGAAGCGACGACATCTGGAGCGTCAGCGACTCTTCCGAGCGATCCGGCTACCAGACCATCCAAGCGGTCACGCTGGTGGTCACGGTACCGGTCGGTACTATTATTATTATTATTATAATTATTATTAGTATTATAATTAGTACCAGTACCGGAACCAGATGGCCATATCACCTGCCCCGTAGGATCATATTCAATTTCATTTATGAGCAAGTTAAAGTCAACAAAATCTGCATACCCGCCATCTCTGTATTTTGTAAGTACTTTATTGACTTTGCCTTTGCTCGTCTTCAGCTCTTGCGCAATCTGATTCTGAGAATATTCTGGATGATCACGCTTCAATTCCAAGATGGATAAAGTGACGGTCATGTTCTCACCGAATGCTCGTGACCGCTTCTCTTGAGATGAGTCGATCGTTTCAAGTAAGGTATCTCCTACATATAATAGGAGATTATTATCTATCGGTTTGGCGTACAGTCCATAGTCTATGACCGCCTCATAATATTCCAGAGCTTTCTCCGGCCCAAGAATTTCTTTTATTCTTTCGCCCTGTTTCCTATACGAAGCAAAGAATGTAAAACACTTACCGCGGTCAAATTCTTTTTCACTCATGATTTTCCCTCCGATTTACTTTCGTTAGTTATCCCTTCTGTTGTCTTTATTTTGGATATGTGTATCAAGAGCTGTGCATAACTCCGGTGTTGCTTCAAATATATAAACATCCAGATTTGGACGTCTTCTATTTGGCGTGATGCCAAGAATTTTAAATCCCTCTTTCCTCAACAGCCATGCGATTCTCTGGCTGCGGACTGCTTTTGTCTTCATTATATTTTTCTCCTTGTATATAGTTAATTTAACTTGTTATAATCAATATATCATTCTTCTCTCGTATTGTAAAGTTAATTATTGCAGTTATGCATTCTTGATAATGCCGCGTCAACACAATTTTTTCCATTCAGAATGTATTCAAGTAAATCCCAGCCAGTGTTTCCCAGTTGGTTCCATGCCTGGTCAAGACCGTGACCGCGTGTACTGTCCATCGGATACAGAACTGTTGTAATTATGTTTAGCATTTCGTTAGCTTTAGACCAGTCTGTAATATGATAAAAGTAATCATACCATTTATTACCGTTCTCATCTGGCGAAACATCATCATCTGAATAATCTAAATATTCTTCTCCTATATACGGAAGAATACCTGAATCTGCTGCATCTTCGAAGAACCAGTCTTTATTATTATCTTCTGAAAGACCTTTTAATGATTCTGATTCCCAGTATTTATGTAATGGACACATATATAAGCGGAAACAAATTGTCTTCTGATCTGATCCAAACGCCTGCAGATCCATTGCTTTAATAATATAGCGATATTCGAAAGCCGGCATATCTTCATCTGCTTCTGCCTGATAGATTTCTTTTGACAGTAATGTTAACTGGCCTCCGTCGCTATATTCTTCATCGAATTTCTCTTTCCACGGGATGATTTGATCCGGATTGCCTGGTCTCCATCCTGCGAATGACAGTGTTTCACTCATCTTCGCACACCTCTTCCTCAATGACCGTGAACGGATGACCGATAATTTTTTCAATTTCCTTTATGGTCATTATAGTAGGTTCTTCCCAATCAGGATCTATGTATGTTGGAGCATTGTTTTTTGTATAGAATTCATCAATTAAAGCACATTGCTTTACAAAATTTGATTTCCATACTTTAATTATATCGAGACCGTGATCGTTATTATGAATATTTAATTCATAATGACTTAAATAGTCTTCACAAGATACACATGTAGTATTATTTGTGTAAATAGCAAGATGATTATCAGAATGCTTATTTCCTAGCACAATCCCAATTTTTCCATTTCTTAACTTTACAATATCTGTAGCTGCTAACTCTGGCATTTTTTTACTTATTATTATATTCATGCGATCTCCCTCTTTTCTCTTCTTCCTGTGAACAGGTTGATTAATTTAATTTTTTCGGTCCTACGTCGTTCACGCTCACGTTCTTCTTCCTGGCGTTTGCAGTCGGCCATGATTTTGTCAAATTCGGTTTCTTCATAGGACTCAGACACGACGATATCAACTAGGATACCGTTATGCGCTACGATTGTTTCCATATGAAACTTTGCATATTCTTTTGTTTTTACTGCATTTTTAATTTTTTCCATTACAGTTCACCTCTCTCTTTCATTTTTGTTTTCAACTGTTCTACATAATCTCTGGCTTCTACCAGTGTGCATTTCTGAGACTCTGTGTTGTGCATGTGATAGTATAATTTAATTGCCTTTACTTTTTCGTGATGTTTCAAGAAATTTGGCACTGTGATTTCTGTCGGAGACATTTCCCTTACAATGTTACCAAAGAAATGACGGATATATGCTTCAAGATCCGGATCCCATTCGTTGATCTTTTCATTTCCTGTCATTAGATAAATGGCATTGATGATGTCTGTGACCGGAATAATACTTCCGTTTTTATGAAGAAAGTATCTTCCCTTCATTGGAATTGTGACTGTTGCTTTTGCTTCTGCTTTATTCATTTGCTTTCTCTCCTATTCTTATGCTCAATAGCATAATTCAGCTACGATTTAGAAGGAGAGCGGCTCTAAATTTCACGCCGCATATGCCGAAGCTGAATTATGATATCGAACATCCGTTTGTCTTTGAGCAGAGTATAGCACTTACGATACTAAAATGCAAGTGCTATATTCTGTATAATTTAATTTGTTTTATTTGTTTTCTGTTCCAGTTGCTCCGTAATAGCGCTGACTATTGATTACAGAAGTAACTTTTCTTAAATCACCGCCGGTATATAAAGGTTGAATCCCTAATTTCTTAGCAACTTCTTTTTCCAGATGCATTGTGAGGTATTCCGCTGGTCTTCTGCCATGATATTTCGAAAGTGCATCAGCGAAAAATGTGTTCGGTTTGATTGGCTCAAATATTCCAATAATTGCATTAACAACTCGTGGATCATTATCATGCATGTTCAAAACACTTTTTACTGGGCGAATAACATTTGCTGCATATCCATTTGGCTCTGTATGCCATCCAGCTTTTTCGATAATATCGAAGATATTATTGAGAGTCTCTTCACCATTAGTAAGAGCTGCTGCATCTCTTGCTGCTGCATATCCTGTGAGGACTTTGTAATCAGCTGCTTTTAATGCATCTCGTTTCTCTTTTGGAAGATTCTTCAGTTCATGCACACTTAAAAGTAATTTTCTTCCTTTAAGGCAATTGTCAAGAACGCAATATTTTTTGACACCCATAGTGACATTTGCTCTGTGTTTCTGAGCAAGCGATAATTTATCAACATCATCTCCCTGTTCGGAAAATAATGCGGCTTCTTTCATTTTCCTTTCCATAGGATCCACAGGTAATCCTTCTGTAAGTACCGCAATAACATATTTCTCTTCCCGAATGCCTGCTGCCAGCATTCTATGAGATCCATCAATTACTGCGAATGTTGCTGTTTCTGGATGTGGAGATATCAGAATTGGTTCGCATTTATTGAAGTCCCATTTGCGTACCAGAGAGTATACTTTCTCCATGTTAATACAATATACTCTTTGGTAATCTTCATCAATTTCCAGAAGCTCCAATGGAATACAGCAGAATCTTTTGCCTCCGATTCTCTGGCAGTTATTCATCACCGTGTTGTATGCTGTCTGATCTTTGAATACTTCCGGTCTGATTACTTTGCTTTCTTTCTCTGTTTCTCCTGTAAGTAATTTTTCGATTGCTTTGTAGTTCATCATTTTAATCTACCTCTTTCTTTTATTTAATTTTTATTTAGTTTTTAACCGATCAATGTCCAGAACTTTCTCCAGGCATGATCGTACTTTTGCCTTGATGTCTGGTTTTCACATTCGGTTTCTGTTGTTCGAATGACTTTGTTAATCACATCTTTAGGGATTTTGAAGTCTTCCATTAAGTTACGGATTTCTTCATCCCAAAAGAATCGACTTTGAGCTTCTTCGTAATGCTTCTTTTGGATGTTTGTACATCCATATAATGGAAATTCTCCCATAGTTACGATATTACCTATGCTTCCGTTGCCTTTCATGTTGTTCACCTCTCTTTCTAAATTGCATAGAGCTTGCGACCGTTGATATTGGCACAGCATTCAATTAATTTCGCTTCTTTCATGCCAATAAGTCCTGGCAGGCTGCAGATTGCAATAATTTTCATAGATTGCATCTGCCTTGGAATAGTACAGCCTAATCTTCTGGTAATTTGCCTCTGCCAGATTTTTAGCCATCGCTTTTTCATTGCTCCACATCTGCTCTGCTGTCTCATAATCATTTGCTTCAATGGCAGCCTTTCTCTTTGCCTTGAAGTCTTTGATTGCTTTCACCATTCCTCTGATGTCGGCATTAAGTGCATCTAATTTCTTTTGTTTTGGTATCATGATTATTCTCCCTTCTTATGCGGCCGATGTAATAAACATTCTCAGCCATTCTCCATTTATTCTTTCCCATGCTGTGGGATTCAGAGCATATTCTTTTGGTTTAAATAATTCTCTGTATCTCTGCTGCATGGATTCTTTGGTTGAGAAGAACTCTTCTCTTTTTAAGTTTCCCTTCTGGAAGCCGGACTTGTAGTAAATTCGGAGTTTGTAGTTGCGTTCCATATGATTCACCTCATTTCTAAAGAATTGATTGCTTTTTAGCGGAAAAGTAGCTGATATCTCCGCATATAATAAAATCCATTAAGGGAAGTGATAACAATTCTCCTACGGATTTAATTCTTTCCATAGCGTTCATGTCTACTTGAGATGGAGAGACATCGCCACTAGGATGGTTATGGACCATAACTATATTGGCAGCACCACATAATAGAGCTTTCATATATATTTCCCTTGGGGATAATACTGCCGAATTCACAGTCCCATGGCTAATTTCAAATAAGCCTAATGGGTGTGATTTTGTGTCAAAACATATTAGGTACACATATTCCTCAGTCCGGTTCCCTAGCCGAAGATATTTATTTAAGAAATTAAATATTAGTTCTGGATTATTGAGTGTTACTTTCTCTTCGCATATTTTTGTTTTCTCAATAACCGGAAGTCTATCATCATCAAGATAAGTTTCCATTGAATACATATAATCACCTCACTTATTTACTTACAACAGACAGGATGTTTCCCTGTTTGTCAAGTTTTACTGTTACTTCGGATCCGCTCTGGAATCCGGATACATCATATGCTTTTCCATTCTCATCAAGGATATAGTTTCCTGATGCGGAAACAGTTCCCTTGACAGAATGGATCCCGGCATATGTGTCTTGATCTATTTTGCCAATAATTCCGGCAAACATGAAAAAAGCAGCTAAACCTAAGCTGCTTTTAATAATGATTGATTTCTTTTTTCTAGCTGCTGCCCTCTTGTTGTATTCTTCTCTTGTCATGATTTATTTCCCCTCTGTTTAATTAAATTACTTTACTGTATACTGTTCGAAGTGTTTTAATCCACCGGCATAATGTGCCAGCAGCACCTCATCATCGTATACATATTTAGTCCCCTTGGAATCCATAAGACAGGACGCAAGGTCATTGACTTCATAATCTCCGGCATCTGCATACCATGAGAACATATTTCCGTTGGGGCAGGTGATTGTTACAAGATCCACTTCCGGCTCTACATCGTATTCGATTTCTGTAACAATTCCGGTAAGTGGATACAGACCATTTACATTTGAAAGTTCCGGAATTTCATTTTCTTCATGATAGTATCCGGTTCCGTCTGTAAATGTATAGAGTGCACCGGTTTCCGTAGTTTCAATTGATGTGATTTTGGATCCATCAGTAAAGATTTTTTCTGTTTCACTTGCCGGAACTGATTGGCAAGATGTAAGTGTGATTGTTGCAAGTGTGATAATTGCTGTGAATAATTTTTTCTTCATAGTTTATTCTCCTTTTTATTTCCCTGTACATGGGGGTATCCCGTCCAGAAAAATCGATTCTAAAAAGTTTCCTTTTTTTCAAATCCGCCAGTCAAGGAAAATCATATAGACTTGCAGATAATTTAATTACTGAGCGGCAGATACAATCAACTTGAACTCGTCTAGGCTGATTACTCTGTCGATATAGAGGTCAAGTGCTTCGTCAATTAATACTGCAAGGCGCTCATATTCCTGAGTAGCCATACAGTACTCAATATAATCACGAGCATCAAGAGCACGAATTTCGAAGTTCGGATCACCAATAATGATACACGCTACATGACGTGCAATATCAATATCTTCTGGTGTGTCATTATCAATGAATGTATGCCATATATTGACATACACCCATTGGGATGCTACTTCTGCCGGATATGAATGGCAGAGTTCTTGATACAGTGTGTGTGCACTATAACCAAAGAAGTTACGGGATACGAATTGATTGAATAATTTGATTGTTTCTGATTTCATATGATTTCCTCCGGTGCTTTTAAGGATAAAGCATAACCTTATATTTATTTAAAGAAAGCGTCATAAATTATTGGGATTACTACCATGAGCACTGGTCCTAATCCCATGGCTAAATCAAACATTACGTCGAAAATTTCATCGACTCTTTCTTCCGTAAAATATTTCTTTGATTTTTTCATGTTATCTTACCTCCTCATCATCACAAGTGACTCCACTTACATAGATATCTGTCCACTCACCGGACATGAAGTTGATGTTATACCGAGGAGCTAAATCTTCGTAATTATCAGTATCCTGTATGAAGGATACTTCAAAATTGAACTTACCCCAGTTCTTCTCGAACTGTTTGTAGATTGGGATAAGTTCTTTATTCCTGGTAAACAGCACCGGAATAAGTGCATTTTCGTGTGTGTCGAATTCACACTGAGATAATACTGCTGCCAATGCAATTCTGGTACGAATTGACAATGAACCATGTCTGTTAAGAACAAGGTTGCGCAGCTTTCTCACTGTATATTGAGGGCGGTAGCAGATCGCTTCTGCAAATGTCATCTGGACACTAAAGCGTCCGGATAACTCATTACCCTCTGTGCGGTCATAGAAGATTTCTTCTGAGTTCATAAGTGCGTTGATAATTTCTTTTGCTGTGTTAAGGGATGCGTTAATTCTTATGTTTGTCATGATAATTCTCCTTCTTGCCTTTTGGTTTAGGCATAACCTTATTTGTTTCCGTTGGTAAAATCTATACTCTTCATGGGCATTATAGAAGGGCATAGAAAATCCCTTATCAAGGTTCGACCTTGCAATTTCCAGATAGGAAATAGCCTGCTCCTCACAGGAATAAGGGATAGCAAGTTTAATGGTTGATTAGTTACTTATTACTTATGTGCTGTTATGCACACATGTAATCTTTGATGTTACCGCGTTCGTCTGTCTCACGGTAATGACAGTCGTATTCAGACTGGATGAACGCGTCTGGATACGGCAGATTTTGTAATACTGCTGTCGCCTGTTCATGTGTGTAGTTATTAGCATGATGGCGACTGAAATATGTCGCACCTGTACGTGGTGATGTATATAGGTGACGTAAGATTGTACCGGATCTGCCCGTTGGTGTGATGAGACAGATCTGGTATTTAGGATGGATTGGTGGATTTGATATTATGCGTGATAACATTTGTTGTTCCTCCTGAATTAATTGTAGATAACATTATCTACAGCTTCAGAATTCGGAACCTCACTAACCGTAGCTGTTGAGAAGTTACTATTGTGGACAGATGCAAACTCTTCAGCTACATCTTTATCAGCGAAATGTCTCAAGACTGTGCTTGTGACTTTTCCGGACTTCTGAAGTACTGTAAAAAAGTTATTGATTGTCACTCTGTATTTCATGTTAATATCCTCTTTTCTGGTATCAATTATTTGATACTCAACTTCACCACCTCCTTTAATGGATATTTTGAGAATGAAAAAGGGCATAAAAAAAGCACCTATTTAAAGGTGCTTTATATTAGATTTCTTTATTGATTACAGTATTGCCACGATGTATGTGAACTATAATCTTTTTAGATTTTTCAGTCTTTTCAGGACGGATTTTAGTCTGATTAACTTTCATACCGTCTCTGTATTTTGTGTCGGCATAATCATCAACTACGCTTCTTGAAAGTCTGTAGTCAATGCCTTCGAACTCATTAAACTGAGTACCGCGTCTGGACTCCATGCCTTTGTATGGCGTTATTCCATCAGCATTCACTGGTGCTTTATATTCAGACTCCCAGTCAATACTATATCCTTTGCCATCTACATTTGACTGTTTATAACAGCGCATTGATGGTTCTGGAATAAGACGTTCACGCGGAGCGCCTGCAACTTCACCGTTTTGATTCTGATATTTACGGCTTTCATGGTAATATCTACCACATACGCCAGTTAGGTTGTGAGCCTTAATAAATCTCAGAATTGGCTTATAGGCAAAGTTGTTTTTGGTCAGGGATACGCGTCTGAATTTTTTATCAGAGCGCATATCAAGGATGTACATGGTATATTTAGGACTTGACTGTTTGAACTGGTCAAAGTCGGATATATACACGTACATATTCGGCGTGATACGTCCGTAAACCGCACCCGCCGGAATCTGACACGCGTCAATACTTGTAAAAGTTGATGCGATTTTTAATGGTTTATAAAGCGTTATCGGGTGCTTTCTTGTTGTTTTATATTCTGTAGTTTTCATTTTTATACCCTCTTTCTTGTTTCATATCCGGAACTCCGGAATATTTTTTTTGCAATAAAAAAAGAGCCTTGTTTTCAAGGCTCTTTTTAGAGCTTTATTTCTTTGTATTCTCTTTTGTGGTGCTTTCTTTCTTTGCATCCTCTTTCTTTACATATGTCGCTTTTAACACAATGAGACTACGTGTAGTAGGTGTGCTATAATCTGGAATCTCAACAACTCCCATTTTAGCAAGACCAATTGCAAGCATAGATTTATAGATTTGTTCAACCTTGTTGTGGGCAAGGATTGAACCATTGGCAATTTTTCCACCTGACTTTCTTAATGACATAACGAACGCCGTCCATGATTTCACTGGAATGTTCTTTAATGATGGATTTTTGTAAATCGCACCATTCAATTCTTTAATACCAAAAGCATCAATGATTTTATCAACGCAAGGCGTGAACGCCTCGGACTTTTCAGCTTTTGAAACAGTTTCTTCTGTAAAAATCCTTTCAACAAGGTTTTCAAGTCTGGAAATATCATTTCTAATAATTCCGGCTTTTTTGTAGAACTCGCTCGGAACTTTTTTGGCTTTAATCTTTCCAGAACCGCCGGCTTGACGTTCATAAACTGTATCGAAGTCAGTAACAAGTGCAGTGTATGTTCTTGCAAATTTGTCGTTGTCAAACATATTTTGTAAATCTACACCAATATTTTTCACGAACTTGTGTACAATGTCAGACCATGTGTTTTGTGCGTCATGAATTTTCTTGACGTTAATATCATGTAACGCGAGCGCTGTCGCTGGCTTCGGGTCAAGCGCAAGAATGTCTTCTAACTCGACTCTGATACATTCAGATTCCAGAACTTTTAACGCCTGATTATACGCATGGAACTGGCAAACATAATTGAAATAGTTCACATCAAGAACGTTGTTTGGTACAATTACTTCGACTTCAATAGCGCCGTAGGTTTTTACATCAACGTAGTTAATTGTCATTTTTTCAGTGTTAAGCATAATTTTCTCCTATCTGCCGGAACATGGTTTCCGGCTACCAAAATTTTATTTTTGGTGGACTATTCCACCGTTCTATACCGGAGATTTCCGGTACACAACGGCAGAAAAGTCGTAGGAAAAATTGCGTGTCTAATCGGAACTAGACTTTTTCACTCGATATAATCGTATCATATATTCAGAGGGGACGTTCTACAAGAGCTACGCCACAGCAGTATTCTACAGGGAGCTATACTGCAAATCCTCTTCTTTATACTCAACATCAATTTTCAAGGTACAATTTCCCCTTGTGGGGGACGTCTGTTGAAAAACAGACTTTCACCTGAATGCTATGGAATACTTGAAAATTGCGTTCTATAGGTAAATCGTGGCTCTTCCACACCCGAACCGCAACCGCACGTTTTCGTCGGATTCCATCATATTCAGTTATAAGGTACTCACAAGGACTTTCAACACGCCGGTCAACGCTCTCTCCCTTGTTCAATTAATACTATAGCATATGTATAATTTAATAGTGAAGTTTTATAAAAAAAGTTTATGAAATTTTATGCAGAAACGGTGAATAAAAGTGCATAAAATACACTTTTTTCATGATTTTATGCATTATTTTTGCATACTATTTATAGTAATTGGAATTACTCAAAAAGGGGGTACTTTTAACGCCAAAATGGGCTAAAATTGCCCAGAAAGACCTAAGCCGGTTAACTTCCACACTGGCTTGAAAAATACGCCCTCTCTTCCTATTAAAATGTAACGCTCCCCACATCGCCAAACTCCTATAATCACCGCCCATATTGTTCCACGTTCCCTCAAATCTTACCTCACACTACCCTCCAAACCCCATCTACCGTCCATATTTTCAAACGCATAATCTCAAATATTTCAGTTAATTTAACTTCTTTTATTGACAAATCCATCTTCCTATGCTATTATCTCATTATCAAAACAAGCTAAATTAACTCAGTATGCAAAGAAAATCTACAAAATCCAAATATCCACAACTTGTTTTGATCATTCAATAACATTAAATAACACATCAATAACTCGTAAACCTTAGTAATAACAGGAGGACAAACCAAAATGTCACATCAAACAGAATACGATCTCAGAATGAGATCCTACAAATCAATTACAGATACTCATCTAATCCCTCGTACTCCAGTGATCATCCAAATCGATGGTCGTGCATTCCATACTTTTACCAGGGGGTTCAAAAAACCATTTGATCAGGTACTTATGACTGCTATGCGCTATACTGCAGAATACCTCTGTAGAAATATCCAGGGCTGTGTTCTGGCTTATACTCAATCAGATGAAATTAATCTTCTTCTTATTGATTATGAGAAACTTGAAACTTCACCATGGTTTGATAACCGGGTCCAGAAACTTGCTTCTATAGCAGCATCTATGGCCACTAATTATTTCAATCAAAAATTTAAAGAATTAGTAAAAATTATCGGCAGAAGATATTATTCTCCAAACCACAGCTATGATCGTGCATTACTCAAAGGAGCAGAATTTGCTGCATGCGTATTCAATCTCCCACGAGAAGAAGTTACAAATTATTTTAACTGGAGACAGCAGGATGCAATTCGTAACTCTATTCAAATGGTTGGTCAAGCACATTTTTCTCAGACCGAACTAAATGGTAAATGTAATCAAGAAATCATAGAAATGCTTATTCAGCAAAAAGATATTGACTGGAACAAACTTAAAATTTACAAACAGCGCGGTACCTGTATCATCAGATCTGCTCATAGTTCTTTCTTATTAAATGGTAAACAAATTACAGCAGATACATGGTCTCATGACTTCGATATTCCACGATTCATAGGTGAAGGTCGCGATTATATAGAAAGATATCTGTATCCGGATGATCCAAACAACACTACTTCTCGAAAGGACGGAAATAATTAAATTATGCAGAGCAAAGAACATAAAGATACAAAATATGCTTGGCAGTTAGAACGTGACAGTGATTACACTTCTGCTACAGCATTTGACTCCATAGAAGAATGCATTGCAGATGCTCAAGACTACTTTGCAGAAGAAAATGTAAAAATCAAATCAATTACAATTCAGGAACTTAGACCATATGAAATCTCTGTTGATGCAGAAAGAGTTCTTGAAGTTGTCTGGGAGGAAGCAGAGGCAAACGTTGGTGATCTTGTAGATGACTGGCTAGATAGTAGAACAGCTTATACTACCGAACAATTGGCTGATCTTTCCGAACGTTTGACGGGGGTAATTAAAACTTGGCTGGAAGAAACTCATAATGAACCTGATTTCTTCAATATTATAGGAGAAAAAGAAATTTCAATATGTAATATACCACAATAGGGGGATAAATCATGGTAATACTTATATGTATTCTTTTATTTGTATTAACCGGTATTGGATGTTGGGCTTTATGTGCTGCATCTGATACTGATGAATATGATGATGAAGAAATTAAATATGATCAAAATGATGATAACAAATTTAATTAAACAATAAAGGAGAAAAACAAAATGAGTACTTATACAACAAACACAAAACCAGAATCCAAATTTGAAGACGTACCAGAAGAAGTTCTTACAGACCCAACAATGAGAACAGCACTTGGAATGGATCCTATCCCAGGGATGAATACTCCAGTCAGTGCAGCTGATGATATTTGCGGCTTCGTAAATGAGCATAGCGGTCTTAATCTGAAGGCAACTCCGGTAAATGAATTTACAGGCAGTATTAATTTCGAGACTACTTCTCTTACACTACTTGAGGAACAGCGATTCCTTCACAAAACAATTCGTGTATTTGGAACTACAGACAATCCACTGTTCTTAGCTCGCGATGTAGCTGAGTGGCTGGACTATAGTAAAGATCCGGATAAAGGATATAGGACAGACAGGATGCTGAGTTCTGTAGATGATGATGAGAAAGTTAAAATCAAGACCCCCTCACAATATGAGGGGGTGCTAAAAACCAATACAGTATACAGTTTTCTCACTGAAAATGGTCTCTACGAAGTATTGATGCTTTCCCGTAAGCCACAAGCAAAGCCATTCAAAAAGAAAGTAAAAGAAATTCTCAAATCCATCCGTAAAAACGGTGCTTACATCCGTAATCAGGAAAATATGACTCCGGAGCAGCTTGTGGCAGCAGGTCTCATTGCAGCTCAGAAGATTATTGAGAGTAAAGAGAAAGAGATTGCTCTTTTAAATGGTCGCTGCGGATTACTGACCCAGACAGTGGATGAGAAGCAGGAAACGATTAATGCAATTTCAAGAAATGTTCCAGCTCCGACGAAACGTATGATTCTGAATCGTGTAATGAAACGTAAAAGTAAGGATCTTATCCAGAATCGCTGGGCTGTGCTTTATCGTGAATTTGAGAATATCAATCATATGAATCTTAATCTTCGTATTGAAAAATATAATAAAGAACCAAATCATAAAAAGTGTCCTACAAAAATTGATTACATTGACAATGTTCTTGGGAAAATGGATGAATTATGTGACCTGGCAGTAAAACTTTTCGAATCTGATTTTACACAGCTTATGCAGGAGATGCATTTATTACGTATGACTGATAAAGAATATGAAGACGAAGAATATTGGAAACGTGTACTTTAAGATAAGGAGGGAATGGTAAGAGTGCCTGCCGGTGCTCTTACCTATTAAAAATATGAGTTATTTACCAATCATAAGATTTAAAAATAGATGGCAAACATTCGATTTAAATTTACATTATCCATATTCAGTAAATGGGAAAATTATTAATTATACTCATTTAAGATATAGAGGTGATGCCTGTTATATTGTTGATAATGAATATAATACATATTATCTTCCTCATGATTACGCTGAAATTATTAATGATGCATTAAAATTACATAGCAATATCTATCATGAATGTGACACAGATTCACATAGACGTCAAATAATAACAAAACTCGAAAATATGAATAGACGTGAATATGGCGGGAATGATTTTGAATTACTTAATAGTGTATTGGCAGAACAAAGTAGAAACAGCAATTGTATTCATGGCAGAATCTTATACGATACTACGTGCAATAAAGCATATGTATATAACTGTGATGGAACCATACTTTGTGCTATACGTTTGTGTCACCTTGAACCATCATCTACGCAAAGAGGTCGTAGGTCTGAAGTAACATCTACTTTTGAAGAGGAACTTAATATTAACAATATTAACAATTTTAATAGGCCGATAGATAATGTAAGGGCATCTTCTAATAGTTATGAATTTGAGAGAGGATACTTTCGTAGTTTTGTCTCAAGCCGATTCAAAACATACATTCATCAATTTAATTATGTACCAAAATACATAAAACATTTTATGCCTGGAGAATCAGAAGATACTACTCTCCTGCTCGGAGCAGAGATTGAAGTAGGTGGAAATAATAATATCTCTTCTGATAATGACAAAAATTCCACAGTAAAAAAATGTATTCAGATTATGAATGGATCTGATAGTGATGAAGAAAATCTTATTTACAGTACACATGATAGCACTGTACAGATTGAATTTGACACTATGCCATGCAGTTTGGAATTTCATAAGAACAAAATGAACTACCGTGAAATGTTCGAATATCTTGATAAAGAAGGATATAAAGGTCATGATTGTGAAACTGCCGGATTACATATTCATGCGAATCGTAGCTATTTAGGGAAATCAAGAATATCACAAGAGTTAGTTATATCTAAGATCCTTTATATTCTTGAAAAATTTAATGATGAAATTTGTGTGATTGCAAGGCGCGACAATGACTATAGTGAATTTGCCGGTGAAAAGCAAAATGAAGATTCAATAGTTGAACTGTATGGTAAGTATAAGGATAAAGGTAAACGTGCTGCATTGAATTTACAGCATAAGGATACCATTGAATTTCGTATGTTTAAAAGCACTTTAAAATATGAAACATTTATTCTTACATTAGAGTTTGTAAAGGATATTATTGATTATGCTAAGTCTGTTGATATTGAAGAGATTGAATTAGCAAAATGGTCTGATCTGATGAATTGTTTTTCTTCTGAATTACGTAAGTATTATGAATTTAGGTATCAGAAAAAAGTAAAAGATATAAACGGATCGACTGTGAAACAAATTCGTAAACGAATCTCTAAATTAAAGTCAGAATTAAAAAATAGTAAAAATTTCTTCCAAAAAACTAAGTTACAGCAGGAGTATTGTAATTTGAAGAGAGAATATAAAGAATTAAATAAAAAAGAGAAGAAACTTATAAAAATGAAACGTAGAATTGTAGAATCTGAAACAACTTCTATCTGTATACCTGCAATTTCTAATAATAATTATGGAACAGTCAGTACTAGAAATCTAAATCCTATAATTTAAATAAAATACGAAAGGATTACTATTATGCAGAAATATACAAAACCATATCCTACTATTGGAAATGTTATTGATGCAATACAACATAGAGGAAGGAGAAATATCATTTGTCTGAATTCGGATTAAAAATAAAAAATATAAAGGCCGGTACTCTCTTTGGATATAACCAGGGAGTCAGAAACCGGTACGATTATACTGAAGCAATGTTCAGTAACAGTCTATTCAGTGATTATATTATACAGAATGGACTTAATGTTTGGAATGATACCAGTACACGAGACATTATTTGTCTTGATTTTGATTTTGGAAGTCGTAGTTATGAAGAAGAAATGGATCATTTGCTAAAGCAGTTTGGACCATTTGAACATGACAAATCTTTATCTGAGGAATCCAAGGAACGTATTCGAGCAATATTTCGAAATGTAATTGATAATAAAGACAATTATATGAAATGTTCCAAAGATGAAATCCGGGAAATATTCTATGAAAACGGTGTAAATGTTGAATACATTTCTTCATATACAAAGAAAGAAGGTGAAAAAAAGACTGTTATTAATTATAAAATGCTATACCGCAACTCTTCTAAGGCAAAAGTCGGACAGGTGATGTTTATTAACTCAAAGCTTTATAAAAAAGCATATAACTGGCTGACGATGGGTCTTGGAAAAAAAATGCCGATGGAAAATGCTAAGATTGTAGAGATGTCGGCATATGCTCCTCTTACAACCAGTACAATAGTTGGAAAGTTCTATTGTCCTGTAGAAGCCATTCTTATTATTAAAGATACGGATAGTTTCTACAAGACAATAGCCAAGATCGTAAAAGCTGAGGATTATGTAGTTCAGGAAAAAGTTTTGGATGAAACTGCTACAGAAATTGCAAAGCAAAGAGCTATTGCTGAAGGAAAATTTTTAAAAGACGGTGTTACTCCGAAATATACTAAAAGATATAAACGAGTAAATGTTATAAAAAAGAAATGTGTCGTTCATGATGAAGAAACCGAAGTAAAAAATACTCTCTGGGACGGAGAAATGCTAATTGAATCTGATATTTTGCCGGAATGGGTTAATGGCATGGCTCTTTTAAGACAGCATTTCTTTAAGGCATGCGGAATTCGTACTCATATTCAGTTATTTTTTAAGGATTGGTGTGAAAAAACTGGACATGATTATGAAACTTATGAAGTACAGGATATGTTCGGAGTTTGTCATAAGCTCAAGGATATTCGCATGATTACAACTGATAATGCTATTAAATGGAAGAAATTCATGAATCTGATGGGTAATACACCTGCAGAAGCTTATCAGTATTGGTGTGATCGTGTCAATGAGACTGGTTCTTACTGGGGGATAGTAAAAACTGATCATCCAAGTAAATTAGGCAGCGTACAGCAGATGAGTTATCAGATGGTTAATACTCTTCCTTCTTATAATATAGAGATTCCATCTCCATGCTCTACCGATGATGTTCGGAAACTAGCAAGAACCAGCGTAGATTATGTAGAAGGTATGAAAGATGATAACAGTCTTTATGTTCAATATCTCAGGAAGAATGCTACGATAATTAATCATTATGAAATGTTGGCAGATTTATATGATTGGAATGAGGATTTTGGAAATAGTACATGGTTCAGATATGAAAAATGTCAAGTTATGGGATCATATGTAAATCGATTACGAACTGGAAAAATCACTATCGACGGAGATAATCTTACAATATTTGGCAATCCTTATGCTCTCCTACTTAAGTCGGTCGGAGAAGATCCGGAAACAGATCCTACGATTAATGTAGAGCCAGGAACTATTCAGTGCTATACAAAACGTTTTCAGGACGGAGAATATCTTTGTGGTATTAGAAATCCACATAACAGTCCAAATAACATTTGTTATTTACATAACACATATAGTGACGAAATGCAGCGATATTTTGTATTCAGTAATAACATTATGGCAGTGAATTGTATTCATACAGATATTCAGGATCGTGCCAACGGTTGTGACTTTGATTCAGATTTCTTTTTTGTGACAAATAATGAAGTGATGGTTAAAAGTGCTAAGGCTGCATATGAACAGTATCCTACTATTGTTAATAAACTCAAAGAAAGTGGCCTTACATATAAGAATACAATGAAAGAATACGCTCGTATGGATAATAAATTCTCTAAATCACGTATTGGGATTGGGGAATCTAGTAATCTCGCACAGCTTGCAATGACTTATTATTGGACTAATCCAAGCCGTGAGTTGTATGACAACTTTGTTATTCTTTCGGTACTGGCTCAGGTTATTATTGACGGATGTAAACGTGAGTACGAAGTAGATGCTATAGAAGAAATAAAACGTATTAAAAAGCTTCCTTGCATGCAACAGTTAGAGGAAATTGAAGATGAGTTAGGAAACAAGAAACAGGTTCGCAGGGATTTTCCAGAATTCATGAGATATACGCGTAAAATTCACTACACAAAGAACGGTAAAGAGGTAGAAAGAGAATTGGTTAATCAACAGAAAGAAAAATTATCTGGAAGAATTTCTTCCTTTTATATATGTCCAATGAATAGCTTACAGATTGTTATGAATGATATTAAGCCAATACGTTCCACCAATACTATTCCTACTAAAAATTTTATCGTAAAAGTAAATGGCAAAGCAAATGCTAGACAGATGGATAAAATTTTAGGATATGCAAAAGAACTTGAACTTTTAAGTAAAGATAATATGTCTGATGATGAAATTCTTGCATATACCGAGAGATTCGATCAGATTTTAGCGGAATTAAGAAAAATGAAAATTACAAATCCAAAAACCATGAGTAGATTGATTGAAATTGCTCTTAATACAAGTAATAGGGGAAGAAAAAAGGATTATTCGCGCTATACAAGAAATCTTCTTAATTTATTATACAGAATGAATAGAGAGGCTTTCTTACAAAATTTCGCCAAAAATTGCAGAATATCTGAAAAAAAATCGGCATAAAACCCTTTAAAAATAACAAAAATCACAAATGCAAATTCATGTGGTATATGAGGGGAATAACTTTTCGCTTCGTTGCATCTTCAGGCACATATTTTGCGCAGGATATGTGTACATGTATGCAGACAGCTGTTTGAAGAAAAGCGAAACTCTCCGCGCTGTCTCCAATGCGTGTTTAAATATGGGATTCGAATTTTTTTGTGTAGTAGCCTGCCGTGGGCGTTAAATACACGGCTAAAAAAATCAAATATATTTGACTACAAGGAGAAAGATCATGAGTAATTATAGAATGTCCAAAGGGACAACAGAACACTTTACATCACTTGAAGAAATGAGAACTGCATGGGGAATGAAGCCCGTGACAAAGAAAACTTCTGATAAGAAGAAATTAAAAGAACAGCAGGAAAGATTTCTTAGTAAACATAAGTGTAAAGCATGTGGCACCCCAATGACATATATACATGGTAATGTTATGGCTTGTAAAAATCCTGAATGTAAAGGAATTGAAATCAAGCGCGAAGATAAAGACGGTAATGAAATGGTATCATATATCAATTCCTTCTGTACTTTAGACGATCTTGGAGCTGAAATTGCATCAAACATTTTCAGCGAATAATTGAAAATTAAATATTGATAATTCAAGGCAGTGTGCTGGTCGGTGCACTGCTTTTGCTTTATATAACTATTATTTTTATGAGAAAAAGGAGAACTAACAATGAATAAAGTTGAATTAATTAAGGCTGTTGCAGAAGCAACAAATAATACACAGAAAGATATTAAAGTAATTATGGAAGCTGTACAGGACGTAACATATGGTGCGCTGGTTGAAGGCGACGAGGTAAAACTGATGGATGGTGTTACTCTTTCTGTTGTACATAAAGACGCACGTATTGCACGTAACCCAAGAACAGGTGAATCTGTTGAGGTTGATGCAAAGAACGCAGTAAAATGCAAATTTGGTAAAGCAATTAAAGACGCTGTTAATGCGTAAATAATACTTTGAGCCTGTAGAAATACAGGCTCTATATTGGAATGTAGGATAGTTTGGCAATCCGCCTGGTTTGGGACCAGGACATCGCACGTTCAAATCGTGTCATTCCAACTGCGGGATAGAGGAGTGGATCCTTGCTAGGTTCATACCCTAGAGACGATGGTTCGAATCCATCTCCCGCTATTTGGTATATACAAATGTATATGCCAACCCTTTCTGTTTAATTAATTACATTATGGAGGCTTGGCTCCGATAGTGCGCTGTGAGGCGTATAAAGGCAGATTTACACACTGTCGCTGCGGTATAAGCAATTATATTGCAGTCAATCTAAGCAAAACTGACATGCCAGAGACTCAAAAGGTCTCGTTTCGTATAGGTAAGTGAAAAGATTAAATCCTATGCGGAAATAGTATCATGAAACAGGGAACGATAAGGTGGTCCAAGGGCGACTGCTGAGGAACACTTTCCGGCCGCAAACTGGATAGTTCATGCAAACTGTGAAGATATGATGGTGAATCAGGAGGTTATTCAATCTGAGCATTTATTAAGCAAAGGTGATAGCCATTTGTATAAGTGAATTGGTATGTGCCAAATTAGCTTGTATGGACATTTAGTAGGGATAATAACCGAACGATATGAAGGTGTGATGTATTCTTATCCTCAAAAGGGATCGGAGCGTCTGGTGTAGCACATCTTCAGTAGAGAAGACTTTTCAGATAATAATTACTTATACTTATTGAATTTTAAAATGTTAAAAGATTTAATAGAAACTACAAAGTAGAATATTATATTATACAGCGAAAGTCTACACCTCTGCATAACGAAAGCAGCCTAATACCATAGTATATTTTATGCAATATGGTCATTGATGAGTCTCGCAAGACTCTGATATGTTTGTCCGATTCTGCACAGTGTTCTTAGAGGAACTTTGTGGCGCGGCAGCGTCAATGGAATGATGACAACAGAGTAGTTATGCGGCTAAAGAGAAGTGCCACTCTTAAACAAGGCGGTTGTTGAAGCTTACTATATGTGCGCGAAGCGGCGTATAGTGGATAAGAAAAGAAACCATAATGTTTCGAAAGAGCTTCTATATTTATGTGTAATCTCAGCATAAATTAAAAATATTGGAAAATAGTTTAACTGGCAAAACATGATCTCGCGAATCAAATGTAGGTTCAACTCCTGCTTTTCCAGCTTAAATATATGGGAAGTGCCAATACGAGGCTACTTATGATAGAAATGCGGCATTTTTTGAATAGGTCTGAAAGAACACGAGCCGCGGATAATTGTGTTTTAGTAGGTAATAAAATAAAAAGAGGGGCAGCACCTCTGCTTCCCAGATGAATATGTCCGGTTAGTCTAGCGGTATAGGACACTGCCCTTTCAAGGCGGTAACATGGGTTCAAATCCCGTACCGGACATTTTTGCTACTTTGGCGTAATTGGCAGGCGCAGCAGACTTAAGATCTGCTTCCAATAATGGAGTCTGGGTTCGAGTCCCAGAAGTAGTATTTGAAAGTATTATACTTTCTTTTGATTTGTTTGGTTACGCATTTTGTTTATGAGAAGGATTGTATAGTCCTTCTCTCCCCTCCTATTTTGGCTCTATAGTTAAGCGGTTTATAACACCTGCCTGTCACGCAGGAGTCCGGAGTTCAACTCTCCGTGGAGCCGTCCATTTGCAAAGTAAATTCACTAGGTGTGGAACTGACCTGCTAAGTCATGTGATCCGACAGGATTGAGTTTCGATTACTCTGCTTTGCGTTACAAGATATGTAGATTACAGCCCACCTCCTGTGGGAATTCGTAGGTGAAAATCCTACCATGTAACTCTTGGTTATGTGATTGTAGCATATCATGAATATAAAGATAACCGGATTGATTCCGGTTGAAAGGCAGGATTACTCTCCTGCCTTTTATTTTGCTGCATGTCCGGGTTGGTGAGGAAGCGGTCTTGAAAACCGTTGGTCCGAAAGGGCTTGCAGGTTCGAATCCTGTGTGCAGCGTTGTGACTATGGCAGACTTGGCAATGCAGCGGATTGTGGTTCCGCCTTATATGGGTTCGAATCCCATTAGTCACCTTTATTTGCGCCTTTCGTATAATTGGTAGTACAACCGGCTCCAACCCGGTTAGTCAGAGTTCAAGTCTTTGGGGGCGTGTTAGGTAAGTTCCAGATACCTTGTAGCGAAAAAATCTGGCGGGATTTAGTCAGGACGAGACGCGGCTAAGTTTTTTAATAATTTTACCGAAAATTATATGGAAAGTTAAGGTTCCAACAGAATATATGACCTCCACTTATGGTTATATATTCGATAAGGGTAGCTGCCCATCTTAACACAAGGGAGAGTAGCCTAGCGGCGAAGGCAAGGGACTGTAAATCCCCCACAAAGAAACATCGAAGGTTCGAGTCCTTCTTCTCCCATGAGGTTGACAAATTAAATCAAAATTCCATAAAACAAGTAGATAAGTTTTACCATGGAAAGTGCTTGCACTTTGATTGGGTTTATTAAAGGTTTTTGTCTCTGATTGCAACAGATAATGAGCCTTTGAGTCTACAAATAAATAAAAGTGAGGAAACTTAATTGGTTAATATCAGTCAAAAAGAAGCAGAATACTTACGTAATCATGGAAGAGCTTTTGATGTGCGTGTACGTAATAAACACCATAAAAGTAAAGCAAAAAGCTATTTTCTTGTAGAGCATGTTCGTAGTGTCGAGATGTTAAACAGATACAGAGAATCAATCAATCAGACAGATTTTCTTACTGTAAAACCGAGAGATAAAGATTTTCGATTTTAAGCAGTAAAATAATTTGAAAGTTGGTGTTTGACATAGGCAGGAAGAAAAAAGAAGATGGCATTTACTTTATAGGTCAAAATGCTGACGATGTTACAGGTAGCTGCACTTATATAAAATATAATGGAAAAAAAATATTACTTGAATGCGGATTATTTCAAAACAATAATTATCTGGATTCATATAATATCAATTCTCAGAAATTTCCATTTAAACCTTCAGAGATCGACTATGTTTTTGTAGGACATACACATGTTGATCATATTGGTTTACTTCCAAGGTTAATAAAAGAAGGTTTTAATGGAAAAATTATCGCTTCACATGCAACTGCTCAATTAATGAAGCCATTATTATATAATTGTGCTTTTATATTGTTGAGTGAAGCAAATGCTTTATCATTTAAATATAAACGTAACTACTCTCCTATTTACACAGAAGAGGATGTAGCTACGACTTTAAATTATATATATGAATATGATAATGTACATGAATTATATGTTCTTGATGAAATAGTTTCTTTTAAATGGTTTGAAAATAGCCATTGTCTCGGAGCTAGACAGCTTCAATTAATTCTTAAAGATCAAAATGGTGTATCAAATTCTATATTATACACTTCTGACATTGGATCCCTTAATACAAAAAATCATTATGTTCCAAATACTGAAATCCCAGATACTTTTAATAAAGTAACTATTATGGAATGTACGTATGGAGAACCAGGCAGAATTAATAAAAAGACAAGAAAATTTGATTTAGAACATTTAAAAGCAGCAGTTGATACGGTTACAGAACGTGGAGGAACAGTAATCATGCCATGTTTTAGTTTCAGCCGTACACAAGAAATTCTTACCAATTTATATAACATTTTTCATGATGATATAAATTTCAAATATGACATTGTAGTTGATTCAATATTATCATGTGATATTTGTGATCTATATACTACTCTTCTATCTGAAGACGATTTGAAATTATGGAATAGTGTATGCAATTGGGAGAATGTGAAGTTTATAAAAGAAAAAGAAGATTCCTTAGCATGCGTAAAAAATCATTCACCCAAAATCATATTAAGTAGTTCAGGATTCTGTACGAATGGTAGAATCCTTTCCTATTTACATGAGTATTTAAGTGATGAAAAAAGCATGATAATTTTTAGTGGATATACCGGAGCAGACAACTCTTATTTATCCTATCGTATTAAAAATTATAAGGAAAATAAATTTATAAAAATTAGTGGCGATAAGGTCGAAAATAAAGCTGACTGTATTTCTTTAGGTACATTTTCAAGTCATGCCAATAGAAATGAACTAATTGAATTTGGATCGAAGGTAAATACAGAAAAATTAGTTTTAGTTCACGGATCTGTTGTCGCGAAAAACAGTATAAAGGAAGACTTAAAAGAAGCCATATCTAAAGAAAACAAATCATTTAAAGTGATTGCTTCATCAAAAGATATGGTTATTTATTTATAGGAGAACAAGGAATATGGAATTTTTAGACATTTTAGAAGACGATAGTCTCTATCAGAGCACTATCAAGGAGCATTTAAAAGAAAGAAAAATTATTGTCAACGAAACTATTGATGACAATGTTATTGAAAATATATGTTTAATGATCATGAAGTGGAATAAAGAGGATAAGGCACTTCCGGCATCATGTAGGAAACCAATTTATCTCTATCTCAATTCAGATGGTGGTGATGTTATTTCCGGGTACCAGGTATTAAGCTCTATTAAGACATCTGTTACTCCAATTATTACAGTGGGATTTGCCAAATGTGCTTCTATGGCATGTTATATTCTGGCTGCAGGACATAAACGTTACTGCTTCCAAAATACAGTAGTTCTTTATCATGATGGGCAGACTGGATATGTAAGTTCATCTAATAAAGGTAAAGATATTCAGAAATTTTATGATAAATTAGAGCAACATCTGAATGATTTTATGGTAGAACATACAAATATGACTGCAGAATATCTTGAGGAAATCAAAGATCGTGAATATTATATGTTCCCAGATGAAGCAAAAGAAAAAGGAATTGTAGATAAGATTATTGGTATTGATTGTGAGTTATCAGATATTCTTTAATACTGAATATTAGTTTAAACTTTCACAAATATCATTTTACTATTATACGTTCAATATGTCAAGGAGAATAAGGAGAAAATAATATGGAATTAAAAAAAACTGTTAAATATGATGGTAAACTCAAAGGTCTTCATATGGTAGATGAACAACTTGTAGATATGGATGGTGAAATCATTGATATTTTAGATATCTTTGAAAAGGCATATGGTGATAAACCTTTTGACATGTCTACTACTACTAAGACTGAGGAAATCATCAATCTTGATGAATTAGATTAAGGTATTTTATATGGATAATAACGAATTTCTAAAAGAACAGCTTGATCTTATTAAGAAAAAACAAATAGATACATCTATTGAGTGGCAAGATGTTGCAGATTTTCGTTCTAGTCATGGTAAAGAGCCAGAGCACCGCGATACAATTCGTAAAGGGTCTAAATTACTTTTAGAATATATAGATGCAGGATGGGATTTATTCCCATCCTCTTCTATTCAATTAGGACGATTTTCTGATGAGATAGCTTTAAAAAAAGAACGTATTAAATTACAGACTGAAAAGCAAGAATTTAATAAATGGATTCGTGAGTATTCTAGGGATGAACTAATTGCCGAATATATTGTAAATGCTGTTAATCAATTACAGCCATTAAATGTACCAGGGTACATTCCCCCAGTACATATGAATAAAGAATATCTTCTTACAATTTCGGATGCTCATTTTGGAGTTGAGTTTGAGATTAAAGATTTATATGGAAATATTTTAAATGCATATAGTCCGGAAATATTCAAGAATCGTATGTGGGATTTATATAATAAAGTTATTGAGCAAATTCAAAAAGATCATATTCAAGTTTTAAATATTTTTGAACTAGGCGATGCCTTAGATGGAATTCTTCGTGCAAATTCTCAGCTTATGCAGTTGAGATATGGAATTATTGACTCTGCCATATTATATGCTGATTTTTTATCTACATGGCTTAATGAATTAAGTAATCATGTTCGAATTAAATTTCAAATGGTAAAACGTTCGAATCACAATCAGCTGAGATTAGTAGGACAGCCTAAAAATGCTTTTCCAGATGAAGATATGAGTAAATCCATATTGGTTTTTATGAAAGAACGTCTGAAGGATAATCGTAATGTTGAAATTATAGAAAATCCAACCGGTCTTGTATATGCACAACTTGCAACATATACAATTCTTGGAGGACATTTTGAAACAAAAAATCTAGGCGATTCTTTGAAAGATTTTTCAAAAACATATCAAGTGCCTTTGGATTATATTATTTCAGGCCATTGGCATAGTTTGACTACTGGAGATGTTGGGATTAATTCAGAATATATTTCTGTACGTTCAATTATTGGTGTAAATCCGTATAGCTATTCAATTAATAAGGTGTCAAATGCAGGAGCCTCTATGTTTGTATTTGAACAAGGAAATGGTCTTGTAGATGAACATCATTATAAATTGTAAAGGAAAATATTTATGGAAACAAATAATGAAGAACAGTTTGTCGAGTTCGACGAAATATTAAATTTTATACATGAGAATACTGGATTTGATAAAGAAGTTATTGAAAAAGTGCTTGATGCAGAAACGAGATTTTTAATTAAATCTGGTATTGCTACTGAACTTAAAGAATAGTATGAGTGGCGTTGCTGCTTATATTATACATTTCAGGAGAGCGTTCTTGCTCTCCTATTTTCTGGACGTATGGCGCAATTTGGCAGACGCGCCTGACTTAGGATCAGGTTTTTGTAGGTTCGAATCCTACTACGCCCATTTTTTTTATTATGAGTACAAGGAGGAGTTGTTTATGGCAACAACTAAGAAAATTGAGCCGGTAAAAATGACTCCGACTCAAATGAAGAAAAAAATAGAGGCACTCGAAGAAGAAATTCGAGTATATAAAGAAGATACCGCATGGTGTTATATGTGCGGAAAACCTAAAAAGAAAAATAGAGAAAATTTTTATAAAAATACGGATCCTTTAGTAAAGTCTGGATATGCAGCTATTTGTTCTGAATGCGCCAGAAAGATTGCATTAAGAACAGATGAAAATGGAGAAGAACATAAACCGACAAAAGAGTCAATTATTCTTGCTCTGCAGTATTTGAATAAACCGTTTTTAGAAAATGTCTATAATAGTAGTGTTCAAGCAGCTGAAAGAAATGCTGGTATTCCAGGAGCAAAACAAAATGCATGGAGTACATATATAAGAACCATTGCAATGCAGCAATATTCTGGAAAACAATTCAAGGATTCTGATTTTTTTAAACAAAAAATTATATATGAAGATGAAAAGACTCCTGCAGATGTTATAAAAGGCAAGGAGTCCCAGGATAATTATGAAGGTTTTGAAAAGAATAAAGCTGATGTAATCAGGTTGATTGGATATGATCCGTTTGAACAAGAAGCATTGTCTGATCAACCATTTCTATACTCTCAATTAATTGGGTTGCTTGATTCTAGTGAAGACGCAAATGACGATATGATGCGTACTGCTTCTGCTATTTCTATTGTAAGAGCATTTTTACAGCAATCAAAAATTGATAATGCTATTGCTACTTATATGTCTGACGTTCAAAAACTTAGAACAAATTCCGCTACAATAAAAACACTACAGGCGAGTAAAAAAGATCTTACTGCCATCATTAAGGATCTCGCTGCTGAAAGTTGTATTTCTTTAAAGAATAATAAAAATGCTAAAAAAGGTGAAAATACTTGGACTGGTAAAATACGTAAAATCAAAGAAATGAATTTGCGTGAAGGTGAAGTAAACGGATTCGATATCGGAACTTGTCGTGGCATGCGTCAGGTTATGGATATGAGTAATGCTTCTATATTGAAGCAGCTCCGACTGGATGAATCAGAATATTCTGATATGCTAGCAGAACAAAGAGAAATGATAACAAAGCTTCGTGATGATTTGGACAATTACAAAGAAATTTCTCGTATTTTATTACGTGAAAATATTGATCTTAAAGATTATATGGAAGAACATAATTTAATAGAGCCGGATAATTTAGTCGATTTAAATGAACTATTCTCCTGCTTCTCCTCCGATGAAGAAGAAACGGAGGTGGCCGATGATGATGAATCCGGATCTGATTCAAGAGCTTCCGAAGCTTAATTATTGTGAACAGGGAAATAAGATTTTTGTAAAGCCTGGAGTTTACCCATTATCTTCACGCAAACTTGAAGGTTTTATGAAAATTGCAAATCTTCAGAAATATTATCAATGCAATCCTGTAAGATTTATAAATGATTTTTTTAATATAGAATTACTTGATGCACAGGCATGGGTAATTCAGAGAGCCTGGAACTGTCCGAATGTTTTGTTAGTGTGCACCCGTGGATTTGGTAAATCTACATTGATAGATATTATGATCATGGCAAAAGATATGCTATTTAATAACTATTGGACATATATTGCTTCCGGTTCTGGATCGCAGGCTGAACAAACGTTTACAACGCTCGAAAGGCTTGCGAATGATAATATAGATACTATGCTTGGTTCTACAGGTTATATTTTTAAGGCAGAAATTGAAATTAAAAATGCTGCTGGAGATGGCTTCAGTCACTCTTCTAATGGATTCTCATATTCCCTTTATAATGGCTCATTTACTCAAACACTTAACAGTAATGTAGATAAAAAAAGAGGTATGCGTGGTAGCGTTGTATTTGATGAATGTGGATTCCTTGATGAAGAAATGATGTCGGTATATGCAGCTTTTGCAATTGTAAATAAAAGCTTTAAGTCTGGTAAGGATCGTGATGGCAAATCAATCGATCGTAACCGTCTAAGATGTATTCCATCAAATATTCCAAACCAATTATTTTATATTTCTTCTGCTTCTTCTACAGATACAAAATTCTATAAGTTATATAGAGATTTTAGCAAAAGACAACTCATGGGAGATCTTGATTATTTTGTAGCTCATATTGATTGTGAAGTTGCATTTAAACCAACTATTCGTGGAGAAACAATGGAGCCTTTGTTAACACCAGGTACAGTAGCTGCAGAAATGCGTTCTAATCCAGAAAAAGCGCGTAGAGAGTATTATTGTGAATTTACTTCTGATGCAGGTGCCAATGCGATTATTCGTAGAGGTGTTATTGCGCGTAATGAAGTGATTCGTAAACCAGTGTTATATAACGATACTGGTAAAAGAAAAATTGTTATCGCATATGACCCGGCTCGAAGTCGAGATAATTCGGTAATTTTGGTTTGTGAAATTTACTCTGAAAAAAATCAAGATGGGGATCTTGAATATAAAATGAGACTTTTAAATTGTATAAATCTTATTGATATAAGCAATAAAAAGAAAAAGAAACCTATGCAAACACCAGCCCAGATTGAATATTTGAAACAAGTTATTCTCGATTATAACCAGGGTGGGGATGAAAACTACAGCAATATTCTCGGAGTTTATATTGATGCCGGTTCTGGTGGTGGTGGTGTTAATATTGCTGACTATTTAATGCCTGATTGGAAAGATAAATCCGGTAAAACTCATAGAGGACTGATTGACAAAGAATATTCAGAAGAATATGTTAAAAAATTCCCAAATGCAGTCAATAAGCTTCATTTAATGGAACCAACTAAATACAAATCAGAAATGTATGAAGCCATGATTGAGATGATGAATCAGGATAAAATTGAGTTTACGGCCACATACGATAACAAAGGATATCTTACAATATTTGATATTGATAAGGATAAATACGAAAAAACTAAAAAAGATCTAATTGCCAAATATAAAAAACAGAAAATGACAGATGAAGAAATTGATTACAATGTTCAAAAAGAATTAGATAAACTTCAAAATGTTAAGAGCCATATTGAAAAATTAAATTGGCAAGAAGAAGCTTCTCTCTCAAGTATCGATGCATTAAAAGAGGAACTTGTAAATATGATCCGTATTCCACGACAATCAGGAAAAGATTCATTTGAATTGTGTCCTGAAAAAGCTAACCGTCTTCATGACGATAGAGCTTACGTTACATGTATGTGTTCTTATGCTCTTCAAACTGAACGCCGGAAAAATATTACTGCAAAACGTAAACCTAAAGTTGACAAATCATTAGTTCAAAAACTTACGATTAGAAAAGGCGTTGTACATTCTATGTTCGAAACTTAATATAATTATATGATATTTCAAAGGAGGTGCTGTTACTTGGCTAGACAACAAGGAAATATTTCTGCAAAAAAAGTTTCTACTGCAAAAAAAATTGATCCAGCACCTTCTCAGCTGAATAATACGGCTGAAATGCGTGATTGGTATCAAAAAAATAAAAAAAATATTGAAAATTATGCTGCTGCTATGGAAGGAGCAAAATCTCTTCGTGATATCACTAAGACAAGCACTAAAGCAGTGACAGCTTATAGTAAGGACAGTCTTCGTACTTACCTGCAAAATATTGGAAGTAATGAAAAGAATTTAAGAAATTTATCAAGATATCTTTATTATCGATGTCATGCTTATTATAGATTAATTGCATATAATGCAAACATGTTTTGTTTAGATGCAAGATCTGTTATTCCGGAATATGATATGGTTGCAGGCGTAGATACGAATGCCATGCTTAGTTCTTATCAGGACACATTAAATGTGTTGGATAAGTTAAATCTTCAGTATGAGTTTTTAAAAGCTTATACTATTTGTTTTCGAGAAGATGTTTTTTATGGATGCGCTTATTATGATGAAATAGGAATGTTTATTCTTCCGCTTGATCCAGATTATTGTAAAATTTCTGGTATATATAATACCGGTGATTTCGCGTTTGTAATGGATATGAGTTATTTCAGATCCAGACAGACTATGTTGGAATTATGGGGTGAACCCTTCCAGTCAATGTATCGTGCCTATGAAAGTGATACTACAAATGGAAAGTGGCAGCCTATGCCAGATGAATATGCTATTTGCTTAAAAGCCAGAGCTGAAGATTGGGAAACTGTAGTTCCACCATTCTCTGGTTTATTATCTGGAATTATCAATCTTATTGATTTAGACGATCTACAGGCTATTGCTGACGCTCAGGATATTTATAAAATGATCTGGTTAGAACTTGAAACGATAACTGGTAGTGAGGATCCAGACGATTGGAAAGTTAATCCGGATATTGTTATTGAGTATTTTAACAGGATGATTAATGAATGCCTCCCTGACTATACTTCTGCTGCTATTGTGCCAGGAAAATTAGATCAGATTTCGTTTAATAATGATAAAGCAACAGATACGAACAAAATAGCAAAAGCTACAGAAACTCTTTTCAATTCTTCTGGTGGCGCTCAAATTCTTAATAGTGCTACCATCTCAGGTACAACAGCCTTTGGAGCAGCAATTCGTGCCGATACAGAATTAGCTATTTCTATGCTTCTACCACAGACTCAGGGATGGGTTAACCGCTTCCTTACATATTGGGTCTCTAACCCAGCCAAGGTAAAATTCTTTGAAGTTTCTGCTTATACAAAAGATGAATTTAAAAAAGAACTTTTGGAGGGGGCGCAAAATGGTCTTCCTACAGCTCTTGCATACAATACTCTTAATCAATTTTCTGAAAAAGAAACTCTGGCATTAAATGTATTAGAGCAGCAGGTTCTTGGAATATCGAATTTATTTGTTCCATTGCAGACTTCATACACTCAAAGTGGTAGCTCAGATACTGGTGGTGCCCCAACAAAAGATTCTACAGAAATCACAGACGATGGAGAAGCATCAAAAGATAAGGCTGATAAGGCTAAATAAGAGGATAATAATTATGGATAATAAGAAATTTATAATTACAACAAACGATGAATCAGCTTCATTGCTTATTCAGACTGGTTTTCATCTTGTGAGCCAGAATGGTAAACAGTGGACTTTTTTAAATGACAACAAAATGCTGTTTAACAATTTAAGCGATGTTGTCTATTCAGATAAATTATTTATTTGATTACTCCTCTTCTATTTGAGGAGAATTACTCAAAGAAAGGAGGAAAATCTTGAAGAAATTCTTAACTATTGACGATTTGATTGAATTTTGTATGAAGAATAATTTTTCTAAATTCAGCAGCAAAGAATCTAATGCAGAAATTAGCGTCCAAATGCCAGCAGTCGCTACATTTGGAAAGTCTGACGATAATAAGCATACAGAAGGATTATGTCCTTTTAATGCTACCGCATATCATGATCATGTTAACTTAAACAAATCTAATATCAACGAAGATACATTTCAGGAAAATACACAATCTATACCATATCGCCCTATTCTGGCAAATATCGTTGAAAATTCTGATGGTAATAAAGATTTTGGATCACATGATTTTACAGTGGAAACTGATGAAAATGGAGAAGAAAAAATCACTTATCAGGAACGTCCAGTTGGTGTGATCAAAAAAGATTATACAATTGAATATGATAAAGAAGCCGGAGTTAACAGAGCTGTAATTCAGGGATATCTCTGGGAAGGATATTGTCAGGACGCAATTGATATTATGCAGCGTAGACAACAGGTTGATTGTAGTGTTGAATTGAGTATTAGAGAATTATCATTTAATGCTAAGGATAAAGTGTTAAATCTGGATGATTATTATGTTAGTGGATTGACTTTACTAAATGAAAATGTTGGTCCAGGTATGGCTGGAAGTAATGTTCAGCTTGCTGATTTTGAATCAAAAAATTCTGTATATTCTAATTTTGATGTAAATACTAAAATGCTTGAAATGTTAGAGAAGATCAATGCTACTCTCTCTAATTTCAATAAAAAAAATGCTGATGGAAAGGAGGACAATCAGGTGAACAAATTTGAAGAACTTTTAAAGAAATACGAAAAAACTGTAGATGATATTACTTTTACATATGAAGGTCTTTCAGATGAAGAACTGGAGGCTGCCTTTGCTAAGGCGTTTAATACTGATCCGGCAGGTGATCCTGCTCCTACAGAACCAGAAAAATTCGTAAAATCATTTGAACTTTCTCACAGCGATATTCGTTGTGCACTTTATAACTTATTAAATGCATATGAAGAAGCAGATAATGATTGGTATTTTATTAATTCTGTATATGATTCTCATTTTACATATGAGAATTGGGATGGAGATAAAATCTTTGGACAGGCATATAAAAAAGATGGCGACAATGTTTCATTTGATGGTGAAAGATATAATCTTCATCGTGAATTACTGACTGATTCTGAATATTCTGAACTTCAGAATATGAGATCAAATTATGCTGCAATTTCAGATAAACTTGCTTCTTATGAAAAGAAAGAGGCTGACGAAGCTAAAAATGCACTTTTTGAGTCAGATGATTATAAAGGAATTTATGAATCAGAAGAATTCAAAGGTTTAAAAGAAAATCATACAGAATTTTCAGTTGATGAATTGAAGTCTAAACTTGATACTATATTGCTGTCATATGCTAAGTCTGGCAAGTTAAATTTTGCTGTTGAAGATGGTGATGTGCATGATGATAACGCCGGAAAAAAAACAGTAAGTAAAAAGACTTTTGGAAATCCATCACAGACTAAAAAGAAAAATAGATATGGATCTTTATTTGCATAATGCAAAATAACATATTTGTTTTATAAATCAGACCGTAAATACGGTCTTATTTTTTTTGCCAAAATTTATGAAAGGAGAACAACATGATTAAGTACAGTATTGAAAAGCATGCTGTGGCCTTCCCTTCTAAGCTTGTTGCACAGAATGGCGGAGAACACATTTATAACATTACACTGACCTCTGATACAGATAATGGAAATCTTGTAGCAAGAGGCGATTTTGAAGATCTTGACCGTTACACAGAAGCTGCTGTTACTACATTTGAAGGTAAAATTCAGAAACAGGCTGCTAATGGTAATTGGTATGTAGAGGTTGTTGATCCAGGAGATGCTCTGTTTGTTTACATGCAGGCATTTATTGCAGAGGATTGGACAAATACATGGAAGAAGGAGTCTAACTTCTATAACGCAAAAGGAGACGTTGTAAGAGGTTATGCCCTTCATAAAGGTGATGTATTTGAGGTATCTGTTGAGGGATTTGATGGACAGCCAGCTGAAAAAGCGACAGTTACTTGCGAAAACAAGAAATTAAAAATTGGTTAATTTAAGGGAAAGGAGGAAAAAATATAATGAGACGTAAAATGACTTTTGCTGATTTAAGTGCACATGTTCAGGAAGTATTTGCTAGCATGTGTAAAGATGGTGTTACACCAGAGGAAAATTATGAAGGCTTCAAAAAGCTTACATATGATCTGAATCATAATCCAAACGAAATGTTTGATGAAAATGGAAATAAAAAGACCAAACGAGACGCAGAAGATGCGGTTCGTAAATTTGTATATGCAATTATGGGACTAAACGAGAATTCTACGAAACGTGACAGAAATCGTGCTATGAAGAAACATGGTATTGAACTGTTCGAAGTTATGGAAGAAGAAATTGATATTAAAGTTGAAACAGGCTTTAAAGAATCAGAATTCTTCAATAACTATGTAGAGACAAGAAACCTTTCCCGCGGAGATCGCCAGGAATTCTGGACAGATGATAAAGTTGTTTTATCTACAACAAAAATTGCGGGCGATCATCATGACTTTACACTTCAGAGACTTGGTTCTGGAGAAAGTTATACTGTAACCACAAGTGTATACGGTATTGCTGTTGGTGCTGATATTGATCTGTATTTGGCAGGAAGACTTGATTGGTCTAAATTCACAGATCAGTGTGCTGCTGCTTTCGTTAGACAGATTCAGAATGATATTTATGCGGAAATGATGAACGCAGGAAAGAAACTTCCAGCTCAGTTCCAGGGCACAGGTGCTCTTTCAAATGCTACTAAGGACAAGCTGGATGAACTGCTTGAGGATGTATCTCTTGCAAATGATGGTGCTCAGGTAGTTATTATGGGTACAAGAACTGGATTACAGCAGTTCCAGAAACTGATGGATGTTGATTGGATCACAGACGATCAGAAGAAAGATGTTGCTACAATGGGACGTCTTGGATACTATGGTCCATATACATTAGTTGAAATCCCACAGAGATTTGCTCTGAATGATACAACTAAGAAATTAATGGATCCTAAGACTCTGTTTATTATGCCGCAGGTTGAAGATAAGTTCATTAAATTCGTTGATGTTGGTGAAACAGAAATCCATGAAATCACTGATAAGGGTGATCGTATGGATGATACAATGAAATACGAAGTACAGAGATCAATGGGCGTAGGAACACAAATCGGACGTTATTTTGGCGTTTGGACTTTAGCCTAATTTTTTTTATTGTAAATTAATATTATAGTCGTGTGTCATATAGATGCACGACTATACGAATAAAAGGAGGAACTTTTCATGGCAACTACTGCAGTGAAAAAGACAAAAACTACTGAAACTGCTACTGAATCTGTTGCAGCATCTGTTACATCTGAATCAGCAAAAACAGTAGAAGTAAAAAAAGAAAAGAAAACTTATGCCCCTACTGATGGGATTCCATGTAAATCTATTACTAATGGTGGGCTTTATATGCCAGGGCTTAAGTCAAATATTTTATACACATGGATTGATGCCGGAGATGTAATTGAAGTTGAATATCAGGATCTGCAGGCAGCAATCAGATCAAATAATGGTTATGTTATGAATCCATTTTTTGTTATTGAGGATGAAGAACTTGTTGCACAGTTTCCACAGCTTAAGAAAATTTATAATACATTATATTCTGTAGGTAATCTTGAAGATGTAATTACAGAGCTTTCTCCCGGAGATATGAAGGCTACTATTCTTTCACTTCCGAAAGGAGCACAGGACTCTATTAAACATCTTGCTTCAAAAATGGTAAGTGACGGTAGACTTGATAGTGTAAGAAAAATTAAAGTGCTTGACGAAATCTTTGATACAGAAATGAGTATTATGACAGGACTATTTAATTAAAAATAAGGAGGTATATTATGCCTTCTCTAAATTACGAAGAAATATACTCAAAATTTCGATTAAAAGCAGAAGCTTATGATATTTTACAATATCGTGAAGATGATGTAAGTGCGGTTTTTATGCCGGAATATTTACATGCATCAATAAATAAACCTTATATTCGAAGACTTTTTTCTGAATTGAAACTTGGAGATACAGTTCAGGAATTGACATATATAATGAAATATTCTGTTGATGATGATTTTGATGCAGAATTTATAACCGATATCTTAGGTATAGGTATGGTAATTGAATGGATTACACCCAAAATTAACAGCCTGAATAATATTCAGCAGGTATTTGGATCTTCTGAGGAAAAATTTTATTCTCAGACTAATCATTTAAATGGTTTAAAAGATTTAAAAAAATCATTAATCAAGGAACAGAAGAACTTGATTAAAGATAGAGGTTATATATGGAATAGTTATCTGGATGGAAGTAATACATAATGGATACAATTTACGGACATTTTGATGATTTACAAATTGAAGAATATAAGGAAAAATTACACAAAGAAATGTTTTGGCTTCTTTTATATAAGGACCCAAAAACAAAAGATGAATTTAAAAATGTTGACTTTGAAAAATATTTTATCAATTTAATGAAGAAAATCGATGGTTTGAATACTCTTCTCTTCTATCCTGTAGAAATTATAGCAATTATGAGTTTATTACAGGCGGCTCTCAATGAGACAAGAAGTGATGATTTTAATTATCGTTCTTACCGAAAATTGATACTAGATGCGCATTCGTTAGTAGACAAAATTAATTCTAGGAGTTGATTCTATGGTTACTGCAGAAATGTACAAAAATTATTTGTCATCATATGGCAGTAATCTAGCTCAGGTAAAGAAAAATCAGTCTGATGCAATTATGAATAATTCTTTTACTGCCGATGCACAATATAAAAGAGTTTATATTTTAACAAAAGATGGATGGAAATGGGAAGATGCTAAATATCAACGTCATGCCAAGCTTTCCATTCTTAAAGATGCAGTGGATTATTATTTACAATTTCGGCCTAAAGTACATTATCCAATAGGAAGTTATGTGTTTGTTCCTGATGATACTGACTTCGATATTAACATATCTGGGCACGAACTTGATAATCCGCTCTCACTTCCAGACGAAAGAATTACACAACTGTGGTTTATTGTCGGCAGAGATGATGCGAATGCTTTTGTTAGATATAATATATTAAAATGTAATTGGAAATTTCAATGGATTTACGATAACAAATTATATAAATGTTGGGGTTCAAATAGATCAGCTAATAGCTACACAAGCGGTCGTTGGGATGATCAATATACATCTTCGCTTGATAATCTGACAGCTGCATGGCTTCCAGATATTTATTATGCGTATGGTAATAATTTATATGATTTAGGACTTAGTGACGATCGTACTATTATGCACGAACAACGTTTTATGCTTACGAATAACATTCTTGACCCAAAAGTCTATCAGGTCACAAAAATAATAGATCTTAATCCTTCTGGAGTAATTAAACTTTCCATAAAACAAGATGAATTGAATAAAAAAGTTGATAATGTTCAACTTAGAATTTGCAATTATTATAAAGGTTCTGGTGATCAAAAAACAGAGATTATTCAGAAACCTCAAACAATGATTACAAGTTCACAAATTGAATGGATGTATCTAAATGACGATGGTGAAATCGAGCCATTATTGGACCGTTCAAAACAGTTTCTTTATATTGGAAAAAATTCATATTTTGAATATAAACTTCCTTATGCCGATCTTACTTCTGAATGGAATATTAGTCTTGTTGACAAAAATTCCGAATATACAGAAGAAGAAAAATCATATTATGAAGGATTAATAAAATTGACTGTAATGGATAATGTCACTATATCACTTAAGCCTGGAAAAGCTCATAGTTTAATAGGCAAGAGATTTAATTTATCAGCCACAGATAATAACGGAGACAATCATTCTTCTATTGAAGTGGAGGTGCAATTAGATGAATAGAGATATATCACATATTACACGAGATCTTGAAAATAAGAAAAATAACGACATCATTTATAAAAAAGATAAACTGTTAAAACTATTCAATGAGGATCCTGATCTTAATGAAATTTTAGGAAAAAAAGATAAACGCCCGTTGAATAAATATACAGATAAAAATAATCCCACAGCTCAAGAACTAAATGAGCGAAATTTAATCATTGAATATAATAAACGAGTTGATAAGAAGCAAATTCTTCCTATATTAAAACTGAATGGTATTAATAAAGAAGTATTAAATTTTATTATGTTTGATATAAATGATACTGATACATCATATTACAATAAGGCTATGAAAATACAAACACTTATAGTTATGTGTTTAGTTCATGAAGATGATCTTGATACAGAATATGGAATTGTACGAACGGACTTATTGAGTTATATCGTAAAAGATCTTTTATGTTGGACGAATTCTTTGGGAAATCAACTTAAATGTATAGATGATTATGGAGATATTATTGACTCTAGGTATTATTGTAGAACGTTGAAATTTGAAATTGAATGTCCTAATAATTTATATGCAGGAATGAATAACAAATATGACAATTTCCAAAGAATCTGAAATTGATGCACTGAAATTATATTTTGGTGAACCATTTGTTATCGAAAATGATACATATAATGACATTATAATTAATCAACCTACAATAGGAGATATCATAAAAAGTGGTGAGAAAAAGATTTATTCTACTATAAATATTTTTATTGCTAATCCTACTATGTATCGCATGCAATTATGGGATCTTGGTATTGATTGGAATAAAATGTCTGATTTTTCTTTATTTTGTATGCTTGTTCCAAGTATAGACTCAAAATCTACAAAGTTACTATTCGGTGATTTGAATTTCCAATTATTTCAATTGCAACAAACACAAACAGAAGACGGGGAACCGTTTTTTTATTTACTTAATAAAGAACAAAATGTTCAGATAGATGAAGCCGCATATCTACAGATGGCTTCGTATTTAAGAGCTATGTTCAACACTTACCCAAAAGTGGAAAAAGCCAGGGGAAAATCTACAAAAGAATGGATGATTGAAGAAGATCGCATGAGCTTCGAACAACACAAAAATGATGTTTACAAATCCACTCTTCTACCACTCATATCTACTTGTCTTAATCATCCCGGTTTCAAATATAAAAAAAATGAATTACGTGAAGTTGGCATTGTTGAATTTATGGACAGTGTTCAAAGATTACAAGTTTATGAATCTTCTACTGCTCTACTTAAGGGTATTTATAGCGGCTTTGTTGACGCTTCAAAGATTGATAAGAATGAACTTAATTTCATGAGAGAAATTTCTCTCAAAAATTAATTTCTATATACAAAAATTTTAAAGGAGGAAATCATAATGGGATTTACATTAGATGATATCGTAATTGATCGTGTTCAGTATGGTTTTGCCGAAGACCTTAACGGAAATCCATTATACACTTTAACACAGCTTCAGGATGCAACAATTAATATTAGTGCTGAGTCAACTGATGCAACAGATAACCAGGGAAACCTGATTAAACGTTTCTGGAAAGCTAAAACAGGTGAATTTACAGCTAACAATGCAATGATCAACCTGAATGTTATTGGAGCTGCTTCTGGAGAAGGTAAGAAAATTGCTTCTCAGGAGAACAAAATTGTTATGCCAAAGATTATCACCGTAAAGAAAGGTGAAAAAGCAACTCTGAAAGATATTGTTGAAGGTTCTGTAAAAGTAAATGCTTTCAGCGCAAATGGTTCCATGGGTACTGCATATGAGAAAGATACTGCTGCAAGTGCAGACAAATACGCTCTTACAGAAGGTGGAGAGTTTACACCTCCTACAGCTGAAGGTGTAGATACATACATCGTCAAGTATGATCGTAGTGTTGGAGCTGGTGTATCTATTACTAATAGAGCAGATAAGTTCCCTCAGACAGTTAAACTGACCCTGAAGGCTCTTGCTGTTGATCCTTGTCATTCTGACGTATTAAAGGGATTATATATCGAGCTTCCATCATTCCAGGTATCTCCAGAGGTTGAAATTTCATTAACAACTGATGGACAGCTTGCTTACTCTGGATCTATGCAGGTAGATTACTGTTCTGCTGATAAAGCTCTATATCATATTTACTGGGCTGATGAAGACGAAGAATAATCAATAGATAATATAATATTATTCTAATTACGGTCGGTATGTGTCATAGCATACCGGCTGTTTTACTATCCATATTCAAGGAGGAAAACATGGTTAAGAAAAATAACAAGAAATGCATTTTATGCGGAAAAACATATACATATTGTAGTCGCTGTGAAGAATTCGACCATCTTCCAAGATGGATGGAGATTTATTGCAGCGATAATTGTAGAACAATCTTTAATACATTGACAGAATATAATGCTGAAAACATTACGGCTAGAGAAGCTGCTGAAAGAATGAAAGATTGTGATATGTCTGATGTCAGTAAATTTCATGAAGTAAATCAGAAAATGATTGCAAAAATTCAGAAAGAAACTGCTGATATTAAATTACAGAAGATCTCAGAAAAAGATATTGTTGAGCCAGATTCTGTAGTTGACGAAGAAAACAGCGAGGAAATTGAAACTCGTAAACCAGTGCGTACAAGAAAACGTAAATAGTATTTGAATAGTGATTTTTTAGGGGTATGTCTCACTATTCGAGACTACCCCTTTTTTCACTTTTAAGGAGTAAAAGGATTATGAGAATACAATCAAATTTGAAGCCGCGTGATTATACGGAGAAAGAAGTCTGCAGGATTATAAATCCGAAGCAGCGTGATTTATATATTAAACATAGAGTATTTCCGATAGATATGTATCCAAGTGTTACGGATGACGGAAAAGATATTATTGTTTACATCTTTTTAATTGAAGAAACCAAAGAGCTGTTTCAGCAATGGCTTAATCATACACTTGAATAAGGAGAACTCTACATGAAAGAAAAAATTTTAGATAAACAAGTTCTAAGATATGTTATTGCTACTACTGTTTCTGGCAAACCAACATATCTCAAAAAGAAATTGCAAAAAATTGAATACAGTTTTGTAACAGATATTGATGACGCTACTAAATGCTCATCTTATGCTATTGCAGAGGCTGTAAGAAAATACTACGAACATGACACTCGTGATACTAATGCAGGATTGATTATTATTCCGGTTGTTATCAGTTATGAATTAGTAAAAGAGGTTTAAATATATGGATAAATCAATTATATTGACAATTGATCAAAAGACATTAGATTTGTATACAAAGTATTATTTTTTAGAACATCCAAGAGCTAAGAAGGTTCCTATTGAAAAACCTTGGCATCCTTCAATTAATACTTGGATGATCTTACCACGTATACAGATGAATACGTTAAAACAAAAGTGGAAGGAATTCGTAAAATTCTGGGTAAAAATAAATAAAATGGATAATAGGCAGTTAGATGATTTTGATCTCATTGTAACTGTCTTTTTTAATACAAAAAGACGACATGACGTAGATAATCAAATCCCTAAGTTTATTTTAGATGGGTTGACTGAGGCTGGGGCCATTGTAGATGATGATGAAAAGCATCTGCACTCTCTCACTTTAAAAACCGGATACGATAAGGAAAATCCAAGAACAGAATTTGAATTTATCATACATGAACATACAGAAAATAAGGAATAAAAGGAGATTCATTATGAGCGAAATAAATAAAGTTAATTCAGATACAATTGAAAGAAAAATTGATGTTCCAGAGTTTATCAGACGATATAATCTCTTGAAAACAGATGAACAGCGAGATGAATTTGTTAGAAATATTATTTGGAGAACATATTGTCCTGTTTTAGAAAAGGAACTTGTTCTTCAGACAATACTTGATAAGTCTATTACCACTGGAAAAAACGGGGTTCAGTATATTGATATGTTTTTATCTAAAATCAATATGACTACTACTATCCTTATTTTATATACAAAATTGAACATAGTAAAAACTGATGATAGTACTACAAATGCATTTCAAGATTATGATTTATTATTTGAAAATAATCTCATGAATAAAATTTGTGAAATTATCGGAGAAAGAGAATTGTCCGAACTTATGAGTATTAATGGATTACTTATGGATAATTTCCATGAAGAAAATAAAAATATTGAAGCATATATTGCAAAATATACTGAAGCATTTGCCACTACCATTGGCGTATTTGCTAATGAAGGTATTTCTGAATTAATGAAGTATGTAAAAGAAAACGGAATTAAACTTGATTTGAAATAAATTATAGGAAGGAGGTATTTGATATGACAATAGAAGAATTCGCTCGGAGAATAGAAAAATTAATGGCTGATATCCCACAACCATTTTCAAATTATTTGGCTGAAACTATAGCTCCAGATGTTAAAAAGAAAGTAAAAGAGATATTTGATAAATGGGTTAATAATTATTATGCGAGTTATTCTCAGATATATTACAGTAGAACTTATGGATTAAAAGACGCATATATTTGTGAAGTATATGGAAATCTTCTTGTGTTTGAATCAGATGCCTCATTATTAGGTGGGTCTCATAGAGTAAGCAACGAATATATTTATGACCGTATGTTTTTTGAAGGATGGCATGGAGGCGCTGATAAAGGAAAAGGTCATCCAGCACCAGGATCATTATATTGGAGAACTCCATTTAAAGAATATACACATTGGGGAGCTATGGCAGCTTCATCCACTGCCCCTGGACCAAAAATTCAATCAGAAGTAAGAAATTATTTTAAAAGTGGAGAATGGCATAAAAAGGTAGAATTTGCAGGAAAAAATCTACTGATAAATCGTTATGGATTATAATATAAAGGTTGGTGAATAAATATATGGCAAAAATAAGAGAAGAGCTTGAAATAGTAAGTAGTGACGATCTTAATGCGTTGCTCGATAGAATAAAAAAAGTAGCAAATGAGGTTAAAAATGTAAATAATACACCTATTAAACCTGAAACAGATTCTTCAGAAATCGACAAGACAAGTAAGAAACTTAGTGACTTAAGAAAAAATGCTGAAGAAGATATTAAAGCAAAAGTTAAAGTAACGTTAGATCCTGCAGCCCTTAAAAAACTTCAGAACCTTCCGACAGCAAAGGAAAAAGTAAAGTTATTAATAGATGAAAAAGCTGTTAATGATATTGTAGCGAAAGATTTAAATAATGTTATTAATAAAGCGGCTACAAAAATGAATAGCAAGCTTCAAGGAATTACTTCTGAGTCCATGGCATCGCTTGCAAGTTTGGATAAATTCTTACAAAATATCCCTGAGTTATCTTCTAGTAAACATAGTGCAATGATGACCGAGTTTAAAAAAAAAGGATTATCCGATATATCTCAAAATGAACGTGCTCAAATTGAAAGTGCATATAGACTTCGTAGTTATTTATTAGACAGTAAAAAAGAAATGTCTAAAAGTGGAAAATTTATTACTCCATCCGGAAGTCTTACTGCCCCTGATACTTCATTATCTTTAGAAGATTATAATAAAGCACTTAATGGATTAATAAAAACAAGTAAGAATATTATTATTGCCTCAGATTTATTTGAACAGTTAAATAAACAATTAGAAACAAACAAACGGAATATTCCTGTTGAACAGGATGTTTCTTCTAAAACAATGCGTAGATTATTAGGAATGGGTATCAAAAAAAATGATCCAAAATATGATCCAAATAACTATGCTCAATATCTGTTAAATCAATCATTAAATAAAGCAGGATTTTCTGACGATATTGATAAAATTGTTGCACATCAAACACATAAGATAGAACTTAGTGTTACAAGTAGCCATCTTGATGCCATATTTAAAAAATCACAAAATGAAGAACTTTCTAAAAAAGATTATTCTAAATTAGTAAATAGATATATAAATAAGAATCTTGCAGAACTTGAAAAAGATATTTTATCAGATGATCAATTTGGTGAGATTGCATTAGGAAGTATATCTGATATTAAGAAAAGAGCAGAAACCCTTAACGATTCATTAAAGACACGAAGAAAAAATAAATTCATTGGCCTTATGTCAACATATCTTGCTAAAGGCGGATCTGGTATAAACAATGAGGAATTTTATAAAGCTCTTCTATCTGATATATCAGAATATGATAAAGATATTGATGCAAGGGGAAAACAAAAAGCAATTGAACAGGCTGTTCAGGAACAATTAAATGAACAGAAAGCTGTAGAAAGTAAAGAAGAAAAATCAGCGCCTAAGAAGACAACAAGAAAAAGAACTGCTAAAAAGAAAGAGTCTATTCCTGCTCAGACAGATGCTGAAGAGAAAGATACTTCCGCATCTACTCCTGCTTCTGCTATTGAGTCTAAATCTAAACCTGCAAAGCCGAAAGAAAAAAAAGTTTCAAAGGCAGCAACATCTAAACCTGCAAAATCAAAAGAAAAAGAAGATCAAGAATTACTTGATCAATTAGGGTCTCTTGAAGGCGAATTAATGCGGGCATATGATGAATATATTGATAAAAAAGAAGCATACAAAAATGGAAAATCTCCTTTTCAATATGCTAATGCTCGTGAAAATTACAGAACGACTTATATAAAGATGCTGGCAGCACAACTTCCTGCGTCAAGTTTTAAAAATATCACTGGTAAAGATCCTTTCAGTATATTAAAAGCTAAATCACTATATGATCATGCATATAATACAAGTAGACAAATTTTCGGAATTAAGGATTCTTTGCATGATTTAGGTTATACAAGAGATGCGTATCCTGAAATGTTTGATTCACTCGATGGAATGGCTCGTAAAATTATTACTGTAAATAATATGCGATATAATAATCGTAACAAATCAAATGGAGATACGGATGAAATTGTACAAATCATCAAAGATGTTGAAAATCAAGCAACTCAACTTGAGGATATGGTTCGTGCAGATGGACATTCAGGGTTTACTTTAAAAGGGATTCCATCTATTCAAGAACCTTCTAAAGGAAATATTTCTAAACCAAAATCTCAACCGGCTCTTGAAAACAAAGAAGAAAAACAGATTCAGCAAAGTAAAGATGTCGCAAAAGCTAAGGAAAAGGAAACAGACACTGTTGTTGCTGCAAATGATAAGATCGCTAAATCTGAAAAGAAAGCTGCTGCGATCGTAGCTTCTCCATCTACTCCGCCAACTCCTCCTAAATACAAAATTGTTTCTGCTCCAAAATTAGCTCCTATTAAAAATAATGATGTTATAGATGAGACTAAAAATACTGCAGATGCTATTAATCAATCAGCTGACGCTGTTATAGAAGTGAAGAAAAAAGAATCGGATGCTGTTGTAAATAGTAATGATAAGATTGTTAAGTCTGAAGAAAAAGTCGCAATCAAAACTGTATCTGGATTAAAGAATAGTAATTCTAATTTAACAGAAACCCCTGTTACTCCTCCAGAATTAGATGGTTTAAAACAGCTTTCTCAAAGGGAATTTGGCGACGCTCAGAAATATATTAAGGTGTATGAAGATACCAACAGAACTATATATACCCTCACTCAGACATATAAAAAACAGTTCGATGCTAATGGTAATCTCTTAGCTGAGGGATATGAAAATGCTATTGCATATTATGATAGTTATGAGAAACTTGAGGGAGAAGCTGTTAAATTAAGTAAAAAGATTAACTCTAATTATGCGAAACTTGATACAGAAAGATATAAACCCACTAATAAACAGAATCCTAATTATCTTAAAAAGTTACAGGATGATATCAAATCTGATCAACAAGACTTATCTGAATTACATAGAATTGCAAGATTAAATGCATCTCTTCCTGATAACGATTATATGTATCAGAACTTTACTCAAGCACTTCGAAAAGGATCTGCTGAATCCTCCAGATCATTATCTGCAACTCGTAAAACAAATCGTGATAAATTCAATGCTCAGAAAGATAGTATCAATGAAGACCTTTCAAAGCAGATTTCTGATATTGAAAATATTGGACAGGCTGGAGCTATTGCTTCTGAAAAACTTCAGGGTATACAGAAAAGTTTATCTACTATTACTACTCCTGCTGGATTAGAGAATGTTCAAAAACAAATCACAGACATTAATGAGCAGTTTAATTCAAATAAAACTCGTGAATCTGCTTTGAATTATGTGCGTAATCTGGAACAGGGATTGACCGGGAAGCAGAATGTTGTTATTGGCATTAAAAATGCTTCTGATAATTTTACCGGAAGTATTAAAGACGGTGAATGGATTGGTCCGTTAGCTGGTTTAAATAGCAAATTTGAAACTAATTATCAATCTACTTCTGCTAAACTGGATGGATATATTGCTGATGCAAAAAAACTTGGAGACGTTGGTAAAGAAGCTGCTGACTCATTTTCTACTTTAAAAGAAAATCTTAAGACTTGTTATACAGAATCTGGATTAAAGCAAATCCAAGATGGAATGAAAGTAACTCAGGAGAGACTTACTGCATCTAAAAAGCAGGCTGATGAACAAGCTGCTGCAATAAAAAATTCCGATATTGCCAAACAATACGATAATGCTATTGATAAGGCAAAAGAAGCAAAATCCCTTAATGCAGAATTGCTTGGATATAAAAAAAAACAAGGTCAATATTCTGAAGGTAGCGATACATACACAGAAATTGGAAATCGAATTACTGAAACAGTTGAGGCAGCCAAAAAAGCAAATGATGAATTTGAACAGTTAACTCACAATGACTTTGTGTCAAAGAATTCTGAGGCATTAAAAAATGCTGGAAAGAATGTTGAAGATTATGACAAAGTTGTTCGCGAGATGAAACAGGCTCAGGCAGATGTGTCTGGATTTGATGAAAAGGCTATTCAAGCTAATAATAAAGAAGCATTTACAAAACAGTATACCCAAGCTATTGAAAAAGTAAAAGAACTAAAATCTGCTATGCAGGATTTGTATAGCTTTGAAGCAAAAGGTGCAAAAGGTCAAATTTCAAGTGATGATTTTATTTCTGGATTGACTGATAGAGTCAAAAATATACAGAATATAAAAAAAGATATTGATGATTTTAGAAGAAATACATATCAAAATAATGCAAGTAATAAAGATAGTGTTTTGGATCAATTACTTTTCGGCAATTATGAGAAAGCATTTTCTGATTCTGAAAACAGCATGTCAGATTATGAAAATAAAATCACTACTTTAATGACTCAGGCATATTCTCGTCAGAGAAAACTTAGCAATGATTTATATAAAATGGCTGGCAATAAAACTTATTCTGAACAAGAATATACTGAAAAAATGAATCAACTTAATGGTGTTCAGGCTACATATGAAGCATTAAAAACACAGATCAAAAATTCTGGCAAAAATATTGATTCAGATAGTTTAATTTCAGATATAAAAAAAGCCTCCGATCTTGACAGAAATAATATTCTAGGAAATTTAAAAGAGTCATTATCTAGCCAAATAAATGATTTTGAAAATTCTCTCAAGCATATGCAGAATACTATGAATCTTCCGGATGGTATTGCTTCATTAAAAGAGAAATTAGAAAGCGCATTTACATTTGAAAATGGAGCCGATAATCTTGGCAATTTCAAAAATAGAATGCAGGATTTTTATCAAACTTTTGATTCTCTTAAGGGAAGTTCATTCATACAATTTGCAAATGAATTTGGAACCGCTTTTGATAGTTTAACTAAGGCAGAAAATTCTTCTGGTAAGGTTTCGGCATATACGGATAAATTAAATGGTTTTGTTGAATCATATAATGATATTGTAACCAGGTTTCATAATAAAGAAATTGATACTAGCCAAGCTCAAGATGAAATTTCTGAATTAGCATCTAAAATGCAAGATTTTCAAAAAGTTGCTAAAAATTACGATAAAACGAATAGCAAAGGAACTTATTTAGAAGGAACAAAAGGACTGGTACAAGATACGAAAGATGTTGAAACAATGCTTACAGAGTACGCTAATTCTATCGGATTAACATCTAAGATTTCTTCATCTATCAATGAAACTACTGGACAAGTAAAGATGCAATTTGCTGATATATCTGGTAATGTTGTTACTTTAACTGGTAATCTTGAAAAAGCAGGAAATGCAATGCGCATTATCTCTAGTACTGCCTCCAAAGCATCAACCGGGATGTCTTCATTTGGAACTTCTATTAAAGGAATGGTATCAGGAAACTTTAAAGGTGCTATTGCAGATATTGCAAGTTATGTTTCTTATTTCCAGGTGACCATGAAAGCAATTCAGCAGGCCAAACAAGGCTTCAATGATTTCTTAAATTTCCAAAAAGACTTAACAAATATTAGTTACACAATGAATTTATCGCCGGATCAATTACAGAATCTTGGTACTTCTGCAATTGATATGGCAAAAGATTTATCAATGTCATTAGATAATACTATGGACATTTATAAAATCTATGCGAATATGAATACTACTGCTTCTGAAATTCAGCAAACAGCAAGACCAACTGCTATCTTAAGTAACTTAAGTGGCGTTGATGCCTCTACTGCTGCCGATCAGGTACAGGGTATTTTACAGCAGTTCCATATGTTAGAAGATGGATCTACTACTGCTGCTGATGCCTCTATGCATATTGTCGATGTTCTGGATAAAGTTTCCGGAAGTGTGGGAATTGATTACGCTAAAGGTATCAAAATTATTTCTGATGCTGTACAGGCTTCCGGTCAGGTTGCTTATGATGCAGGTATGTCATATGAACAGCTTGCAGCTATTACTGCTAAAGTATCAGAAAGAACTCGTGAAGATGGATCTTCAATTGGTAATGCTTTGAAGACAATTATCACAAGAACTACAAAAGTCGGTAAAATGCCACAATATGCCGACGAAGTTGACAATGCAACTTTATCTAATGCTTCTGCATCTCTGCATGCTATAGGTGTAGATGTTTATAATCCGGATGGATCTGACCGTGGTATCATTACTGTTATGTCTGAGCTTAAAGATAAGTGGGACGATTTAACTGACGCACAGCAAGCCAAGATCGCATTCGATGTAGCAGCCTAAATGTGGACTGTGTATGAAGAAATTCATACTGGAATGATTTTAATTGCAGGTAATGCCTTAATAGGATAATCCTATCTATATAGTATAAATATTATATAGAGCCTTGCACCACAATAATTGGGAAACTAAATTATGATGGTTTGAAAACGCAAGGATTGGCTGTTCATGCAGCGAAGCACCCTAACGTATCCCGTAGATCATACGGTACTTGAGTCGAGGGTGAACGTTCAACGACTAGATTCTCGTCGAGCTATAGACAAGAGAATAAAGGTGGAAATCCTGAATATCTATAGCAACAATCGTAGGGCGCAATCGCAAATGGCGTGGGTGAAAACCCCTTAAATCGAAAAGGACACCCTAAACCGTAAAGGTCGGTAGGTGAAGAAATAGTCTGGTCTTATATGAAAGTATAAGGATATTGTTAAAAAAAATAAATTATGAAAAAATTTGATAAAGAATATTCTACTCAATATACACCTGAGAAGGAGTATTTATGGAGTATTGGTATAAAGCCTTCATTTATAAAAACAATAAATGAAGTGACTACATATAAATACGAAAAAACGTCAATGTTATTTAAAGCACTGGCGATTTTTTATGCAAAAAATTGATAATAAATGGAGTGATAATATATGAAATGGACTTCTGAAAAAGAAGAATATTTAATAAATAATTGGCAACATCTATCTGATGACGAATTAGCCGAAAACATTGGCACCACAAAAGGTGCAATCATAACTAAAAGAAGACGATTAAATTTAATTCGAAAAGAAAAGATTTTACGTAATACTAAAAATTATTCATATAATGAAGTAAAAGACCAATTTTCTAAAAAGGGATATATCCTTATTGATAACAGGTATAAAAATTATACTACTAAAATGAAATATATCTGTAAAAAGCATTCTGAAAAAGGCATTCAAGAAATTAATTTGTGCGATTTATTACGTAATCGAGGGTGTTATTATTGTGGCAGAGAGCGCACCATGGAAGACAAAGTTTTTGATACAGAACATTGGAAAAATGAATGTCAAAAACATAATTTCATTTATATATCTCATTCGCATAAAAATGGTTATACATATATAAAGTATATTTGCAATAAACATAAGGATAAAGGAATTCAAGAAAAAGAAGGATATACACTTTCTAAATGTCCCGGATGCCCATATTGCAAAAAGACATTTTTTGAAAGTGCGATTGGTGATATATTAGATAAATGGCATATTAATTATGAAACACAAAAAAGATTTTCAGATTGTAAAGATAAAAACCCTCTCCCATTTGATTATTATATTGAAGATTTTAATATTGCAATTGAATATGATGGGGAGTTTCATTATAAACCAGTTATGCTAGGCAAAACTTTGACATATAAAACTGCATATGAAAATATGATAAATACTCAAAAAAGAGATAATATCAAAGACACATATTGCCAAGATCATAAGATTAATTTAATCCGTATTCCATTTTGGGATCAAATTTATATGGAAGATATTTTATTTGATAAATTGGTTGAATACGGAGCACTAATAGAAGAATAAAAGGAGAAAATTTTTAACAATATCATGTAGTGTTGCGAACTACATTAATACGACGACACGTCAGACAAGTAAGTTTAAGTCTATGCTTGATGCATTCACAGACTCCATGTCACTGGCAGAGGAAGCAACAACCGCAAATGGTAATGCTGAAGCTAACCAGGAAAAATACATGGAATCAACTGCTGGTAAACTACAAGCAATCAAAACACAGATGCAAGATTTCTGGGTTAATTTCTATAATTCAGGGACTGTAAATGGTGTTCTTGAATTTGTACATAGTTTAACAGAAGGATTTACGTCACTTGAAAAAACACTTGGACCAATACCGGCATTACTTACTGCTGTATTTGCAGCAATGACAGTAAAAAATGCAACAATGGCAGGATTAAAATTCCTGAGTGGTGGAGGTCTTGCAACAGTCGTAGGTTGACCCAAAAATCTAAGGGTTACAAGTTATTTTCCGATTTTTAACGATGAGCCTATCTACATAGAGATTTATATCAATGTGTGGAGAATAGCGACTATAAATAAATAGAGGATTAATACGTCGAACTCACTATTCTATGCTGATTGCATAGTGAAATGGGCGAAAGCTCGTGACAACGCACGTGCCAACCTGATTAACGATTTAGTCATATGTGAAACGTTAGTAACAATTACGTAAGTAATGACGAGGGAAACATATAAATAATCAGGAGGAGTAGAGAGAGCACCCTTCCTCGGAGTATATTTTATATACTTTTAATGAATGTTCCATGAGCGGCACTTCTCTTCTGCCGAATCGCTTTATGCGAAAGAGAGAAATTATATTTGATAAAAGAAAGACACCGCGGTGATCAAGCGCAGTGTCTGTAAGATAAGCTTTGAATTTTAAATTATTGAAATTTAACCTTTAAAACTTTAATTGTGTGGGTTTCACCCCACACTACCAGAGTTGTATTTCTACTTCTCCGGTGTCTCGCTTGCAAACTCGCAATTAAAATCAATACGTTGTTCTTCTAGGTTTATTGATGTCACGAGTTTGATTGGATTGTGCTGTAACACCATCCATAAAGCTGCAAGTAATGCTAAAACCCTAATGATTTTTTTAATTGCTATCTTTGCAAGCTTAAATTGATGTTCTTCTTTTTTCATGTTCCACCTCCCTTCTGCCATATGGCTAAAGTAAATATAAGTGGATTTTGATTTCGGACAGAACATCCGATTTTGATATTTATGATTGTAGGTGTGTGCAAAGCCGAGGCACACTCTCGGCTATCCTACAATTAGTAAATATATCACTAGACTTTATTGTTGTAAAGTCAGAACGTAAGTTCATCATTTTTCATATGTCATGCATCCAATGATTAGATATCGTTTTGTCCTACCATATTCTTCTGAATCAGTTTGGGCATAAAGTGTGTAGATGTTTTCAAAAGGTTTCGGAACAGGTTTTTTACAAAACGGAGCCGAATGTAAATTTTTTCCATACGGATCTAATTCTTTTCTAAAATTGTCAAGAAAATTCTGTTTTTTGGTTTGTATTTCATAATCCGACCTATTCTTCAGGTCTGACATTGTAATAGAATATTCTGTTTGACAATATTTGCCAGGAAAAATATCTTGGATGACAATAACTTCACATCCACATATGTCAAGAATTAAAAATGGTTTACAGGAACAATAAAATTCTGTGAATACCCATCGTGTACTTCCATATGAGTTCATTGATATACTATTTTCAGGAGTAACTGTTAATGATAAATTTGCAATATTTTTATGTAACGCTTTCGTATAAATATCATTAGCCGATTTATATCTTTTCCATTTTCCCTGTGAAATAGAAATTAATTCTTGAAAATCGTCCTGAATATTCGGATTTACTGATCCACAAGTTCCTATACTAAAATTTATATAATCAGAGTCATATATTGATAAATTACTATTATGTATTATAATTTTTTCTCGAAGTTTTTTATCAATACTCCAATAGTCTTTCCATAGTATATTTGATTCTTCTTTTAGTTTTAAAACCTCTGGAGTATTAACTTCATTCCAGAATGATTGTTTGATTTGTTTTTGAGACTCACCGATTTCTATAATCTGTTTTATTCTCTCGGCTTCTTCTGGGCTGTATCCTTCGTTCAT